CACTCCTTTTCTCTGAGTGCTAATTGTATTGTACTCATCTTGCTCTGAAAAATCAAGGGGTTTTGCAATTTTTATGAGAAAGTTTTCAGTTTTTTAACATATTGACATTTTATTACGTTAATTCGTGAATTATTTGTATTCAATAATCTATTATGTGCCGCATGGTATGGCATATCTTCGCATATCTTGGCGTATTTTCACCAAAATTGGTGTAGTGATTGGTGTAGTAACTCTCACATCTGTGCCACTTTTGCGAATTCAGTTTTTATCATATCAGCGTCGATTGACGTGTATACATCGAGTGTAATTTGTACTGAGCTATGCCCCATTAGATATTGAACTGCCTTGATGTTCATGCCGCTGCTAACTTTTCTGGTACAAAAAGTGTGTCGAAGAACGTGAGGTGTGAGATTTGGTAATTGACACTCTGGGTAAAGACTGTTATACGCCTTTGCAATTTCTCTTAGCTCATATTCAATGTTCCAAGCGGTCTTCGGGGTTCCATTTGAATGAATTGAGATGAAACCACAATAGCCATCGACCATCATCTCGTTTGTTTGTGGCCGACGATTGATAATGGCTTTAATCGCGTGATATGCCTCAGCGCTCAATGGAATCGTCCGAAACCCAGCTTTTGATTTTGGATCTGTGATGTAGAGTTCTCCTTTTGAGGTTTTGATGAGTTGTTTATCAATTACAACTTCATGTTTCACAAAATCAATGTCCGAAAGTGTTAATCCACAAAATTCACTTACGCGAATTCCAGTTTCATACAAAAAAACGATGTCATCATAATACTTACGAAAGACTCGATCGCATAAAACGAATTCAAGCAAATCAGAATACTGTTGTTCAGTTAATGCGACTCTTTTTTTAGTGTCGTTTTTTATAACTTCATTCAGCTGAAAATCAAACGGATTCTTTAAAATCAAATCATCTTCTTGAGCCATTTTAAATGCAGCTTTTATCAGTGTTTTTATAGTTTTTATTGTACTGTATTTCAACCCATTCTGGCTCAAATCAATAATCAGTTGTTTTGCGTCTGAAATTTTTACGTCAATAATTTTTGTATTACCGATAGACGTATCCTTCAACTTGTTTGTCGTTGTATAATATGTCTTCAAACTCGATTTCTTTATTGATGTTTTCTTAAATTCATAATATCTTATAAGAAACTGATATGTTGTTATTTTACCGCCTTCAAAATCTATCCCTTGAGAAATTATTTTACTAGTATTATTTTCTTTTTCTCGAAGAACTTTTAAATCTTTCGCATAAATTGTGTGACGTTTTCCAGTTTTATCAGTCCATCGATATTGATACATGCCATCCTTTCTTTGGCTTTCGCCATTTTTTAAAACTCTGCCTTTACTATCTTTACGTCTTTCCATAAATAGACTCCTTACATTTACTATAAAGAGCCTTGATGTGACACTATAAGTATACCACACCAAAGCTCTGATTTCAAATCGAATAAGACTGGTCTATGTATTTTTCAAGTGCCTTGCGTTTAATCAAGCGTTTTGATCCAACCCACAGCACAAGCTGCTTGTCGTCCTTGTCTGTAATTTCTCTTAGTTTATGTGTGCCGATATTAGAGTACGCGGCAGCCTCTTCTACTGTAAGCGCTATTTTTTCCCAGATTGGGACTTCCTTCATTTGATCATCTCCTCCATCTTCTCTTCCCCATACTTTGCTACACATACATTATATAAGAGCATAGCGCGGGTCATAAGGCCGACCCCACCGATACGAGGTGTTACTTTGACATCTTTCATATCATAAACAGTATCAGTACAATCGCCGTGTTGCTTTCCGTTCTCGTCATAGTTGATACCAACGTCGATGCAGACATCTACGTTAAACAAATCTAATGGTGAAATAAAATCGCGTTCCCCAACCGCAGAAATGACAACATCTACAAGACCGTCGTGGAGAGCGTAATAACGAAGAGCGTTTCCGCTGCTATTCACAGAGATTACATTACAGTGCCGCTTAATCAGCATATCGACCAACGGACGACCCACGATATTAGATTGACCACACACAAGCACGTTCTTGCCATCCAGATCATAACCGATGGAATCAAAAATTTTCATAACGCCCAGTGGAGTGCATGGCTGAAATGGAGATGTAGAATTAAAGCCATCAACATCAACTGCGTCTGGAATGCAGATATTTTTGGGATCGATATGTTTTGGCAACGGAAGCTGAACAATGATACCATTTGCTTCTTCATAGATACGATTTTGCAATATCATTCTATTTAATTCATCTTCAGTAATATCTTCTGGCAGCTTGATAAGCTCTGCTTTAATACCAACATCTTCACAGTCACGCAGTTTACCACGAATATAAGTGTTGGACGCTGGATTATCCCCTACTTGATAAATATGTAAAACAGGAATACAGTCTTCTTTTTTGATGATATTTTTGATTTTATCTTTAATGTCCAATGCAATAGATTTACAATCAATAATCATTATAAACCTCCTTTATTTATAAGAATCCAAGTTTTATAAAATTGTTTTGTAACCAAGGTCTCTTAGACACTCACAGTAGCCACGAATGACATCTGACCCTACTTTATAAATAGAGCCAATGTATTTTTCGTTTTTATCGAAAAACTCAATTTGCCATTTTCCGTCACGGACGTACTTCGCTCTATAAAAGTCAAAATCCTTCATTAGCATTCTCCTTTATACCCACTACTACTATACAGAATATTTCGTAGCTGATTGATAAAATCATCCACAACGCATTCACTGCAATCTAAATTAACCGTACACATGCCACAGCTATCAGTATAATGGTGCAGTAGATCTTCGATTGATCTTTTATAATATTCTGTTTGGTCTTTATAAAACCCTAACTCTTCCATAAAATCACCTCGTTACTGTACTAACTCCATTATTTTTAATCTGTAATTTTTGAACATGAATTATTACAGAGTCAGCATTAACAGTATTGGTTGACTTATATTCGATATATGGAGCGTTGCTATCATATACAATTTTTACATGTCCTTTGATATTCATATAAGTGCCATTGCAAAGAACCGTAAGCATCTCATAATTTTCTGCTGGAATATTGGATACCGTAGTTGATGTATATCCATAGATACCCGGTTCTAGCTCTTCAATAGTAGCAGTCCACTCAATCGGATTATAATGACGATAGATACCGTCGCCAATCGCCCATACAAAATATCCAACAATAAGAGTAATGAGCACACCGACTGTCAAAAACAAGATCTTTTCTCCAAGAGTGATTTTTTCGTTATTACCATCCAAGTTCAACACCACTTTCGTTTACAATATAGATGCCGTTGTCTTTAAGATATTCTATAAATTCTTCGTGTGGTAATTTATGGGCGAGCTCACAAATAGTGTAGTTACTTCTGCCTTTCACCCACTTTGTTTCTTTACGTAAGCAGGACCATTGATGTACACGAAATTCTTTGCAACGCCATTTTAAATGAAAGGCATCTGCACACAAATCGCAAATTGGTATCTCTACATAAAAGTCGCCAGGATAGCGTTTCCTTCGCCACCACTCCATGTCATAAAATACCATACCATAGAGTTCAGGATAATCTTCAAATCCATGTTCTCTAAGGTAAGCAAAACCCAATCCATTGATGGTCCATTCTGGCGACCTTGGAACCGTATATCGAAGCTGTGATTCTGTATGCGAGATACAGGCATTATTATATTTGCCGTCGATGTCCATAATGTACCAGTCGGATTTATAGTAACCGATTTGCTTAGTCATATTTCTTTTCACCAGTTGTATCTCTATATCCACAATCAACTAATGCGTCGCAGTAGATTTTAAGAGATTCTTTGTTTGAATATACTCTATTCCAAACACGACCATACCCATCTTCACGCTCATAATCATGTGCCACAATCATAAAATCATCTACGACATAAAAACTCCCGCGTTCAATCATAATCTTGCTACCTCATAAAAGTCTAGTTCTTAAATGTATTTCTCGTAATCGTAAGGAATGGCACCAAATCTATTAAGATATTTTTGCGCCCGATGATGATTCTTTTTACGAACCTTTTTAGAACGGCCATGCTCTCGAAGATGGTACATTCTGTTCATCTCTTTTAGTGACATCTTTCTCATCTCTTACACCATCCTTCGATTCTCTCACACGCTCTGCAAATTGCGTCAAAAAAGTCAACTCTTGTCTGCATCAGAAACAGTTTAAAGTACGCTCTCCGCTTCTTTGCGAGCCACCAATCGTTGTTCATATTCTTTGTTCGCGATTCGTTCTTGCTCATGCAATTCAAGTCCTTTCAACCAGTAAGATGGACATTCATAAATTTTTTCAAGTGTGTTTGCATCGCAAAAGTATTCTCGATCTCTCTTATTGTAATCGTAATATCCAATAAACGACAAACCGTAATCGCTTATTACAATGTTGTCTTTTAAAGGAATCGGACGTTCATCACAGACCTTGACCCAACCTAGGAAGTCTTCGCAAGATTCGGCGCAACTATCTCTTGTTTGCTTTCTATAAGCGCATACTTCTTTATGTAGACATTTACTGCAAATAGCCATTTTTTCTCACCTCTTTCTAAAACATACATTCTTAATCGTTAAAAACTTCTTCTCGCAGAACCGGTTCATTATTACTCTCTACGCGATTACCGCATTCTGGGCATTTTGTTAGATAAAACAAAGTCACATTCAGTGCTTTTGCAACAGAAACGCCTTCTGAATCAGACCAAAATTCACAACCACAACCACATTTAAAATGATATGCAAGTTCTTTTGGAGTCTGCTTATGTTGAATAATTTTAATTGCCATCGGGCACCTCCACGGTAAAGATATTTTTGGTTGCTTCTTTCCAAGAAATAAACTCAGATCCAGCAACTTCTGCTCTACATCTATAGCACGCAATCACATTATTCTCAGGAATGTCCAAATCAGGATTTTCAAAAGAAGCCACTCGAATCTTAGTTGTGCAACCGCAATTCTTACATGGAAATACGATTACCGGATTTTTCAAACTATCAGTCTTATGCATACTAATACCTCAATCCACAAACACAAACGGTGTATTAAAAATATCTTGGAAATTTCTTTCTTGAATCATGTTTTCCGCAGATAGAGCAACCTTGATAACTTCATCGTCTGTATGCGTCTCGTCATATTCTATTGTGTCGCAAACCTTATACATTTTGCCGTCTTTGTCCTGAAGTAGCATTCCCTCGCCAAGTTTTAATGGAGCTGTTTTCTTTTCTTTTCGAATATGTGCTTTCATATTGTTTATTCCTCCCACCCACCCGTAAATCTTAATTAACAGCCGTATTCAAACTCATCAAGAATGGATTCAATATCATACGACTCGCCTTCTGATTCATGACAGATTTCGTAAAATCCATAGAAGTGTTTCGCATCTTCCTTAAAGGAAGCAACATCCTCATCGTAGTGATGCAAAGCCCTCTGCCATGCACGATAGTCCTTGTCAAGGTCTGTGATCCAAAATCTATAACTCAGCTTCTCAAGCCATTTGTTTTTGATTTCAGGTGATGGATAAATTGCAAAGATATTCTTATAACCACTTTTTAAAAGCTGCTTACGAACATCATCATGAGAAGATACGAACACATCATAACCCTGTTCTGATAAACCGATAGCCACATTACAATATGATTCGACCCAACTGCCGTCTTTGATAAAATTGCTACTTTCGAGGTCGATTGCCTTGTATTTGTGACTAACAGCGTATGTGCTTTTCCCGATGCACGGATATCCAACAATAATCATACTATCCTCCGTAAAATTTACCTTTTTACTTAATACCGTATTTTGCTTTGACCTTCTTCAGAGTCTCACTCTTGTTGTGATAGTCGTCGCGAGCCGCCTGATAAGCAGTCATTTTCTCTGCCAGAACACGCTTTGCTTCGGCCTCTGCAACATCAGCATCTGCCAGCTCCTTGTTCAAAACAAAGCCACTCGTCTTGATACCATCAATAAACCCGTCCATACGATCCTTCTTGACGCTTTTCTCACACATTGCGCCAGTATCAGTGTTGAACATCTTTACAATAGAATCCTCGACACCGGCGATATTGTAAACATAAAAATACTTAGCCATAATTTACTCCTCCTCAACTTTTTCAAATTTGAAAATAGTGTTTTCGGTCTGAACAATAACATTCTTCTTGTCATCCGAGATGTAATAATCGGTAACATGTGATGTATGCATTGCGCCCGGATAATCGTGTCCCTCATTGTCTTTGATGTACCGGAAACCGGCAGACTCATCGACCTTCAGACGCACAATCTTCATAGTCATGCCAATCCAAGTGGGATACCAGCCGTCGTTTCGAGTACGGCCAGTTACCAGTGAGATTGCGTTCGTTAGCTTGTACTGATTTCCCATAATCTCATCATCAATCGGATTTTTATGAGTCAATGCAGCATTCGGCATCTTCTCAATTGTGCGTGTCAAAAGAAGCATGAAATGCATAAACGCATCATGTTTTTCTTCTCCAACATCGATTTCTGCGTACTTGCCTATCCGATACAGAAGCTCGGACGTATCGATTGTCTTTCCCATAATTCCCTCCATTACTTCACTCCCGTACTTCCAAAGCCTCCGACTCCGCGCTCCGTTTCATCCAGTTCCTCAACCACATTAAACTGTGCCTGATAATACGGAACGAACATAAACTGGGCAATACGGTCACCATGAACAATCTCTTGCGGCATATCAGAGTGATTATGAAGCGGAACCATAGCCTCTCCCCGGTAGTCTTGATCAATAACGCCAACGCAATTTGCCGGTGCCAACCCCCTCTTAGTAGCCAGACCGCTGCGAGCATAGCCAAGAATCGCCCAGCCTTCAGCCGGAGCAAAACGCAAGCCAGTGCCAATCATACGAGTCTCGTGCGGACGAATATAGATGATGGGATTGCCGTGTTCATCAAACAGATCGGCCTGATTTGCCGGAATATAAGCATACACATCAGCACACGCAGCGCACTTAGAACCATATGTAGGGATGTGTGCATCAGGATAAATTTTGTTTATTTTTACAATGGGATTCATATTAGTTCTCCTTTTCAATATTCAATTTGATTGTTTCAGCACGGATTCGCGGATTATCGTACTCGATATTTGGATAATATTCCGCTTCATCTTTGATATAAGACTCCAAATCGTTAGCCAGAACAGACTCGGTCAACCCATAGTGTTTGATAAATTCGTCCAGAGTCTCACCATCTAGCAAATGTTCATTGATATCAAGTTCGATTGTTATTTTCGCTTCATACTTCATTTTTGCCATAACACAACTTCTCCTTTCTCAAGACTTTTCTTTACATCAACAACTCTCTGATTTCGGCTTCCAGCCCACGGCAATGAAATATCGCGCTCGGCTTCGACATATGGGCCATCCACAAGCACATCTATATAATGCAAGTGATCCCAGTCTTTAATTTGATTCCACTCGTATCCAGTCCACATCCAGATGTCTTTGGTGTAGCCAAACTCTTTGCGAACTCGCTCACAGATGTAGCCAGCAATCAATCGGTTCTGAATGAAAAGTGGATCTCCCCCACTGAACGTCAAACCGCGAATATAATCATGCCGAAGCAGATCAAGCAGTTCTTGCATTGTATCTTCAACAAACGGATTGCCGGCAGCTGCATCCCATGTCTGAGGATTTTGACAGCCGGGGCAATGATGCGTACAACCCTGCACGAACAATGTGACGCGTACCCCCTCGCCATTTGCTATATCACAGGGAACGATTTTAGCGTAATTCATCTCAAATAAACCTCGTCCACATACTTGCACAAACTATAATAAAAACATTCAGCGCGACGCAGCCATACATTCCATTCTTTTTGTCACCTTTGAAAATATATGTAGAAGTATCATACAGAATCTGTTCAGAACGAATGCCTGCTGCGGTGAAAATCAAAATAATATAAACCTTGATCATAAACCAAGCAATATTAGTTAGCATTTATATCACTCCCACTCATACCAAAACTCACTCCAATTGAGTGCTTGTCCGCAACAACCACAAAAATTATTTAATGTATCATGGTCATTTTCAAGAAAATCTGCTTTGCCACACGACGGGCAGACATATCTACCAATTCGTTCATCAACGACAACCTTCATAGAACCCCTCGTCCTTAAAGCGTCCATTCCCATCCGACACGCTTCTTCGACAACCTCAATCGAATCATAGTGTTCGCGGTGTTCTGGATCTAAGATTTCAATCGCACGCTCAACCGTCATAATTCACCATCCTTTCATGCCACTTTTACTTCAACTGTACAAATCGTATCATTGTGCCACCCACCATGCGGAACCAGAAGAATTCGAGTGATTTCAAATCCATACTTGCGCCCTATACCGCCGGAGTTCCAACCGAATGTAATGACTTTTCCGCCGGGTTTTACAATTCTGGATATTTCCTTCTTCTGATTTCCCCAGAATGACGCCCGTGTTGTTTCACTTGTCACATTCATGCCGACTCCCTGATAACACTCTGTCACCTGACGCGGAGAATATGGCGGGTCATATAACACACCATCAACTGATTCATTTTGAAATGTTTTCAAGAAATCGAGTGCATCCATGTGATAGTCCGTATCAAAATCCGGATTCAAGTCATTCGTAATAGCTGCCAACTTATTCTGATTCGCAAACGGGTCAATCCATGTCCCATTGGTTAGTTCTGACTGAATCAATTCTTTAATAGGCTTGATATCAAATGTATTCTTGTTGGGCATCGCCCACTGTCTTTGAATGTCTATGTATATCACCGTCCCTGCTTTACAGAACCATGTATACGATAACAGCAATCAACATCCATGCGGTAATCGTTGCAAGTGTGATAGCCCAAAAAGACTGTTGCAGCGTTAACTTTTTATTTTTCATATTGACACCATATTACTTTCCATTAATGGTTCCTCTGATAACGCTTTGAATAAGAACTGCTGCGAGCCAAATACCAGTTGACACCTTGAACGAGAATGGTTTTTCAAGCAGATTGAAAATACACCACAGGACACCAGCAGTAAACGCCCAAGAAATAAAATATTGAATAATTAGGAACAACAACACTCCTAGAAATTTTTGCCACGCCTTCATTTTAAACCCTCCTGACTGTTCGAAATATTGATTGGATTTCCCCACCCGCCAGTTGGATGAATCTCAGGCGCTGGGTATTTTAATTCATCAATAAGGTGCACATCCGACCACGTTTTACCGTTATCGAAGCTGATTTTATCAATTATGAATTTAGTTACTTGCAACTTTGATCTCCTCATGCGAAATGGATTTATTGGCCCACATCACACATTCTTCAAGTGCGTTCAGTGCCAATGCTTTCTCACGGCTTGGTTTGCAGTTTGTATCAATACATTTCTCAAGCCAAGCAGCATCGTGAACAATACCATTGATACGTTCTTGCTGCTCTTGTGTAATCGGTCCTGATTCAAAACAATTCATAGATGACCCCCTCAATCTTCCTGTGCATGAACATGGGCAATTTCTACTTTTTGATCACTTAAAAATATTGAAGCTTTACCATTTAAGATATCGACTCCTGTATTCACATGATCGCCATCTTCGTTCTCCCATGGTTCAGCTTTAATATAAAGTCTGTCACAAAACCAGAAAGGGTCTCCAAAGTTCAATGACGCGAACATTACGATATCTCTTAAACTTTTACGAACTTCCATAATATAAAACCTACCCACCCACCCTTCGCTTTGCGCGAACTATTTATTTATGTACTACCCGGTTGTGCTTGACACGCAACTCGACTTCTTGCTGTTTGCCAAGGTTGAAAGCTGTTGTATAGTTCCCGGTGATATAACCTGTCACACGACGCAGTCGCTCAATATTACGACTACCACACTGTGGACAAGTATCATTTATCTCATCACAGTATCCGCAGTCCACACAAGTATCGTTTGGTACATTGACCGCAAAATACGGTACATCGTGATCCATAGCATAATTTACAACGGTCTCAAGCGCATCCAAATTGTGTTTTACTGTTGCATCAAATTCTGTATACAGGATGCAACCTGCACTAGAATACGAATCCAACTGAGACTCGACATCGATTTTTTCAAACGGTGTCACTTCTTCCCACACTGGTACGTGAACACTATTTGTAAAAAATTTCTTGTCAGACACGTTTGGAATCTCACCATACTTTTCTTTGAACTTCGTCATAGCTGTGAAACACAGATTTTCTGCAGGGGTAAAGTATACGCCGAAGTTTAACGATGTCTCGTTCTTAAATTCTTCACAACGATCCTTGTACAACTGGCAAATCTCTTTTGCAACTTCCATACCATATGTGTCAAGCTGGTTTTTACCAATCAGAATCTGAAGTGTTTCAGCCATACCAAGCATACCGATTGCCAGAGTTCCATGTTTCATAGCAGACCGGATATCAACACCGTCATATCCAGAAAGCACACCGTTGTCCCACATGAATTTTGCAGATGCAGGAGACTGAGAACAAATCCAATCAAACCGTTCAATCAAAATCTGCTTTGCTTCATGCAACTTCTGGTCGAGGATTTTCATAAATTCTGTGACTGTATCTCGGCAATCGTGATAATCCCGCACAGAAACCGCATGTTCGGCTTCCATTGCCAGTGTCGGAAGAATAATAGTCACAGGACAGATGTTACCACGACCGTCCTTCTGAGCAGCCGACAGCAGATCGTCAAATCGTAACCGACCAGTTTTAATAACTGATTGAATATTAGCCTCATATACCTCTTTGAAGTTGATGTCATAGGAATTCCAAGTTCGACAACCCATTGTACTGCTGATTTCAAATGGAGCCTCGTACTCCTTGTTAATCATCAAGTCGCCCTTATAAGCGACAATATATAGCTTATTTGCAAGGTCGTTATCTTTTGACAGTACATCATACAGACGTTTCTTTTCTGCAGGGTTCAATGCATCCAGAACTTCTTGTTTAACTTTGCGATCGTACTGAACAGCCGCCTTCTGATTGCTCCAATCGCAGTTGCAGTAATTCGGATACAGCCGCTGTGCAGTCGATTTCAAAGCCAGACGATACAGGTCATAGTTTGGGTCGCCAGGTTTCTGGTTTACGCCAATCTTTTTCTGGAAAATAGCACATGGGAAAATACTCGTCCGATGATACTTTCCAGTGCCGCGAATCAGACCTTCTAGGAATTCCCTTGTGACCATCCGTCCTTCTTCTTCAGTACAAAGGCCAAAGTTGATTGAGCTGAAAGGAAGTTGATTGCCACTACGAGATTGCAGACTGTTCAAATTGTGGAGCAGACCCTCAGTTGCTTGCTTACATTCACGACGAGTCATCTCCATTGCGTAATCCCAAGCATCAGGATGTTGTGCCTGAAATTCTGCATCATCAAAATGGATAGTGCCGTCCGGATGATTTTCATCGTGCTCAAGCCACTTTCTGAAACGATCGGCTTTATATGTGGATTTCTTTTCGATGTAAACCAGACCATCCTGAAGATGCTTTGTGAAGCTCTTCCGAACATAAGGCATCATACTGAAATCGAAGTGTGTTGCTGCGATCCCACCGAATTGAGAAAGTGACTGGATCTGGAACAAAACTGCCACAAGCTGATATGCCGTATTGATAGACTGAGCAGGACGAATATCAACCTGACGAGTCTTAAATCCATTAGTCAAATGCTTATCTATATTGCAGCTCGTACAGTTGTGATCGCCGACGGCATAATTATCGAGATCATGAGTGTAGATCTCGTTGTTCTCATGGTCCCTCTTTGCGAGGTCTGACATACAATAATCCAGCGCATAACGCTTAGAAACAACACGGCTCATCTCACCAGTACGACCACCGAAAGATGCTTCATCAACATTGGCATTTTGATTGTCGATCTTCTTACCCATCAGCTTTTCATCGACCGTATCCATCAGCTCTTTGTACTTATTACGAGCAATACCGTGCAGATAGCGATAATTCATGTAGCAGCGAGCGGTTTCATAATGGCAGCTCTGCATCAATCGATTTTCCACGGCATTCTGAATCGCTTCAACATCCATCGGCTGGCTGATAGCTGCGATTTCATTTGCAATTTGCTCGCTCAATTTGTGATTAACCGAATCAGAGGAATCGTTCATCGCCTTTTCAATCGCATTTACGATCTTAGACTTGTCGAACGGAGCTTTTACGCCATTACGTTTAATAACATAATCCATAACACACACCTCCTTATCAGTAATACCGCTGCTCACCCATCATATTTGCGGCGTAATTCTCATACCAACGAGCCTTCTCTTCATCCTGCTCTGCGGTCACACCGGGCTTAGAGCCATTACGGAAACGATATTTGTAGGCATTGCAGATACAGAACCAACGGACAGCATCGTCGCCGTACAACTTGCGCATTTTTTCGATGCACTCAGTGCCATGATAGTGAGCGGGACCATCTACATACTCGTAATCGGTAGAGTCCTTGGACTCGTCTTCGTCATCGTGATCGTTTAGGTCTGCGTACTCACAGTTCTCGCAATCGCCATCGCAATCGTCAGCATCGTTGTTTTCTTTCTCGTCTTCAACGGAGTCATCTTCTTCATAGTGACAGATGCAATCGCCGTCGCCAATCATCTCTCCATATTCACAATTTTCGCAATCGTAGTCACACTCGGAGTCATCCATATCGATATCCTGCTCATGAATTGCAAAAATCAGAGACAGACGGGACATGGTGTCAAAGCCATCGATGTCAAGATCGTCCGCCAACGCCCGCAGTGCATCTGTGTCCATTTCTTTCAGGCCGCCAATCTCCAGTCGTCCAAGGCGATGCCCAGTCTCTTCGTCAACCTCGCCTGTGGCAGTCACAACAACAGTTCCAACCAGTTCATCATCATCGCAGTCGGGGCAGTCACAGGTTTCAGGTTCAATCTTTTCGTCTTTGATATTATTCAAAACAGCCATATAATCCTCCTTGTGGTTCTTGTAAGCATCTGCGAGTAAAGGGTGTACAGGAGAAATGCTCTTGCCAGCGCCTTGTTCAGCCAAATAATGAATCCATTCCTTCGGATCGAAGATCTTCATAGCTTTTTCGTTCAGTTCGTGATTGGAACGTGCATGAACCAAAGTCATCGGAAAATTAAAACCCGGCATATCGTAAATCAGACGCAGGCGGCCGCTCTCAAACAGGATATCGCAATTGTTAATATTCATATGTACTCTCCTTACTTCTCTACGGTTTTATATATATCTGCCAGCTTCGGATGCCGCCCACAACAGCGGTTACCTTCAGGACAGAACGGATACTTTGGATTTGCTTCACAGGACGGGACCATCCATGCGGCAAGTTCGGGGCAAACTGTGGCGACTTGACTCTTGATTAGCCGAAACATAGACCGGATTTCACTTTGTGCTCGAGTGCAAAGACGCAGATGGCTCATTTCAATTAGTGACCGCGCATTGATTGTGACGTACAACTTGGTACAACAAGCGTTTGGCAGAACAGCGCGGGCGTCCTCATTGGCGGCATTGTGATACTCTTTGAGAATTCTGTAGTTGTTTGCAGCGTCTGCCATCATGTCATTAAACACGTCCGCATCTTCTCCATTGAACGGATTGACATAATCAAAATTGTCCATGGAAACGTATCTCTGTGACTGTACACTCAGGCTGATATGACGATGACGACTTAACTGTGCCAACAGTGCTCGACTGACGCCGCTTACTTCAAACGTAAATGAAATATGTTCAAGCACGCTCCGATGACCCGTCGCTTTGCATCCCTTTACGATTCGATATGTATCTGTCGGTTCAGAATCATAACAGACACTCGCTGCCAGCTCTGCAATCGACAACGGATTTTTATCTCCATCTGAATTGACTGGTTGTGAATATGAGATCAATTTAACTTCCATTTTCGAAACCCTCCTTATTCATCGCGCCAGTTTTCGGGGATATCATTCTCGTCAATTACGATACAATTACGAGGTGCCACGTTTGATGTGCTTTCCCCATCTTGAACTTTAATCATTACGTTCATAATGCCTACGACTTTATGAATACTCCAAAGAACTCCCGTACTCTTGTATGTTCTTGCCCGAAGAACCGTATCACCAACATGGATTTCTTTTTCAAGTAAATCAGTCATTTACACCCTCCCCTATAAAATCATCTACTGTTTTCTCACCCGTCAACACCTGTTTTAGTTGCTCTGGTGATAATTTATATGTAATAACCTCGCCACACTCATAGCCGTATCGCCGCAATTGACGATAGTATTCTGCTGTGGCGCGTTCTTTGCGACCCAACTCTCTTTGATCAATTCCTGAAACCACAAGGCTTCACCTCCCCTCTTATTCTGTATTTACTATTTCGACTTCTACATCGTAATCATATTTCCAGTACTTGGGGAATGCGACCATCGTGCCGTGCGCCCATAAGAAATAGATTTCGTCTAACTCTGCCACGATTTCATATCGATTGCCGTAGCGGAGTCTCCAACATAAATTTTCGTCTTGATAATTAAGTTTTAGATATCGACGCTTCCAACTTTTCATGACGTGCTCTCCTTAACGTCCCCGAGAGAGCTTCCTCAGCGTTTCGGAGATCATCAATTGCACGATCGATATACTCAGGCTCACAAAACTCAAAGTGATTCCAAGCAACTTCAAGTTCTTCGAGATCTCCTTTGAGTCCACTTTTGATTCGTTCATCATTATTCATACACTCCTCACCATGTTGTTTCGAAAAGTGGCGATCCATCTTTTTCTTCCACGCATTTCATTTTGCCGTTGTGTTTGATTCTATATAGATAATATCTGGTGTAGAAACCGCCACTGATTGGGATTTCTTTATAAGTTATCATCCATTCATACTTAGAATCGTCAGGTTTATAGTAGCTGTGGAATGTTTCGCCTGCTGGTACATATGGTTTCATTCGAACTCTGTTCCTTTCAATGCGCTAAAATATGGATCACTATCCCGTTTTTCTATCTGAGTCAGTCGCCCGTCGTCGCCAACTGAGTACAATCGGAAATTTTTAAAGATATCGTCACCTTTGATAGTTGCCAGCGACGTGATGACGTATTTGACATTGTGTTCTTCTGTTCCATCAATGAGTTGAACTTCTAGGCGTTCCTTCTTTGGAATGGTCAGCTTATGGAAATCACTCATATGGAATACCCCCGTTCTTTCCAACGTTGAACAATTTGCAGACCAACAGGAATTGGGCAGTGAGGGTTTATCAGTTGATTCGGAGATAAAATATTTTGCTCAATCGGACGAATGCAAGGTTCTTTAAACAGCCTATCGTCAAAAAGAACGCCATAAATTGGACCATAGCGTGTATTACGCAATTTCTGTGTAATTCCGATAAATTTCCAAATCGTAGATAGTTTACTGCTTTCAAATGGCACCCAAACTCCATCGGAAAAATGACAATTAGCATTGATTATGCGTAAAATTCTTTTCCGTGTCTTTTTTGACAAATTCGGCATATATACTCCTTATTTTATAATGTCTTCTTCTGCACTCTTTCTTGTTCTTTTGGGTTTCTGTGGCATTTCATAATGGGTCAGCGCTTCACGCATTTCGTGGAGAAGAAACGCATGGATCAGCCACGAGGTTGAAGTTGATTCGCAGAAAATGATCTGACAATTATATCGAGCAAGCCATGTGGTGAGACTGCCCAGCAATGAAGCGGGTGTCATTTTACTGCGATATGCACCGCGATTGATCTTTTCCCATGAACCGTTTTCAATGAGTATGTAAGTTTTTGCTCCGGCTGCTGCCGCCCTGTCGAACTCTTTAGTGAACCGGATACGATTCGTTGTAAAATTGCCGCATATTTCTGTTAAGTCGTATTTCCTTTCGACCACTACTTTGTCTGCCAGCGAGAATTTTTCACCGTTCGGCAGCGTTACTTCTGCGGTATAGTCTCCGAAGTCCAGTCGCTTACGCATAAATGCACACGGAAATGAAGTCAGCCGCTGATGTAGAAGCGGAGTGTCTTTTTCCCGATCATCCACAACGATAACCATAGATTTGAGAATTTGTGTGATTTCGTTATATGTCACTAATTCACCTCCTCTCAAAAGCGCCGCGTCATCTAACGTGCGCGTATTTACGAAGAATCGTTTCTTTGTCTGTCTGGGACTGAATCCACTTGCCTGTTTCATCCTTCGACCAACGTCCTTCTTCCCGTTCTTCATCGATACGGAGAATATCGCCTTTTTCAATCGGATCAGTTTCCAGTGTGCGAGCTTTGACTTTAAGCCGGCGCTGCTGACCGTTTTGCAGAACATATCCTAGAACTGTCTTGTTGGAGAATTTACCGTCAATATCTAGGATGTAGATATAAGAAGGATTTAATTTTGGAATAGTGAGTTGGATATATCCAAGGCAATCAGCTTCATACTGTATTCGTTCAGTAATTGAAGTCTTGATATCGGAAGTTTTCATACAAAGTAGTTGGACGATTCTTAGCCAATCGACATTGACATATTTCTTTTCAGTTTCTTTTTCGCACAGTTTGAGCATTGTGTCATGTGGCAGCAGCTCGTCCAAATCAAGCTTGTTAAGCTGCTTTGCACCATAGAATTCATTGAAGATTTTTACCTGCTCCAGAAGCTGATTCGGATTGCCAAACTCAGAGAAGAAGTCAAGCTTGATAAGAATATCCATCTGGCGGCTATCGGCAATTTTTTTCTTCTGATTCATAACAAGCAGATCAACAAAAGAATCGAACTTGGTATTGCGTAGCTTGTAGAATTCACGACTTAGCCGTTTGTTTAGATACTTGATAGATTCCATGCCTTGATAGATCTTTTTGTCGCTTCTGTCGTAGACATATTCATCTCTTGAATGCCTGAACTTGATTGGCATAATTTGAATTCCACGCTCACCAGCCAATTGAGTTGCCTTAATGATTTTATCTTGCGTATCTGCTGTATTAAGCAGCGCCGTGATAAACTCATGCGTGTAGTAGTAACGATAATACGCACAATAATATGTAAGAATTGAGTACCCGGTAGCATGGTTCAAACCAAACTGATACGAGGCGGAGTTCTCGATAACCTGTAAGAATTCTTTTGCTTCTGTCTCAGCAGTCTCTCTTGATTTTGTCGAGTGATTACAATAACCATTCAGGATACGAGGCATCGCTGCATCCAACTCCGCCTTGTTCTTATGACCGATTGCACGACGAACACTATCTGCATCACCGCCGCTCATATCACAGAACTGTTGTAGGAATGCAATAGTCTGTTCCTGAAAAACAAGCCAACCCAAGCTATCTTTTAACAGCTCGTCAATTTCAGGCGATGGGTTGTGATTTGCTTCATGCCGGAAGAGCTTATCTCTGTAAGAAGCACCGCCGGGTCGAATAGCTGCTGTGACCAAGCTCAAATCTGCAATGCTGTGAACATCGTATTTTTTGAGCGAATCAAATGCAAAATCCTCAACAAACTGGAAGATACCAACAGGAGATTTTTTCATGTCATCCCAAACCTTTTGGTCATCGAAGTTCATTTCCCATGTGTGTGGGTACGGAATATCAGCCAGCTTACAAGTCTTATCAATAACAGATACTGTATCAAGACCGAGGATATCGTATTTTGCCAGACCGACTGCATGAGACGCTTCCATGTCAAGACACAGAATAGGCAGACCGTCTTTATCTTGGAAGACACCATACCTTTTATAAAGGTCGATTGGAGCAATGATAACGCCAGCTGGATGGTGAGACAGCGATACGATTGTCCCCTGCAATCCATCGAAATAGTAGAAGATATCAGGATGGTCTGCACGGCACTTTTCAGCGTCGGCGTCGTATTCCTTTTTCACTTTTGCAATTCGATCAAGAGAATAAGGGTTCTCAGACTCATCTGTGCCCTGATTTTCTCGCTTCCAGACCTTAGCAAGAGCTCGTCCAATCTCGTCGATTGTCGCCTTTCCTGCCAGAGTACCCATAGCCAGAACATACGCGCATTTCTCACGACCGAACGATTCAAAAATATGGTTGTAAATTTTGGAACGATAAGCATCGGGAACATCGATATCAATATCGCCAATCTCTACTCGATTTTCGTTACAAAAACGAGAAAACACAAGATTCCAGCGAACAGGGTTTACATCGATAATGTCAGTAATAAATGCACATCGAGATCCAGCAACAGAACCGCGACTTGGACCGAACGGAATTCCATCGTTCTTGCCCCAAATCATCAGGTCGCTCATAGATAGCATAAAACCCAGCATATTGGTCTTTTTAAAAACTTTTAGCTCTTCTTCAATGTCTGCTTTAAACTGCTCAATTTCGTTCTCTGGAATAATTTTGCGTTTGACCTTATCGTTAAACATCCTGTGGGTACGACTGATATATTCCTTTTCGTCTGATTCTGTAGACCCTGTCAAAATTGGATATCTTGCTTTTGTGTTTAAAGTAAAATCCTTGACACTATCAGCCATCCGGTTCGTATTCCTGATTGCTTCCATCCAGACTTCGCGTGGGAGTGAATTTTGAACTTCAAACGCGCTAACAAGTTGATCATAAGATTTGAATGTCAGGTCGAATTCGTCCTCGCCAGTGAACTCGATTCCCTTGCCCATCATAAGGATCTTGCGGCATTCTGCTTTATACGCATTCAGACTGTGAGTATCAGTTGCAGCAATCAGTGGCTTGTGATATTTTTTGGAAAGCTCCCAGAGATACTGGTTATATTCCTTTTGATCGTCACAATCGTGATATTGAATCTCATAATAATCATAGGTCTCGCATAGTTTGTCATAGATTTCCTGACGAAATCCATCACATTCTGACGTGTATTTACGAAGCGGACTTGCCAGACAGGCAGAGATTTTGATGATGTTATCAGACAGACCAAAGAATTCTTCAAAAGTAATGCGCGGCTTATAATACTTGTGGTCAGCATCATAAGATGCGCCCATTACTTTGTTTAACTCCAGAACACCACGGGCATTTTTGCAAAGAAGAATCGTATGGAAGTTGTCGCGAACTTTATAACGTCCGGCGTCCATCATTTTGCCGATTTCCTCTTGTGCTTCCTGCGGGTCCCATCCCTGATAAGATTCATAAACCTCGTCTGGAATCTCTGGATAGTGATACATATCAGAAGTAAGATAAACCTCGCAACCAACGATAAACTTCAGCCCCTTCTTTTCTGCGTACTGTTTCTTTGCAGTCCAGTTAAGGTTGTAACCATGGTTTGTAGAGGCGATTGCTTTCATTCCGTAAGAAGCAGCGAGATCAACATAGTCTTCCCATTTTGTACAAGAATCAAGGAGCGAACCTTTATCGTCGTGGATATGGTATACACAGTAGTTTTGCTCCATAACTCCTCCTTAAAACAATTCATTCATCGCTGCGTCACTCGGATCTTTTGTTGCATAAAACTGCTTCTTATTGATACAATCTCGTAGCGGTTCACAGGTTTTACGATGTCCACACAGATTTGTACAGAAGAAGTTCGGATTGCCGTTCTTCTCTTCAATCTCACGCGCAGGCCATTCACCTGTCTGCTTTCGCTCTTCGAATTCATCTGCCGTTTCGTTTATGTAATCAATGCATTCCTTGCGCAGTTCGTTTGTGATATGATACGGACGAACATATGTAGTCAATTTAAACTGGCAGCGGATATCTTCTGGCAAATCATTGATGTCGTTTGATTCAATAAATGCCTGTGTTGCGATTTCAATTTCGTCGCTGTCGTATCCCGCTGCTTTCATCTTGGAACGAACCGTAGCCCGAAGTGTGTAACCAACTTTGCATCTATCGAGTACTTTTTCAGTTAGTTTTGCTCGTCTGCCAGAACCAACTTCATAAACGATCTTACAGTATTTCACCATGATCCAAGCCGCTCCAGCCACTGTAAATCCGGCCTGTTCCAGTGCCAAAGTATAAGCAACTAACTGCCGACCATAATGAAGAAGATCTTTGTCTTGGAATTGACTCGACGTCTTGATATCCAGCACCTGCAGCCGACCATCCGGCAAAACACGAATCAAATCAGCATACCCCTGTAAATATCTATCCTCTCTCAGTTTAAGAATCAGTAGCTTTTCAACCTCGAACTTGCCTTTTGGACTGATATAATCTCGAGCCATGCACATCATATTGCCAACCCAGCGATCTCTGATGCCATTGCCACCATCTCGTGTCTTTGGAAAATCAATACCAAGCATATCGAGCTCATCTAAGGCATTTTGAAGTGCTGGTTTAATATCTGCTTCTGTGTTCTTGCCCTCAATGATTCCTTCGAGAACGTCGTGGCAGGTTCCGCCGAGATAGGAATATACATTCTGGCACTGTTCGCGCTTTTCGATATATGTAAGATACGCATTATACGGACAATCATGAATCGTGCCGAGCTTTGAATAGCTGTACACTTGCGCCCCTTTGTCGTACAACGCCTGTAGTTCTTGGGCAACGACTCTTTGACCCATTTACATCACTCCTCTACCCACTTCACATATTTTGTTAATCCTTCTTGATAAGCTTCGCGTCCGAGGTCGGCAACGTTCTTTTTAGACCCTTCTGGAATCAACCCATCAGGCCATACATATCCGACCTTTGTTTTCAGGATCGGGTTATTCACAATTAGCTTTTTGCACTCATTGACCAGATGTTCTTCTTCAAGTCCTTCGTCATAAGCCAGAATAATTTTCTTTGGAAGAAGTCGCTTTATGTATTTTGCTTGAGTTTCTGACACATGACAGCCACACGTTGCAAGGGCAATATTACTGCCAAACGAATCACATTGCTGAACTGCCTTTTCAGATTCAAACAGAATCAGATTTTGGGTTTCTTGAATGCGCCGATAATTTTCGCCGTACCCAAACAATGTCTTGCTTCGTGGGCAAGATATCAATGGAAACCATCGTTTGTCGTGATCACATTCATAATTAGCACGCCCCATAATGCCGACCAATGAACCATCTATCGCACGCTCTGGGATTGTGATTCTATTTGAGTCAACATCATATCCAATGCCGAATTTTTCTTGTGTTCTCAAACTGATACCGTCTTTGACAAATTGAATACTGAATTTATTTGCATACGGTTCCAAAATCTCTTCTGGATACGTTTCCAATTCTTCCATCTCTTCTTCGTAATTCGGCAACAGTTTTAAAAAGAAACCACCAAATGGCCAGCGAGTTTTAATATTTAACTCTTCCAACGACAAACCGGCTTTAATTGCGGCGAACTTCAACGCATCAGGAAATGAACATCGTTTGACATCCATAATCAAGCTGAATATGTTTCCTTTTTGGTTCGTAGAAAAGACAAAGAATCGTAACGTTGCACAATCCACCAGACAGCTGGTCGGGTTTCTTTGTTCTTCGCGAGCAAATCTCAGATTGTTTTTTTGAGGATTGAACTTGATATTTTCAAAGCCAAGAGCTTCAAGAATTTGGATGATTTTGTCTGGCTGATTTTCAAGCTTAGACTGCAAAGCGTTTACATCCATTCATACCGAGTCCTCCCTTCTTTATTTATCTCCTATCATACTGGCCATGATCGTTTATAATGGTACAATACCCAAGCTCTCGCCAGCAGTTCCATGCGCCATCAAACTGAAAAAGGATTGTTTGTCCATCTTCATCGTTTCTCGTTTTATTCAAAAATGCGACAACATATGTTTTGTCTTTGTCAAGCACAATCGGAATCTTGATTTTTGGATTTTCCTTCGAACGATAGTACGGATCACAATCGAACTTTTCACCAGTATATTCATCCTGCCAAAGTCTACGAACCATCACGAGCTCGCTAATAACTTCTTTAATCTGTTTTGAATTAGATAAGCAAGAAGCATCAAGCCACCGCTGGTTTGTTGTATGTAATGCAAGCTGAAAAGTACTGACAAATGCGATTTGCTCTTTATTGACCACATTGAAAATACGACGACTGTTCATAAGCAATGCTTGCCACATGTTATCATCTACACTGTCATCACTTTTGAGTGTATCGTACACAACGACTTTCGTTCCTGTTCTTGCTAGTCGTTTTATGTGTTTCAATAGTTTTCCAGTGTCGTTTTCGAACATTTTTATGAAACGAATATTGGAGTATTTTTCTTTTGTGATTTGTGCGGCCTTACGAAGCATCTTCCATTCTTCTTCATTAAAATGCCCTATTTTTAATTTCTTACGTGTGATTTTCCAATAATTCAAATCTTTTGTAAGAATATGGACAAGCAACATATTTTTATACGCTTTTGACATCATTTCGTTTGAAATTATAGCCACCTGATTTCCCTGTTCGGCGAACGGAAGTACCATCAATTCAAATATCAGGCTCGACTTGCCCGCGCCGCTATGCCCGGCAAGCATATACATATCTCCCACGGGTGCACCAAGTGTCAGATAATTCAAAATAGGAGCGCCAGCCGCATAACTAATTCCTTGGTCTTGTCCTTCATTACATTGCTGCAAATACTTTTCATCGACGACCAAATCCTCAACCTTGGAATCCTGTCCTGTAATAAGCGCCGCCTGATTATTGAGCAACTCAAAAGTGTTATACACATCTTCATTTGTTGCATCATCAAACCGTTCTGGATGACTAAGCAGTTCGTCATACTTGGTCGCCAAGATTTTGAGCGTATTCATCTTAGAGATCTGGTTGTAATAGCTATCCGTGTTTTCAGGATCAACCAAATCCATCATAGCTACACAGGCACGCCAGCCATTTAATTCCTCATAATGCTTACGGAGAGAGGGCTTGTCGGCCAGATATGTGTCAAGCGTGATGTTGTCAATGTTCGCAAACCCTTGCCGACGGATGCCACGTCCAATCATGAAATAAAACACCTGATCTTCACAAATCAGAGTCTTATCCATTCCCTCATTGACGTTTTTATAATCATCGTATCGCTGAGGATCTTTCCACAAACAAAAAACAAAGCTTGCTTCGGCACGTACTCGATTTTCTTCGATTCTCGCAATAGCTTTGTTCAAATCCATAAATCGTCACCTCCTAGCAAGCTGCTAACATCATTTCCTTTATGTACTGTTCCAATATTTGACAGGTCAACCATTGTATCGAGATCCGGTCTAGAATCTTCTCTTGCGGTCTTCCTTGTTTTGTTTTTCTCGCGATCATATACGCCTTTGATTTTATTGCGAATAATTGCCATCAAATAACTCGCCGCGCCAGCATCATCTTCGAAGTTTTTATTCTGCATCGCCCACTGAACTGCATCTGCACTTTCATCCAATGTTTGCTGAATAATTTCGTCTGAGTAAAAATCAAGTTCTTTTAGTCGTCGAAACACAATCGTCGGCATCGGCTGTGCTCCACCTCGCTCATAACCAAGGAAATCTGCAATGGTATCACAGAGTTTCTTGTACGATTCAGGAGTTCTGCCCGGCTTGTCATAATGTTTCGGCTTGTTCTTCAGAGCTTTTTCTTTTCTACGACCAGCCAGCCACGCTTGATAAACCGCTTCAGACTGAAAATACCGTTTGTTAGGCGCTTTATAATACTGATCTCTTGGGCCTTTGACGCCTGTGGCCATACATGTAACCATTACCGGCTTAGCCATATTTACTCCTCATAATAAATTCCCACCAACCCACCCTGCTGTTATATATTTAAGTTATGTTTATACGATCAAAGAATAAACTTTCTTCAGTTCTGCAATCGGGAACTCCGGATCTGAGAACTTCTTGCCGATGTTGTTACGCACTTCAGCAACCTTCGCTTTTACATCATCAGATGCGCTCTTATAGTTATTCTGAATTGCACTAATCCACTCGGCGCGATACTGTTCATCCTCTTCATCCTGAGCTGCTCCAACATACTGCTTTACACGCTCGGCCTGTACCGACTCAACTTTCTTCTTCTCTGCTGCCTGCTTCTTCAGATCTGCTTCATAAGAACGACCGCCCTTATCATGTTCTGCCTTGATTGCATCGGTCAGAGCCTTGATGAACTCATCTGCGTCCAGAGGAATACGGTCAACAATATCAGCGAAACGACTCTTGGAGTCCACAGAGAAGTTGTCATCGCGGAAGCAAATCACACGACGCTCGGACTTAACCTTGCCGATAATTTCCTCTTTGCCATTGACAACATTCTTACGACCGGTTTTTACCTTATCGATATCGCGATCAATATATGCGACACCAACGACATCGACCTTGTTTTTCAGTGCATTGAAATACCGCTTGTCCATATTAGTAGACAACATGGAGTAACTTGCCAGAGTAACAGGATCAGTAATATCGGTCTTCTTTGTATGACCAATAATGATAGGGCTGATACCTACACGCTTCAGTTCCCACAGACGATTCGTAACTAATTCGGTTGCTTTATCAGTGGGGCCGTTAAATCCAGAGAAAGTTGCCTTAAAAGACTTTGTGCGCTTATCAGGATTCTCACGGTTCCAAATTCGAATTGTCTCATCTTCGGCCATTCGCATCAGTTCATCGATGGTATCAATGACAACAACCTTCAAATCACTATAATCAGTGAAGCGATTTTCAATGATATCCATAGTGACTTCATCAAAATGTTCCCAATCCCACACGGCTTCCTGAACGATACCTTCAATAGTGGCCTGATCTGCTTCTTTACCACAGGTCAAAAAGATATAGCCATCATCACCAACCATTTTTTCACAAACCTGTTTAACCAGCGTAGTTTTGCCAATGCCGCCCTCGCCCATCAAATAGATACTATAATCAAGAGGATTCAAACTAATTTCAGTTTTCTTACCAAATTTACGCGCCATTATATATTCTCCTTATTAAGTATTTTTAAGTTCTGTTTGTAAGAGCAAAAAATTAGAACAGCGTATCAATGCCATCGTCATCATCGCCCTCTTCCACCTTGACGGTCTTAGCAGGCTTTGTCGCGGGCTTCTTGTAAGAACTCTTCACCATGTCATCGACAGTTTCATCCTCAGACGGAGAATAAATCATATCTTCAAACTCGCGAACAGTCATATCGGAGTCTGCTGCGGTCTTGCAGTCCTTGAATTCATCCTTAACCAATGGCTTGATCAGGCGCAGTTCGTGAACCTTCTCGCCGTAAATATTGCCACGCGGCTTGAAATCCTCCAGCTTATTCAGACCAGCCTCAATAAACTCACGCTGGATATCAGTCAGGCAGCTCTCGTCGAACTCCTTCTCCTCTGCACCATTCACCACGCCGATTGCCCAGTTCATATGAACGGGATTCTTAGACTTGGTTTCGAGGTAACGCATCTTCAGGTCGTAAATCCGCTTGTGCTTCTCCTTGCTCATATCCAAAACAGAAGTGTTAAACACGGTGCTCACAGGGAACATCTTCTGAGCGGCATCTGCGGCCGACCACATCGGAGTGTAGCAATTCATGAAGATCTTACCTTCAGACTTCTCTTCGGAACGATCGATACTGTTCTTATCATAATACAGATCCAGATTCATAGTTAGATGCGGAGTGTCTTTGCCGTCAACTGCTGCATACACATTCTGAATCTGGAACTCCTCAAAAATGCGATCCTTGTATGCGCCTGTGCCGGGACGCAGCTTGTAAATACCAGCCACAACGATCGGCTCAGCATAACCAGTCAGGGCAGATTCCAGATACTCGATCATATCCCATGCGGTAATGAACTCCTTGCGCTCGCCCAGATTCACGACATACTTTCGCATACTGGACACCATATCGACAGTATCCTTATCAAAACGATCGTCCCAATCAATCTCGATATCCTCATTATCGACATTCTTGGTCTTAATAGTATCGTTCTTGAAACCCTGAGCAGACACATAAACGCAATTCATGCCGTTCTTGATTCCCATGTTCAGGCTAATCTTTTCAGAGTTGTTATAAGTATCGCGCTTTACCCAAGGGTTGTTCCGCTTCGGAATGACGATATCGCCACAAAAATTAAAACGAGGATAAATGTTCTTCTCTGCCATATGTGCCTCCTATGTATATCAACATTAGTAATCGATTTCTTCAGTGGTTTTAGACTCCCAGACAGGGATACTACTATTAGGAATACCACCTGCTTCAATTGTCGGCTCATGCTTACAACGGGAAATAAATTCGTCCGTCAGCTTATCAACACAATCAGAGCACATGGAAAACTTCATCCGGTCTCCGTCGCGTTTGCTTCCATAAAAGAACCGTACAGTCAGATCTCCCAAATTTGCTTCGTCACAGGGGTCCAGCGTCTTACCACAAAAATTGCAAAGCATATTATTTCTCCTATCTAATTTGATTTTCGCCTATTATCGCATCAAATTGGGAGAAGCTCGTCCATACAGCATCTCTGTTCCCCTTTCATTTTTTATTTATAAACTCACTTCAGTTCTATGATGTCGTTATAGAGCATCACATAATCATCCGTGTATTTATCTCCATGAAAGTGGCCAAAATACCACATCGGTTTATGGTCCGCCGGGAATTGCTCGTAAAGGTCATCAAAAAACTCTTCTGTTGATGTATCGACCGTACTTTGATCAATTCCATTCAAGAACAGTTCTTCAGGTTCAAACCGCAGCGGACAAGTATGAGTCAACATAATGTCGATCGGATATCTGGCTGCCATAAGACGAACAAGACCTTTTGTAAGCTCGTTTGGTTGTTCATCTGGCCACCAATTCCAACCGCGTTGTAATCGATAATATTTGTCAACCGAATAAGCGCCACCGCAAACCAGTGCATTCAATGTACGTTCAGATGTTTGAATTACATAAATCGCACCATCAATCGCAAAATATTGATTAGGATGCTCGGAGCTCCATAACATTGGGCCCCGAATTGCGCCTTCTGTGACTTCGACCTCTTGATATCCTTCTGTCTCACTCGGGCGACGTTCATGGTTGCCGTGGATACAAAACAGTTTTGCAGGAATTGAATCGGCAACATTTTTGATGAACATTTCTCTTGGATAATCCTTGCCATAGTAATTCAGACCCACATCACCGAGACATATAACCCATTCAATGTTAGGATGGTCGAGACAGAAGTATTTCAAATCATAAAACCGACTTGGATTACCATGAATATCACCTGTCATGTAAATCGACATTTGGGAACTCCTTTCTTAGAAAATCATAGCAGGCTTTTTTGAATTCGCATCCTTCGCAATCAAGATTGGCTGCCACTCTTGCATTACATGTCTCTTCTACGCCTTGATTTTCCGCTACAAACTTATTATAGTTATCGAATGAATATCGGTGACTCATTACGCTCTCCTCCTTAACATGGAATGCCTCCTGACTTTTTTAAAATTTCCCATTCACATGGATAATCATCATTGTATGGAGTGACAAACCGAGTGCAAAATTCACGATACATACAATCGTCGCAATTTTCAGATTGTGTGCATTCATTAATAAAATCCAATAATGCAACTTCTAAATCTTTTGGATGTGTCATTTGACTTTCTCCTTCCATTTTAATATATATTTTCTGGTTGCGCTGGTGTGAGTTGAACACACGATAGGGAGGTCAAAGCTCCCGGCCTTTACCGCTTGGCTACAACGCATTATATAAGGCGGCACCCAGTGCTACCTGAGCACCGCCGAAGATTTTAAGTTTTAAATGTTGGACCATGGAAGAGATAGCCAGCCGCAAAAGAAGCTAACATCAATCCGCCCACAATCCAAATTGCTTTACTGATTTCAATCCAGATCAATCTGAATCACCTCAGTTCTCGATTCGCATGAAACTGATATCCGTGGACTGATACACGCTTGCATCACTACTCAGAGCGCCAGCCGCCTTATCAGCCTGATACTTTGCATTGCCGGAACCAGTGACAATCAGTCGATTCTGATCAATACCCTGAGATGCCAGATAGTTTGCAACGGTCTGAGCACGATTAGCAGAAAGCTGCACGCCAAACTCAGTCTGGTTATTCGCATTGATATTACCGTTGATAACAATCATAGTGCCATCCAGAGTCTTAGCGATGTTCACGAAATCATTTAGAACAGAAGCAGCGCTGGCTTGATCGGTAAACACGGAAGAATCTGGCACAAAAGTCACATTCGCGGTCTTGCTCAGCATAGAGTCATAGTCCAGATTGCCAGTAACCTGCTGAGTGATGTTTGCACGAGTCTCGTCGCTTACAGTCACCTTCGTAGTAGCATTTGCAGCAGAAGTAGACCTGAAATCGCTCTTGAGCGCATCGATATATGTAGTATCAAACAGCGTATTTACGAGATCACGATTAACGGTTTCACCCAGACCCTCCCAAATGTCGCACATCTGGTTATAAATCATCGGAGCGGTATCATTCAGAATATTGTAGTTGTCTTTCCAGCTTGCCATCTTAGCGTTTGCATAAGTCGCATCAATATCGGCATCAGAAGAAGTAGAGTACATCGGGAACACTTCACGAGCTGCATTGTAATTGATAGGCTGGTCATAAGACATCAGAATGCCCTGAACGAACTTCTTGACGGTATCTTCATGAGCCGCTGCCCAATCTGCGTCAAACACAATGCCGTCCATAACCAGAGAGGAGGAAGACTTCGTATCAAACACGACAGTGCTATTGGTGTAAGTCTTGGCCTGAGTCAGATAGGGTTCCCATGTTGCAGCCACATCAATCTGGCCAGCGAAATATGCTTTAGCGGTATCGTCTGCGGTGCCGAACATAATCAGATTGTTCATGATAGTTGCCTTGTCAGCATCAGACAGACTGGAATTATTAACAAACCAAGCAACCAGAGTCTCCGCCTCAGAGAACTCAGGGACACCGATCTTGGCATTGACCCACGAATTCACATCAGCGAACTTAGTAGAAGCGATGATACCGTCACCGCCATAGCTGTAGTTGGTGAAAATCGGCATGATAACATTCTTGCCAGCGTCAGTAAACTTCTGAGACAAGAATGCCACACGGTTCGTAGTATAACCAGCGGCCTGCAGGTCACCAGAGATCAGAGCGTTACTGGACTCAGTCGCATCGTTGATGACATTGATATTCACCTTGATGCCGAGCTGATCAAACACAGAACCGGGCTGAGTAGTAAGACCGCCATTTGCCGTAACGCAACTCAGCCAGCCCGCCCATTCATCCAGAGACAGATTGATCGTATCATCCCCGGCGGAATTAGACGGCTTATCCGTACTGATAGAAGTGCTCGGCTTCGAGGCTGTCGGCTTCTTTTTGTCGAACTTGATCACGCCGCCCTTAATGCCGCCAACAACACCAACAGCAACAGCCACAGCAAGCACCACGCCAACAACAGCGCGCCCAGCCTTAGTCAATTTGAACTTAGACATGTTATTCTCTCCTATTTAATTTTTGATTTTATTTCTTGGACTGAGTATTCAATCCAGACGACTTAGAAAACGCATTCAGGTCAGGAATATTATATGTAACCACATTCGGATTGCTCTTTTTCAGACTCTCTAAATACGAACTCACTTTATAATCAGCAGTGTTTGCGTCCGCCCTGTCCAGCTTTCCCTCTCGACTGGTCTGATACAAAACCTTTGCACCCGCAGCTTTTTCACGACTCTCCTGAAGTCCATCGCGAGTAGCATTGAGCATTTTATCAGTGCCGGTAGATGCACGCAGACGGTCCAGATTGGAATATACATCAGCAACCTGCTCGTTCGCCTTTAACTCAGCCACAACATCCTTGCTCTCACGCTTCAGGGCTGCCAACTGATTTTCAAGCTTTTCCTTGATTGCCTTGACTTCTTCCGCAGCAGGCTTCATCTTCTGGAACTGATCAGCCAGATTCTCAGCTTTATCGATCTCCTCCTGTAACAGTCGAGCGTAGGTTCGTGCAGATTCCACATCGCCGTGACTCATGGCTGCCTTTGATTGTTCATCATATGTCTTTGCCTGCTTCTGACAGACAGCATAGTTATCTTGAATCGTCTTGAGTTTTCCAGTCAGATCTCGCAGAGTATTACAGGCATCTGCGTATTTCTTAGTCATTTCATCGATTTTCTGAGCATAGATAGCACGGGCACCATCCGGCGTCTTGGCTGTATCCTGCACGAAAACCTGTAAGAAACCACCGGCTAATGCTTTAATCTGCTGACGGAATGACGGAAATAGAATTAAACTACCGACCGCAACAACACCAACACAGATAAGCGTAAACTCAGGGATTGTAAAAGAAAACATTACTGAGCACCATCCTTCCCGGCGGACTCCGTCTTATCCTCTTCGATAAATTCCTCAATAGAAGAAATCATCTTGAGTTCGTCCTGGACTGTGTTGGTGATCTTTTCAATGGCCGCACCAGCTTCAACGTTGCGATTAGTCAGCGCTTCAATCTGTTCCTTCATGGATTCAATCTGTTGGTCATTGCTCTTCATCTCGTCAAACAGAGCATTCATCTTGTCATTACCAACCGTCCGCAGGAGTTCCTTGCGCTGCTCTGCATCAGAAATAATCGTGGTCGCATCATAGCCCAATGTCGTCATCAGGTTTTTGACTGTTGCTCGCTTTGTCTTGGTGGGCATCTCAGACGGGAATGTATCGATCACATCCTTGATCTTGTAGACCGTTACGGCGTCGGCAGGATTCATACTATTGGCTTCGTAGACAGCTCCGATGTCAATCGTGTCACCCTCCGGGACCTCGGCCTGCACAGGAGTCGGCTGTTCGATATTAGGTCCAAAAGAGACACCAACATTCACGTCCGCTACTTCTGGCATTTCATACTCAGAAGTTACTTCCGACTCAACAAGACCGAGCTTCTCGAAAAAACTTTTCTTTGCCATAATTTTCTCCTCTTTAATCTTCTTCTCTGACTTCTATTGATATACAATGGTCGCTTCCAAATTCACTAAGGCCGCCACCATAATACCAACCGTGAGACTCGACAAATTTTAAAAATATATCTGTAACATCATCCAGACTGATTTTATCTGGAACAGTTAGACAACCTTCAATCTCAATTTCGTGTGACATAATCTCTCCTTACGAAAACTTCCACTTGAAAATCTTCTTGATACAGACGCTCGTAATCCAGTCAAACAGGATACTGAAAATCACAATCGCCAGAATTCCAACAAATACCAACGTTGTGCGACCACGAGCAGACGAAGTATAGATCAGATACCCGATACCATACTTTGCATTCACCGTTTCCGCTACCGCGATATATGTCCAACCGATTGCGTACATTGTAGCGAATGATTGACAGATAGACGGAGCAGCGATCGGAAGAATAATTCGTGTGACCGTGTTAAATCTTCCTGCTCCATCGATGCTTGCTGCTTCAATCACGTCGTCACAGACATCATCTAGAGCGATCAGTACGCTTGGCAACATAAACACAAAGCTTGCCACAAACAAGAAGGCGATTTTCATTTGCTCCCCTATTCCGAACCACATCGTGAGCAGTGGATAGAAAGCGGTTACCGGTAGGAATCTCATCGCTCGAATCGCCGGATACAACAGGTTTTGAATCGGATGACAGATTTTCATCAGACAACCAAGTGGAACTGCGATACCGGCACTCAGAAGAGCTGCTGCTGTGATGCGAATCAATGAATATCGAAACGCCTTCAACATCGTTCCGTTCTGAATCAGCAGAAAGAATTCACGAAACACAGCTCCTTTCTGGGGAACAAAAATTGGCGAAGTCAGAGCCGCGCCAATGTCCCAGATAATCGCCAACAGAATCAGAAGAATCACACGATAGATCCAATCTTTCTTCGTCGTTTTCATGATTCGGTTTTCTCCTTTGGCGGGTCCTCTGGCAGAGGCATCCAATGTGTAACATTGTTTAAATACCAACATTCATTTGCATCACACCACTGGTTGTCATCATCAAGATAACCTTTGCGCTGTCCGCATTCTTCGTCATAAACCCAAACGACATCACTACAAGCCCACTTCTTATCTTCTTTAGGTGGTAAGGAGGTTTTTACGGAGATCCAATCACTTGTTTTCATTTTGATACCTCATAATATTTAATTTTCAAAAAAATAGCCTGTACCGGAATTGAACCGATGTTTCCGCCGTGAAAGGGCAGCGTCTTCACCTCTTGACTAACAGGCCATATGGCGCGGCGAATCCGATTCGAACGGATGGAGGTTTAACCCTCAGAAGTTTTCAAGACTCCCGCATTAGACCAACTATGCTACCGCCGCATATAACAAGCCTTTTCACATCATGCTCGGGATGATTCTTGACAATTGCGTGACTCTGTGGTACACTGTCAGCCGATTCAATATCTCCTTCTTACGTCTTCAGTAACTGCAAAAATGTGTCAATAGACGCAGGAAGGAGGTGCGTTCTCTATGAACAGTCGAATCTTTGGCGCTCTTGGTGTCGCTGGTTCTGTTTGTAGCATCATCGGCTTAGTTTTGATGGTGTGGCAAATGTTCCACGTCGCTATTTAACGCCAACAGCTCAGTGGTTATGACCGCTGGGCTGTTTTTTTGTTGTCAAGAAATTGGGGCAAACGGTAGGATTCGAACCTACAAGACGAGATGTTCTCTCATCCATCTGTTTATTAAAGCGCGCTCAGATGCCTAGTCCTATTCGGCTGCGTTTGCATATAAAAGAGGATTATTCGTCCTCTGTTTTTCTTTTCTCGATCTCTTTATCAACATCTTCCAGAAAGCTCATCCAGTTTTGAAGATCAAATTCATCTCCAAAATCAAAGCCTTCATCCAGACGTTGGAGTAGATCTCGCTGAAAGCACCATAGCGTTTTATCTGTCAACTCGCTCAGATACGGTGTAATGAAATCGATCACAAGACCAGGCATATATGTTTTGCGCCCAACTGCGTATCGAACAGCACAATTACAAATGGCACCGAAGTCATCATTGTGCGGATCAATCATTGCCATAATCTTCAAACTCCTTTTTGATTTGTTCCCGCTCAATACGTTTTAGACGAGCTTTTGCTAATTTACGATCAAATTTTTTGTCTGGCTTATATTGATAATGCGGCCAGTCTTCATAGTACCAACTATCAAAAAGCCCTTTATACGTCTGCTGCTGTTTCATTTGCAGTCTCCCACCAGATTTCATTTTCAGGAACGGTTTCATCTTGTACAGGTGAATAATTCATCCAGTCAAATGAGATCATAGATTGCGCTTTGTCTTGCCGGAGCCGCTTAGTAATTTTGTTCCGTTTCCAATTTGAACGCAGCCGTTCATCGACTTCGCTATAAGTTTTCGGATTGATTTTCATCTGATGAACGTTTGTTACAGCGCCGACCTTGATGATGTTGAACAAACCGACTGCTTTATAGAATTCAGTCGAACAGGAACTTTTTACATAGTCCTCTGGTTTGAATTTCACGACGTTCATAAAATCATCCCCTTGTCATTTGTATGTGGCAAGCCCATTCCGACTCGAACGGAAATCGACGGTTTTGGAGACCGCAACTTTAACCAATTAAGCTATGGGCCTATATGATTGCTGTCTTTCCAGCCGCCATCGGTTTATGTTTTTGTTCCTTCCGCAGAACTACTAACAATACCATCACATCAGCCGTACGCGCTAATGCTGGCTACAATAGTTGCAACTCGAAAACTACTTACCGCGTGGTGCAACCGGCGGGTTACGATCCCACTACCCCTTGATTAAAAGTCAAGTGCTCTACCGATTGAGCTACGATTGCATATAAAAGTCGGCTTACGCACCCTCGCGAGTTGGCATCATCACCGATAATCAAGGCTGCCATTGTAATAGTAACAGCCCCTAAAAGGCTAATCCTTTGTTCTGCGCAATTTAAGAATCACTTACTTGGTAGGTCAGGTAGGATTCGAACCTACAACGTTTCTGATGTCACAGATTTACAGTCTGCTGCCTTCAACCATTCAGCACACTGACCTATATAACGACCACAGAGGGATGTCACCTGTGGTCCTCGTCCTGGCTTTAACGGGTCAGGCGTCCGGCATTTACCGTTTCCTTTAATTGGGAACTATTGGCGATATGCTTTCCACTGCGGTTCTCAAACTCGATCATCCTTTTGGGTCAAGCCCCTCTGGGTTATAGCCGCGCTACATAAGGTTTTTCGGTGTTATCCCTTCACCATGCCTACTTTGTTTCAGGATGTCACCGATAATGTACACTTTCGACAACATAATCAACTACAAGAAACTTTCGGTCTTGTCGTGGCTGGACTCGAACCAGCGGCAATGGGTGGGGCTCACCTTGCTCTACCATCGTCTGAGCTACACGACCATATAAACTGTTTTCGAGTTGGTGAGACTCACGCACAGTTGCGCTCGGAATGCGGATCTTACATCGTCAGGGCACGCAGTTTGACCAAGCTTGCTACATCGGCCCCTGATCAGGAGTGTGACTGCCTCGCTAATCCTGTTGCAAATTTCATTGATAATATCATTTGGGTCTGTGGATTTATCTCAGACGGAAAACGCATTATCAATCGGAGGGAATTATGAACTCAAATTCAATTATCAAATCAACTTGCACATTGGTGGTCCCGGCCTGAATTGAACAGGCGCACACGGAGCTTCAATCCGCTGCTCTACCGACTGAGCTACAGAACCACGAAGAGGTCCTAACCTGACTCGAACAGGTGACATAGAGATTAACAGTCTCTCGTTCTAACCAACTGAACTATAGGACCATGATACCTTGCCTTTTTATGCCACTACTATGATTCTCGCGGGGTGCGCCTCCCTGCTACATAGGACAAGGAATAGCAGACATAATTTTGAAACGAGTGGGGTTCGAACCCTGCATCTCTGGCGAATCGTAGCCGCCAGCACTTTTCCCTTTTAAGCTATCGCTCCATATAAACGGCAGGTATTGTTACGCCCCTGCCAAGGCGCTCACCATCTACCAGCCATGTGGTAAACGACGGGACTTATGTAATCGATCCACAAACCATTGCCCATGGATTTTATAAACCTTTGACCTGTATGCTTTGTTCTTTGACCTTTAGTTAAGAATTTAAGCTTTAAGCTTTCAACCTTTAACCTTTAATCATAAACTTTAAGCTTTCCGACCATAGTTGAGCTAATATAGTGCTCAAATCTTCTTCTGAATGTCGGATTCGAACCGACGTAACAACCTTGGCAAAGTCGTGTCTTACCTCTTGACCAATTCAGAAACCCAAGTATCATCATATCATTACTTGAATTATGTCGGCTTATCAGGCCAGCTTTTTGAAGCGACTATTTGCTTTTTATTGTTTGATTTCGCTCAAGCGATGCTGCCGCGAGCAAAGAGCGAACGATTACAGTTTGTCGTTTTCGATAGACAGTGAATATGCTTCGTTGATTAGGAATCAGTATTCAATGGTGATCTCGGTGGTCGCATTGGATGCAGACAGAACCGCATCAACCTCGGCCTTGAACTTGCTGATTTTAGAAGTGATTTCGTCTCGAATCTTCTTGATGTCGATACCATCAATCAGGATCATAGTCTCGCGCTCAATATAACCGTCACGTGCGTCTCGAATAGCCTCAGGGTCCATGTTACTCTTTTCAGAAGCAGATGCAAGGCTCTTAGTGTAATCATCCGCACGATCACTCAGACGAGCATTTGCTGTTTCAATGTTGGCAATAGAATTCGAATACTGATAATCCAGCATATTGAGCAGACGCTGCTTAAAATCGATGCCATGCTGATTCATATAAATTGCCTCAGCAACGGTATAGACAACACCGTTAATGGTCACAGTCGTCTTAGCATTGGACTCAGAAATTGCCCGCTTAATTGCATCATGACGGGCAATCAGGTCGTTGATGGAATCCAGAGAACTCTGTGCATCCTTCTTGTAATCCTCGATAGGCACACCGTTCAGTTTCTTCATGCTCTGCTTAGCTGCTGCACAGAACTTAGCTTCGGAAATCGTCTTAAGGATTCGATTTTCCAGAACCTTCAGCTCGGCCAGACCACGATGGATTGTCATAGTTTCAGTAGTCATAATTATTCTCCTTTGTAATACATAATCTTTGATGCGGTCGCCCGCTGTTAATGGAGCTGGTGGAGAATTTCGGAATCTCGACCCCGGCATTACAAGTACCGTGCTCTGCCTCTGAGCTACACCAGCTTATCAAGTGAGCATTTCTGCCCACGTATTTAAAATGGATTCAATCGGATCTCTCTTCGCAAATCCATCTAGTTTTGATTCAGCGATCGTTTGATTCAGATATTCATGATAGATGTCTCTGTATTGCCACACACGACCATGAGTATCATTTGTGTACTTACCACGTTTTATATACTTTTTATATGTACCCTCTCCCACCTGATATCGTAGGAGAGCTGCGGAGTCATTTCCTGTTGCATTTTTATGATAGGCAAGCAGGTGAACTCCACATCTAATTCCGACTCGATCATCCAACAGCTGATTCATTGATGTAATGCCGAGCGTTCTGTTCAAATATTTGAAATTAACCTCATTGACTTGCATCAGCCCATAATCGATTGTGCCGTTTGAATTCATATGAGTCAGTCCGCTTTTAAATCGGCTTTCGTTATATATCACGCCAAGAGCCAAACTATAATCGACGCCATATTCATCGCAGACTTGTGAAGTGTATTCTTTTAAATCCGGCTTCCAACTGTCGTATGTCCCAATTGGATCATCAGCTGCAGCCGAAATAGTCACGCACGCAACCATAATCGTTGAGATACACGTCGCAATTATCCTCTTCATCTTATCACCTCCTTGCTGTAGATATATTTAAGTCATGTTTGTGCATCGAAAGATAAAGAGCCTTTCGGCTCAATATCTTTTTAAATTTTTCGTGCTTTGGACGCCATCAAACAATACTCTCTATATACCGTTTGCGGAACTGTATAATTACCATACTTTCCATCTATTATGTTTTCTTTTACAAATTCTAATCCGTACTTTTTTTCGTCCACTCTCATTTCGTGGAACAGTTTTAATTTTGAAATGGTTGCGCCCTTTATAATAACATTTTTATACGGAGAATCTTCTGGAAGTTCTTTATTCGCTTTTCGTTCCACTTCCATAACCTTTTTTACGAACGAATACGGCACTTGCTGATCAGCTTCTTGTTCTTTTTTTCTTCCTCTTGAAGTATTTCTTAACAAGTATGGAGAATCAGCATAATACTCTATTCGATCATAATTTTTATTATTTCTTTCAAACGTTGTGCTATAACTATCAATGACTTTTGCACGATAAATAATATTAAATGCTGTTTCGTCATCGATATAAACATTTTGCACTGTATGTCCAGCGGCATCTACTTCTGTCTTTAATATTTTCGTTACAGCTGTAGATTCAAACTGATAGTAAAGCAAAATCATTAACGCTGCCGGCATCGTATATTTTTCATGACCAAGCACAGTCGAAACATATTCTATAAAGGACTCCTTATCTTCAAAAATAAAGTCAGAGTCTAGAGAGTTTGTTTCGTTTTCGCTTGCAACCTCCATCTGTTTAATCAACATCGAAGACCAGACGTCGGTTTTGTTTGAGCTTCTAGATACTGTACTAGTCATATCATGACCATAATACTGTTCGGCGTTGATATAATCGTTTTGATAACACCATTTAAGATAGGCTCTTAAAATAGATGTCATTCTTACTCTTCTTGTATCTGCCAAATTGTTAAGCCACAAAACACAAAGATCATTCATCTCTGTTGAGCCGCTTTTAAATTCACAGAAATCTTTATTGTATTTTGTTTCAACAATCGCAACCTTATTCAACGCAGTTACTGCATCTCTTTGTCTGTACCTAGCGGCGTCTTCGTTTCTTCCACCGTTGATATAAAACTCCATGAAAGCAGCTTTGCGATCGTAGTTGTACATCGTGCTGTCCATCATATTCACTCCTTACATAGTGAGGGTGTTTTTATAATATTTTACACTATGTAAGGAGTTTTTTCAATAGACAATAATTTATGCAATTGTTAAAACAGGACTATCTGTTGATTCTTTTCTTAGGAAAGGGCACTGAACTTTCATTGCTTCCACAACGCGCTCCCAGTTTCCTTCCGTGAACTCGCCCACCGGTTCACTAAGCTGGCAATTTCGCAGCGTATCTCTTCCCTCAATGATCAGAGTGGAATCTTTGATTAACCCTCTTACCTCGCCCGCCTTATACTCAATGTGAACTGGATTGTACTTGCCGATCCGCTTTGTGGTGAACGGAATAACTTCGCACTGTCCAGAAGTCTTATTGTAAGTATTATTTGACACGACGAGATACGGATGGACGCCAACGTATTTATGAGTACTTAGTCGGCTTTCATCGTCACTGGCATATCCAAAACGGATTTCGCCAATCTTCGGGATGCTCTTTCCAGCCACGAACATATTTATGACCTCCTTGTCTATGGCTTGTTCTCTATGGTACCATTATATCACCTCAAACCTGACTTGTCAAGCGTTTTTATTCATTTTATTTTTAAGTTATGTTTGTAAAATGATTTTCATCAGTCCAGCCATCTCATCAGATTTTACAGCCACCTCATATCTAGCGCAATCTGTTTCAATGTTACACTGAAATTCATTGCCGTAAAGTATCAGCCCGCCCTCCTCGCAAAACATCGCTCCTTTCTGAGCGATCATGCAAGAGATCTCATACCCATTTTTTCTTTTCATGATAGCAGCGCGTTTTGGATTTGTCCGAATAAACAATCCACTGTTTCCATCCGAACCGCACCATACATACATTTTTTCAAAAGACCGGATGTAGCTAAAAAACTCCTCCGCAGTAAAAGTTTTTATCATCATGACCTCCAAATACAACCGAAATTCACATTGAATTCTGCGGCATTACTATTTTCAGTTGTTATTCTACCATATTATGTCTTAATATTCAACCCCCAATTTAAACTTCTTGGTTGTTATTTCAATATTGCAACTCGTAAGCTCTTTCGTACTTCCATAGCTTCCTCGTATCGATCAATAGCTTCTTCAAGCGCCTCCTCCAATTCGCACAGGGCATCTTCTTCCGCTTCCCATTTATCATGGGTATCGCCGTCAGAATCAGGTTCTTCTCGTAATTTGGCATGATTCGCTTCAACGGTTCTAAGTACACCGGTTAATGCGTCATAAGCTTTCATATAATTACCACCTATTACCGCAGCTTTCTCATATATGCTTGGGACGTTCTTTTCTGGCTCTCGTAGAAGGTAACGCCGGTAACATCGTCCACGACCAGATCATCATAAGGGATGCCCTTTTTGTTCAGATGATCAATGAACCAGCGCTTTTTTAGATAGCACCACGGGGTTCTGCTGAGGTCGCCGTAACTCGATGCAGGCCGCTCACATGCGTTGTAGGTTTTGCCGCAGATGCTCCACCATTCTTTACGCACGCGCTCCCGCATTTGCAGAACCTCAGAGGTGCCATGAAGGCCATGCTCCTCGCCATACTGATAATCTGCCTTCTTGATTTTTGCGTTCTGTCCCGCGCTGACTGCACCAGCTGCACCAAGACCCAACATGCCTAAAAATAACGAAATAGCTCCACTCATGATAGTACTCCTTTATGTTTTTTATTCAAACAAATCATTTCGAATACGCGGCATATAAGACCGCTTTTCAGATCGATCAAAAACTTTTTGCAGTTTCCCTGTGCCCCAATCTCCTCTGTCAAACTCCATAACACACTCGACAAGCACTTTTACATCTTTGCATTCTCGTCGTTTAAGCAACGCTTTTTGCAATTCTGTTTCAAGATAGCACTTTCTAACCGCATTCGCCTTTGCGAATTCAATGGCATGCTGAAGATCAATAATTTCGAGGCTTACATCGTTTAGCTCTTTACAAGCATCAACATATAATGACTGAATCGATCCAAGAGTCTCGTCTACAATCAACAGTGCCTGCTTCAGATTATGTAATGTCTCCCCTTCTTTGATTGGAATGCCAGCATCATACTGTTCCTGTTCAGCTCTTCCAACCTCAGCCATCACGGTCGTTTCTATCCGTCCAAGAATCTCTGAGACACTTTTTACTTTGAATCCTTTATCCTGTAATGCCTTTGGTAGACACGTGATTGTCGCTTGTGCTTTTTCAGCCGGAAACAGCAATGCGTCACCAAGGCTGTCCGTTGCGACCAATAAGTTCTCGCTGTTTCTTTTAATGTAGCACGCACCGTTTGTAATAACACAGTTCATGCGCATCCTCCTACCTTATTATAATAGGGGCTTGCAGATCAATGCTCCCGCAGTACTACAGACTGCCCCTTTTTCAACACCCAACAGTTCTTGCCGGCATATGCGCAATCTTCACAATGACCGCCACATTCGTTTGCGTCTGCCGGTGCATCGCAAACTCCATTTTTGAACGATACATAAGCAACTGGTAAATTATAGGTGTTATCCATATTATAACCCGGCCATTCTGAAAATAAAATATGTAAATTTTTGGGAATTTTCTTTTTCGCTGCCAAATACTGGTTAACGATTTTATACTGTTTTGTGAACGCCAGGAAGTGAGTATGCGGCAACTTACGAGCGACGCGGCACATCATCGCAAGATAATCCTGACTGATAATGTCTCCACTGACATGCCACCTAAAATAAAAAGACCCGTAAGCTGCAGCAATTGCTTGCTGTTCGAAGCTGTCAGGGTCTGTCAACCAAAGATTCAGGTTGTTTTCATATGCGTTTTGTACCGTTCGTCGCCAATCGAAATGACTAACATAGCACGTCTTCGCACAAGGCACGTCAGGCGCACAAGTAACCACTCGTGGCATAGAGATGGATTTAACATTACCCATCTTGCTGTTTGCGTTCGACACTGACAGCTTCAACATATTCAATTTTTACACCCTCACTTTAAGAGGGCGCACTCCTTCCTTATAATTATATCATCCTAATAGTACAATAAATTACACTTTCAAAACCGGCTCATCAGGCATTAAGGGTTCAAATTTCGATTCCACGTCCAGATCATAATGATATGGGATGCCAAGACGATCTAATTCTTCCTTAAAAATTTCAGCCAATTCATCTGGCGAATAGTCTTCAATTTTCATTTTACACCACCTTTAGCGCCTGCTCATTGATAGTCATGGCTAACTCATTGACCTGTTTCATATCAACTCGGTCAGGCAGCTCTGTTTCTTTCTTGTCTGCCTGCAATCTTGCCTCATAAATAGGAATCGTATGCTTGCGCAACTCTTCGTAGTCGTAGTCCCCGTTTCGAATCTGCATCAAAATATCGTGCTCAGCCCCACGATAAGTGTTGATCTCACCTTTTTCTAAGATGTCAAACAACATATGATATAAGCGAATCACATTCATTACGATCTTATTGAAACGTTTTTCTCCACATGGAATATACGGTTTAACATTTGGATTCACGCCAGATACTTCAACTTCATACAGGTACGCACGCCATTTAGCATCTGCTTCTTTAATTAACTTCCCTGCAAATCCACCAAATGAATAAATCACACGCTTTGATAAAAACAAATTCTTATTATCGAACAACAGCTTGCGGTCGGGCTGTAAGTGATAACAAGCTCGTCTGGATTACCAAACTGTTCCAGCATGTTTGGATTCCCGCTACACAATAACTTCGCAGCCTTGTTGAAGCTAAATACCGTTGTATCCGTCATCGTATCTACACGATGTTCAAACTCACCCAACCCGAGTAGATCCTCTTTGGAGTTCAAAGCGACACCGCGAATATCAACATCTGATCCTGCTACATTCGTTCCATAAGCATGGCTGCCGCCAATGGTCAGAAACATCAAATGCTTGCCAAGGTGAGGATCAGTACGTAGAAAATCATAGGGTTCGCTATCAATGATACGTTGTAATTCTTCTCGTGTCATTTTACCACCTCTTTACGCTTTAGATTATTAACATCACAGCAATAAAACAAAATGCCCATGTCGGAACAATTAACCATGCCCAATCAAGGCAAAAATCAATAAATTGAGATAATAAAATATAGTTCATCATAACCCTGTTTGAACCGTATCAAATTCGATCGTCTCTCCTGTTTCTTTATTGACGCCATGTCCTACCACATGAACGATATAAGCCGGCCAGCGTTCTTTGTTTTCATCAATGGCGATACGAACAACACCTTTGAAATTTTTGATCCAAGTTGCACACCAAGGCTTTTCAAGATGATCATTATATTTTGGATTAAACTTTAAGACAGAGACCAAATCAGCCACACATACCATACCGGCATCTGCACAGAATCCGCCCAGTTTAACATTCGTTTCGGGCACGAATGTAGTACAACGCCAATCACCGTAGTAAGTATTGGACTCTATTCCAATGATGCCATGATTGCTGATATCGCAACATTCAAATTTTCTCCGTTCGTCATTTGACATATTATGAGACAGATAACATGGATCTGTAATGATAATATCTCCATCAAACTCCATAATACGATCTTCTGCTTCAAGATAACGATCTTTATATTCTAAGAATTCTTCATATTTTTTTGCCATATCTCGCAGTTTTTCAAATTCCTTCGAGATTTTCTTCAGCGCTTCATCGGAATCCGCACCCATTTCGATATCATGGTTAACATACCATTTCACAAAAAAGGAATCACTATCCGTTTCTGTGACCAATCTATGTACATCGAAACTGTCTGGTTCCTCGTTAAGCTTTGCAAGCGCCTCAAACAGTTTTATTTCGACATCAGCAACACGACGATCAATGGCGCTCTTAGCCCATTCAGGAATTCGATTCCATTCATCTACCAATGCCTGTGGATAATCTTTAAACTGTTCATGATATTCTTTATTTTTCTGTTCCACCCATTCGTGTGTCATAATTCACCTCAAATAATCAACTCATAAATCTGACCAAAGTAGCGGCAAAACTGTAAACCATCCAACGTCTCAATTGCTGAATCGAGCGCAAAGAAATGCACTTCGGTCGGATCAAATAAAAGCTGCTTGATGTTTTTCACATCAATATCGTCATCTTCAAATCCAGCATCCAATCTATCTTGCTTAAATTCTTCATCAGATTCATATGTAAACATTACATCATTGTAGACTTTTTCCGTATCGAAATCGATTGTTAGATCACCTTGCGACCAGTGCTCCAATTCTTCCATACCATCGTCCGTGATTGCAATCAAACCATAATTTCTGTCGATATCATCATTAAATGTTTCATTCGGATATTTTTTCTTGAACGTTTCTCGGTCGCGAATACTCACTCCACCACCGCATTTCTCAAGCTGTCTTGTAATGCGAAGAATAAGTTCGTCCTTGCTAGTAGAATTAAACCAATCTACATTGTCGATGATATCTTTTGCGTCCTGAAGGGCACTCGTAGTGTATGCAGACCAATGATAATAGATCTTAGCGATATCTTCATCAAAAGCATGAATCGTAATAACTAATCTCTGTCCCATTACTTTAATTCTCCTTTTTGATATAATCGTTTTTTATATTCTTCTGTACGTCGATGTGCCAGTCGTTGAGATTCTGAGTCAAGAGCGTAAAACATCCAGTGGTCCTTTATGTATTGATCGTTTTTTGCTTTTGTTTCTGGATTCACAATCAACGCGATTGTTTTATGGCTCACATTGTATTCTCTAGCCAAACTTCTAAGCGAACATCCACCAGTTTGATATTTTCGTAGAATTTCCTTTTTCTTTTCGCTCGTAAGTTTTACTCGTCGATCTTGGATCTCTGAAAGCCGCACGTTTCTCCATTTATTTGACATCAACAGCCTCTTTTGCCTCACGAAGCTGTCGCATATTGTCCCAGATGATAAAATCGAACTCATCGTTTTCTGGAATATTGCAATCATAATCGTCTAAAAACTGCTCCGCAACATCTTCTGCGCAATCCAAAATTTCACTGTAAGTAACGCCATACTCTTCTTTGAACGCCTTTTCGTCGCAATCGCATGAATTGAACATGTCGTAAATGTGGCCCTTTGCGTCCTCAACTCGATATTTGAATTCCTGATATCGATATGCTGCCTCAATTTGATCTTCAGTCATTTCGTATGTAATATCTGCCGTCGTACTTTTTACCTTCATCAGTTAGCCTCCTCTATAATTTTGATTCGATAATCATTGTCTTTGATTTTGTCGCGGACAATCATTCCATCTTTATCGAAATCTATAATTGACAGTCCAGCAAGAGCTAGTCCAGACTGAATCACATCATATAAATCATTAATGTCATTCATCATTTTCTCCATCAACTTCGATCGACATCAATTCGTCTTCATAATCGTTCATTTCATTCTCGTTATACATGATTTTTGCGATTCTTTCCGCTTCTTCTTTTGAGTCTGCCTCAATGACAGTCTCATAGTATCTAATTGCAGAAGCATATACCGTATATTTCATGCTACACCTTAAATTCCATGCTTTAAACAATAGTGTCCATAAGATAATCCTTCCGCGTCGGCCTTTCTTACAATATCCAGAAATGCTTCACGAGTTTTGTCTTTGGATTCTTTTTCTGCCCGCTTTTTCTGATTACAACGAGCAACCTTTTCTCTATTGACAATTCGTCGACACTCTTTGCAATATTTCATTCCACATTTGGGCCCATACCACGTAATTCCACATCTTTGACAGCTAAGTTCTCCATATGCAAGCATTTTTATACTCCTTCAATATGGCTTGCCATCATGTCTGCCGTGTGCGTCCAGAGCACGTTTGGATATTTTGCAATGGCGTTGCCATAATACTTCCACTCGTTTGTATCGGTCTCATATGCGCCCATGTGCCAGCGGATACAAGCGATCTCCTCTTGGGTCAAGGTAACACAACTCGCCAGCATACAAATGGACTTTTCACCGTGATGACTGTAGATCGAATCATTTGTATAAACGTACTGATAATCATTTTCTGTGCTAATCAGCTTGTATTGATCCATTTTGCAAACATCGTGTAGCAGGCCAACAATGAACGAAGAGCCGGGATTGTCCCACTTCAAATCAAGTTTCTCCGTTAACATCATAAGATTTTTTGCAACGGCCAAACTGTGTTCAGCTAAGCCGCCGGGGTAGTTACCGTGATATTTGGTAGAAGCCGGGGCGTCCCAGAATCCGTATGTATTAAGAAAATCCTTTACGATAATTGCTTTAGCTGGCATGAAATATTTATCAATCAGCTGATATGCTTCATTCTTAATGTTTTCCGCGTTCATTTTGCTCCACCTCATTCTTCAATAATGTTTCCATCTTCAAAACGAATAGCAGCGACATAGTTTTCCTGCCCTTGCTGAAAACCAACCGTTTGGATATTTTTAAATGTAGAATTGTATTCGGTGATTGAAATCAGATCATTCCAATCAACTGTTTTTCCGTCTTTAGAGAAAAAGACACCAAGACCCGGATAATCGTCCGTGGCTCCAGTTGGTAAACATACAAAATATCCGTCAGGAATTGCAATCTTTGGAGTCGTTTCATCAATTACAAACATAATCAAATCTCCTCAAAACAGTCACAGTCAGAAACAATCTCGCTCGTAACATCTTTCTCGTATTTTTCAGAATCTCTGCAACAGCAATAATAGTGTTTTAGAAACGGATTTTTATCATCGACATCAATCTTGTCATTGGGAAGCGGAAAACTGTATTTATCTCCAAGATAACCACAATCTGCACACTTCGTGACGGTATCTTTTTTAGTCCTGAGTTCACCAATAACTCTCTTGGCCCAGTATTCAAAATCTGCCACAACATCATCATCCATTTCATATAGGTAATAGAAGTCGAGTTCACCGTAATTGTCGATACGATACATTGCCTTTACAGTTCCGTATTCTGGATTGTGTCCGTCAATATATCCAATTCTATTATATCCATTGTGGGATTCTGTCTGAATAAGAGTCCACATAATTCAATTCTCCTTTACAATTTTATTCTGGTAGCGGTTATGTCTACCCTAGTACCGCCAATCACCTAGCATTCGGACATTAGCCGAAAATAATAATCTCTTCCATTGATTACACCTCAATGTCAATATCAAAAGAAGAAGTTCCGTCTTCATTCTCCCGGTAGTTCATTTCAGCGAGAGAGTCCATACACTCCTTTAACTTCTTTTGCGTGTTCTCTACATCCGGATGGCTTAGAAGATACCGGAGTCGTTTTGCTCCATCAGCACTCAAAATAATATCTTCATTAACGTAGTGCATTTTATTCCTCGTTCACGATCTCGATCTGGCACATCTTCATAGCTGCCAGCGCATTCTTGTGGGACTCAGGAGTAACACCAGCGCAGCAGCTTGCATCCACAATGATAGGAACCTCAGGTAGTGCTGCCTTAAGCAGAAGCGCGTTCGAAATGACACAGATATCCGTGCAAAGGCCGACCAGAGTGATGGAATTGATCTCAAAATCTGCCATTTCTCCAATTGTAGAGAAATGAGAGTCGCATAAATCTTCCATTAGCAATGTCGAACCGAAAGTTCTCTTTTCGTAAATTTTTGCTTGTGGATCTTTCATTTCCGGCAAAAGATCGTGTTCGATTTCATCAACAAATAACCAGCCCCTCGTATGTTCGATACAATGTTTTACAGGAAGATGTTTGCCTTCCTGAGTTTCGAGGTAGTTGTCATAATGCGTATCCTGCGTATACAGAATTTCACCATTCCAGTTCTTGATCTTCTCCATGACCTTTGGCACAATGGCCTGCGCTTCAGGAGTACCCAGCGAACCGGTGACAAAATCATTCTGCATATCGACAACGATCAGAATATCAACCTTTGTCTTTTCCATTACCAACTCCTCCTTGATTAGCCCCACCAATTAAACAAGGTTGGGTCATACATAGGCATCGGCAAATCCTTAAACAAATTTGCCTCGTGCATCCGATCGATCTTGGCAGCAGTTGCAGTGTCTCCGCCAAACTCGCCAGTGCGAATATATTTGTCGAGGAAATCATAGGTGAAGCCGAAATTATCCTCGTCGGTCTTTCCAGTCAGCCCATCTGCAGGCGCTTTCTCGATGAACTTTTCAGGAAGACCCAACTCACGACCAACGGCTTTTACCTCAGTAACAGTCAGCTTACTGAGAGGACTGAACTGGCCAAATCCATCTCCTCCAACAGTTTGCCACCCGACGAAATTTTCTGAAGCGTTACAAGTGTTGGCCACTCGCCCATTCATACTCTGAGACACCATGAACAGAGTCGCCATACGAATTCGTGCCGGCAGATTCACACGAGCCTGCTTGGAATCACATAGACCAGCTGCCCGTCCATTGGCCAGCAGCGCATTCACAGTCTCAGCGATATTGATCTCAAAGGACTTGATACCTAGATGCTTAACCAAATCCCGCGCTACATCGATGTCGTCCTGCACCCCTTGCGGCATCAGAACGCCGATCACTCGACCATTACCAAGCGCTTCACAGCACAGAGCTGCCACAATGCTGGAATCCTTGCCGCCAGAAATACCAACCACAGCATTGCAGTCAGGACCATTCTTGCGGAAATAATTCTGAATCCACGTAATGATTTCATCCTTTGTCTTTGCTGCATCAAATTCATACTTGCGCATATTACTTCTCCTCCAGTTTCCATAGTTCTACGTCGACACCTTGAAATGTAGTATCGATTATTTTCTTAACTGTATTCCAATCAGCCCCACCACGACAACACCCAATCTTATATGGCATTGCTACTTTGAAGCCCTTGCTTCTTGCTTTTGTTGCGACAGTAGCGAAAGCGTGTTGTAGTGCAGCAAGATCTGTGTATTGTTTTCCATCATATCCGTAATTGTCTTGTGCAAAACAATTAACGATACAACGATCATCAGACACCTTCACGAATTGAGCCGTACCCAAGAGAGTATGGTTGTGGTTCGTAATTGCGTTATAGCATCTTTTCAAATATGCGTAATACACTTCTGGATAACGCTCGCGAACTTCTTTGGCAACACCTGACCCCATTACACCCTGACAATTCACCTGATGGCAAATAATGTCGGCATCGGAATCAAATACGTTGCCTTCTTTGATTACAACAGCCATTAGAACTTCCCTCCCCACAGTCGGTCACGAACTTCTTTCAAACTGTACTCCTTGACCATCGCGCCATTACGGAATACGGTTTGCAGCATGTTCCCGTCAGAATGAGCGGCGTGATCCATTAGGCCATCAGTACAAACCAGCTTTCCAGAATCATCCTTAGTGACATAACACATACCCTTCAGACTCTTCTTAAAGTGATCAGTGTCGGTCTTGGGGTCCTTGAAGATCTGAATCTCCTTGCCATTGACCACGCCATAAGTTGCCTTGACTGCCATACCAAAAGTATCACGGGTGAACGGCTTCAACTGACCATTCTGCTCGATGCACTGCATGGAGAAAGAACCAACGCCGAGACTGACATTGTTGCAGGCGAAGCCGTGTGCTTTGAGTTCTGCATAAATCTTTTCGCAGCGCTGCACCGTAATGGAATCGCCATACAGAGCCTTTACATGAGGGTCTAGCACCTTATAACCCTTACTGTTAACCGTGCCGCCGAAGATGTCCCACAGATGATAGACGGTCTGCGTAACGATTTCGACCGGATCGCCAGAGTCACCACGGATTAGCAGCGTACCATTATGAGCCATGATTTCATCCTTGAGCTGCGGCAGGATATTATCGACCAGATTCCAATAGTCGTAGGAATCAGATACCATGCTGAAGCTCATATTGGGATACAACTCAGTCAGTGCCCGGCGGATGAAAGTGATCTCATCGCCATCGACTGCGAAGTTGGAACACATGACGCTATGCTCGGTACTAACAGCGCCAAACGCGACCGGCTCCTTAGTGCAATCACAGTGATACATCTCTTCCAGATACGGGACTGCAGGAACAGTGGCCGTATTCAAAAAGCTTAGACACCACCCAGCGCTGGATTTGACAGCAGACTGCATACACTCCTGACCACGGAAACTGAAATCGCCCAGAGCACGAGCATGAGGCACACCATCCTCGACGGTTTCATCGTAATACTTGTCCACGATATCACGATACAGAGTACCAACCGTCGCAGAAATCATCGGATGCCACAGCTCAGAACTCATAAATGATTCGAGGAACTGCGGAACCCATGCAAAATCAGGATGCGTATTGCTCATCTCAAGGAACGGTACATGAATGGGGCAGCGAGTACCCTCGGGCAGTGCTTTGATCTCGACAGGAAGATAGCCCAGGTCATGCAGGGCAGCAATCTTATCGATATCATAAGCGTCCTTGCCAATGGTTGCGTCCAGGACACGCTGATAATTTGAGACAACCCACTCCTTTGGGAAATCAAAAAACCAACGTTTAAAATAATTCTGCAGATAATTCTTGCAGAACGCCTGAACACCAAACACAACGACTTCATCCACGCCATCCAGACGGCTCATGCGCGGAGTAAAATAACTGACCAGCTTAGTGGTGCCGGCCGGAAACTGCTTACTGTGAGTCGTCTTGTAGAAATCACATAGTAGCATCGGGTTAATATTGATCATTCTAAATATCTCCTTTATTTTACTGGGTCGTCTGGTCTAAAAAATGCGGGGCGCTTCACATTCGGATGCGCTTCATCGACATACGCCTCATACACTGCATTAAATTCAAATCCAAAATTATCTTTGATAAGAGGTATTTTAATATACAGTGTTGCATAATAATCTGACGAATCAAAAAAACGACCACCAACCTCAATGTCTTTGAACTTTCTCATTCATGTTCCTCAGATATCAAGCTTTAGAAGAAAAACATCCACGATTTTTGAAACAACAGACTCATTACTCTTCCAAGCGTAAACGTCATCAGCGTTGATATAAGATCCATTTTCTGTGTACCAGCACTGTTTGTTGTGATCATAATGACCTTTTACGATATACTTCCCTGCCAGATTCACCTTGAACATCACAACCTGACTGTTCATTGCAGGAAGTGCTTTATCTGTATCAATCCAAAACATATTTAGTCTTCATCCCACTTGTGTTCCAAAACAGTGATCTTGTCGTGATGGCCGGTGAAGATACTATCCGTGGTATAGACCATATGAATCAGCTCCGGGTCGTCAAACAGATGGCCGCGTTCCTGATTCAGAATACTGTTCTCGCAGTGGCTGACATACATATCGATATCACCCGCACCCAGTTCCTTCAGCTTCTTGGCCGAATAGTACATAGTGCCGCCGTAAGAGCAGATATCATCGATCATCAGAACTTTGCCACCCTTGGGAGGATAACCGGTGACATCCAAGCCGAGAATCTTTCCGGTCTTCCAGTCACGCTTCTTGTCTCCGTGAATGATATAAGCCTTACAACCCACACGATCGAGTGCCCAGTGAACAGTTTCCTCGTATCGTTTCATTGCGCCGGCATCCGGGAAGTAGATTACATCAGGCTTACTTTCTTCGATTGCCTGACAAATCTCACGAATCGGAGTGTGTACTTCACAACGATCGATCAGAGCCGGAGCCACATCGCTGTGAGGATCAAATACAACAACGCGGTTAAATCCGCACCGATTGATCTCATCGGCAAACCACTTGAGAGTAAACACATCCTCATCGTGATAAGCGCGATCCATACGGGCGTTCGGAATATACGGCATAAACAGCTCGACTTCTGCCCCGTTATCCTTTGCGTCCTTTGCGATCATAATGACTGTGGGGAGCTCTGCCATGGATTCAAACGTCCAGACGATATTGATCGCATTGAGATAATTGATAGCTTTATCCTTCTTAATCAGCGGAGTGCCATCAGGGAAAGAACTGATTTCATAATAATTTGCTTTGACCATATTGAGCCTCCTTAGACCATGTAGTGAATGTCTCTTTCACGAGCACGAGAAATGATGACCTTTGCCACGCCATTATCCTTTTCAAAGGCTTCATAGCGATCTTTTTCATCCTCTACGTTCTTGGAATACGGATTGACCACATCAACCTTCTTGCCATCAATGAACTGCTCGCCGTTGGCGGGGTTATACTGGATATCCTCGGTGTTGATGTAGCAATCAGGCCAGAAGCCATCCTTCAGCTTGATCTCAAAATAGATACGCTGTGCACCATTGAACATATCAAAACGCTTGGTGCAGGATGTACGGTAACCATCCTTGAATAGAACAGTGATCTTGTAACTGGTCTCGTTCATATTGATGATATTCAGATCCTTGATGGCCTCTGCGAATGGAGTGCCCAGATTCAATTCAAAGGCAATAGACCGCAGGCAGTCGTAGTTCAGATCGATCTTGCCAGAAAAATCGACCACAGCTGGGATCTGATCGTAATACTTTTCTTCGAGCTTATCTTTGAGATAGGTTTCGACCTCGTCAGCGCCCGGGTAATCGAAGCGGAAGTGATAATGGAAGCGGCCGGGACGGTTGACCAGATAATCGTTCAGGCCATTGAGCTGGTTACAAGTGACAACGAAAAGCTTTTTGCCCGCGCTGGTGCCATCAAACAGACTCAGCATTGTATCCTGCGGATTTTCATTGTCCCGGGACTTGAAGGTCTTATCAAACTCGTCAAACAGGATCATAACTTCCTGATTGATGGATTCGATAAAATTGGCGATACCGCCGATATAGCGGTTAGCCAGAATTACAGGATAGCCCCGCTTAATGGCCTCGATTGCAATCATCTTAGCGGTCAGAGATTTGCCGATGCCTTTATTGCCGCTGAGAATGACACCCAAGTTGCGGTTGAACGCTTTGAACGAATTCAACACTTTAGCAACCTTGCCACTCTGGACACCATACACCTTTTCGTTGATGACCATATCAGGGCGGCGGGACAGATAGAAACCGGTCATCTCAGAACAGTGGATATCATAGGTACCCGCCGGGATCTTGTCATACGCCTTCATATCGTCGCCATACAGGAACAGATTGCTTGCGCTTTCAACAACTTTCATTTTTGATACTTCCCTTCTCAGTTCAGCTCTTCCAGCTTCTTCATCAACTGCTCGACATCCATATCTTCCAGTTCCTTGTCCTTCTTCTTTGCCACGATCTTCATAATCTTATCGCGCTGCGCCTTCTTCTCGGCAGCATTCACACGTGCCTCGGACTCAGCCAACTTGACAGATACGATATACTTGACCAGCTCGATCTTGTTTGCCAGCTCAGTATCTTCGGCGCTCTTAACAGCCAGCAAAGAGTCCTCGTCTGCGGTCTTCTTCTGACGATTCAGAGTCTTAAAGATTGCATCCAGAGCCTCAACATTCAGGTCCCACAGATCCTCAACAGTCATGACGCCCTTGTAGGTAAAACGGTAACGATTACGAGTTGCGATTTCAAACAGATTCTTTTCCATAATAATTTCCCCTTTCAAAATTACAGTAACGACCGACAAACAAGACATTTTGCCGTGCCAACAAACATATCATCAGTCCAATGTTTACTATGGTTGTCTTCTTCGATTCGGTAGTATTCTCCAACTTCAGCAATCGTCACAATTTTTCCAGCAAGTTTCATTCTTTCTTCTAATGACCACTTGACTGTTATAGTATATCCGGGATTGTTATTCCGATCTCGCATATGATACTCTTCGTATTGCACAAAATTATCGATTAAACACACCTTATCCCCAACTTTGTAACGAGCCATTAAATCACCACTTTCAGAACTCGCTCAGTAGCCCCCTGCACCTTAACAATGAAGGAATCATGCTTCGTCTCAGAGAAGCCAACGCCAGACAGCTGGTCATCTACCGACTGAACTGCCATCTGAGAACCGAGAGCCTCAAATACTCGCTTATGCTGTAGCAGTTCTGCCTTCAGGAATTCGTTGTAGAAACCATTGGGCTTTTCAGGATTGATACAATCCTTGAGCATGAAGAAGTAGTGACGGTTGCCATTACCAGTCTGCTCATCCCAATAGTTCGGAGAGTACATGGCCACAGAAACAGGCACAAACTGATTGGAGTTCACACCCCAGATCTCGCGGGTGCTAGTAGAACTGGGCAGCAGCTCTTTGATAGAGAACTTGCCATCCTTCAGCGTGACTTTTGCCACGGCGACATCCTGACCCTGATGCAGTGGCTTATCATAGTTAAACGAGTAGATGTTGCCGTCGAATTCAATCTCGGCACGGAAACCAGTTTTACCACCACGACTAGCAAAACATCTCACATAGAAGCTGTACTCGCCTTCCTTCATCTTTTTGATATCAGGCCATGTAATATTTTCGACCGCAGCTTTACCCTGATTAGGACGAGTGATATCCACATCCAAGCGGCCATTAGTACGAGGATTCCAACAGTTGCCGAAGTAGATGTGATTCTTATCGGGTTCAATGCAATGAGCATCCTCATCATTTGCATCGTACTCACCCGGCACATCGTTCCACTGAATCGAGAAACGCAGCACACCGTCCACTTTACCGCCAGCAGCCTTAACGTTTTCGCGAATATCACTGTCTGTCATATTACCGGTATACGCCCAACTGAAACCATTAGGCCACTTGAACATACTCGGCGCATTCTTATCCTGCGGAGCAATCAGAGACATCATATTCTTCTCGAAACGATTCTCCATGAATAGTTCCAGCCCAGTCGCAGTCGGCAACACATTTTTGATGAACTTGTCAATGCTGATTTCCTCTGCACGGTTAAACTTCTTGGGATCAATCGCAACAGTCTTAGCCATTGCCTCAAACGGATTTGTAGCACCAGCAATACGAGGAGCGGCATCACGGTTGCAGAACAGGATATTGTTTGCGGTGATATCGTCCAGAGTAGCAAACCGACGACCCAGACTGTTCATATAACCCAGCTCGGTGACAGTCTTCTGTGCATCTTCCAACATCTTCTTGGTGAAAATCGCCTTGGGACGCTTATAGTTTGCGGGAGCGACAACCTTCTCAAAAGCAGTCACAGCGGAATCCACATCCATGCCTTCGCTCAGATTGATAAGAAGGGCGCCGATAGCGGTGTTACGAATACGAAGCTGCGCCGCCGTAGCATATGTAGGAGCAAGCCATACAAAGGCAAGCTTTTCATTAACAGACAGCTTGTCATAATCAATCTTATCGTGCTTAAACTCCTTTACAGACCGCTCAAACTCCTTGCCGCGATACAGACTATTCTGAGCAATCAGCTCTAGCACAGTATCAACAGCCTCCATGGTTAGCTCTTCCAGAGAACGCTTAAACACGTTTGCGGAGTCACGCCACTGTGCCATCTTGGTAGCTACGTCATCTCCACTGGTAATAAAACGCTGCGGAATCTTTACTGCGAAATGATCCCAAGTATGTACATCCTTGTGGTTTTCATCGTACTCGTAGTTCATCTCGGTGCCGAACATGTCCCCAGAACCGATCATATTGCGACTGACAAAGTACGGATTCACAATGGCGCGGCTCTTTACATAGGCGGCCAGTGCATCAACAACAGGCTGATATTTGGCAGACTTTGCATCGAAATCCCAGATGGAAATCAAATTATAATTCTTGTCAAACGCCACCAACTTGCCGATATTCTTTACAAAACGGCGGCAGCAGGAACAATCGTACTCGCGCCGCTTACGGAACAGCTCATTCGTGCCAGCCGGGAAGCTGTCAAGATACAGATTGTACAGTTCATCCTCGTCAGCGTCAGTGACAAACAGGGGATTCTCACTCTTCACCATCTCATTGAAGTGGTCCTGCAGCAGCGCACGAAATTTCTTGAAATCAGACATTGTTATTATTCTCCTTTAATTTTTCAATTTTATTTGTAACTTCAAAACTATGCCAAACCCAACTGTATTTATCCGTCCATACCTCGCCAGTCGGTTCCCCGTCAACGATATCGGTCATTCTATCAGCCCCGGGTAAATCTGCCATATTGAAAAGACATTCCTTTGTCTCTTCCTCAATAAATGCAGCCGCTTCTTCCTTTGAAGTAAAAAAATCAGGCTGAAAGATTTCGCCATCTGAACTGCATTCGATCACGCACCAGATTTCATTCATACAATCACCTCACAACAATGATTTGCAGCAAAGCGGTTTAGCCGGCTCAAGCATTTCATCACTCCATGACCAAAGACCGAATCCTTCTAAAACATATGTAATGTAGCAATGTGAAACCGTTGTAATCTTACCAGCGTAACTACACATAGCACTATTAACTCCGGGACTAAATCCCCATCTTGTTCCACTTACCATTTTGTAACTTCCGGACTCATGAAGATCTGGGCGGACTCTAACTTTGTCGCCGGGTTTATACTTGTATTCCATTTCAAATCCTCACAACAAACTTTTGCAAATCAAGTTCTTTGGACGATCAAACATTTCATCTGTGTAATAATATGTTTTTCCATCCTCAAGAATTTTGTATCGACCGTTTGCCTTGTGAGAAATATGTACAATTTGTCCACGATAACCTACTTGCCCACGTCCACTCCATGACGTCTCAATGCCATTGGCATCCGGTTCTGGACCAGATCTCATGTAATAAACTGTTCCAGATTGAAGATCTTCCCTGACGCGAATTGCTTCTCCATTTTTATATTTGTATTTGCTTTTCGACACGTTCTTTTACCTCTTTTCATAATAGACTTTTACATGTAAACGGTTTTTTAGATTCTTCGAACATTTCATCTGTCCAATATCTGGAGCTTTCTTTTACCCTGTAACACATTACATTCCCACAACAATCATAACTCTCGATTGTTACTTGTTTCCCTCGAAGATTTTCCATAGAATGAATAGCAATAATGTCATCATATGGAGTTTCTCCTGACAACATCTTGTATATTTTACGATCTGATAAATCTTTTCTAACCGTCACTTTATCTCCGGGTTTAAACTTATAGTTCATAGTTTATTCTCCTTCAAACCAGTCGGAAACATTCTCAGCGACTTCATCAAGTTTTTCCTGATCCATTTTGATATATCTCATCGTAATACGTTGGTCGCTGTGATTAAATTTTGTTTGAAGAATATTCAAGATGTTCGCTCCATCAACTGTACCCTCGGCGCTTTGTAATGCTGCCATAGCATAAGTTTTACGCATACTATGAGTGGATAGCTCAATGTCCAAACCGCACGCCTTACCAGCTTTCTTCAAAAGGTTGCTCACCGATCTAACGTTAAGCTGTCCACCTTTCTTGCTCTGAAAAAGAAGCGTGTCACGGTCAATTCGAAAACTAATTGCCTGATAATATTCTCTTAAAGCTTCTTTTGCCATATGAGAAATTTTACACACGTTTCGCTTGCCGGTCTTCTGCTCGATCAGCTCAACATGATCTTTTACATGAGCGTTCTCATAATAAACATCAGCCGTTTTAAGCTTCAACAAATCGCCGCATCGAACACCAATTGAACAGCCGAGAATAAACATCGTTTTGTTTCTAAGCGCGATTTCTTCAGATCCGTTAGACCCAAGGTACTCAACAATCTTCTTGAAATCTTCCTTTGACTTGATAGGATCTGCCGGGGTTGGCTTTCTGCGCCCATCCTTGAGATAAAGACTATCCGTCCGACGAGGTTTCCGTGCTTTTTTCGTTGCAGTGGCACTTTTAACTGCCTGCTGAATAATTCGTTCAATATCGTCCTCTGTAACGACGAGTTTTGCAGGCCGATCTTCAACTGGGAAAAGAATGGTTTTTTGTGCCACTTTCTTTGCGGTTTCTGCCATTAAAATTCACTCCTTTACAAAAGACTTTTACATGTAAGTGGTTTTGGAGACTCGAACATCGTGTCAGTCCAATAATGGCTATCCTCACAGAGCGTATAAACACCGCAGATTTGGCATTCGATTGTCATAAGTTGACCACGGTGTCTTTCCATATCTTTATTAACTCCCGGATCGCAGCCATAACTTTCTCCGCTTTGCATTGGATATTCTGCGCCGGCTGTCAAGTCTTTCCGAATTCTTACTTTTTGTCCAATTTTATATTTGTAATCCATAATCAATCTCTTTTCTAAATTGTGAGTAACAGTTTGGCTGGAAGAACATTTGCGAGATAATTTGGAGGGATCTTTGATCCCGGAAGCATTGTCGAGTAAATGTTCTGATGGCCAATGAGTCGCAGTGATTGCAGCCGCGATCTCCAGCTCTGCTGGGATTAGGCTGCAGAACGGAGACTCCGCACTTGCGAACTAATTTGATCCATAGCTCAGGAGGGCGAGGCTGCCAACCTCAGGCAGCCCATGGAGCCCGTATGAGCGTGCTATGGTATTCTTCATAACCGTCGGTCATCCGGCAGCTCGCGACGTAAAACGCCCGATATTCAAAAGAGATTACAATATATAATTACTTGGATTCTTTGTCCTGTTTTCGCAGTTCATCAACAAGACATTCCAAACAGCTCTGTAGAGCGTCGTGTCCGGCCTCAAGCATTGCCTGATGAATATTCACTTCAAAATCACACAAGAGATCTGCACATAAGCTCATATCCTCTGCATCGATTTCTTTGATGCCAAGCTCCTTGATTGCGCTTGCAACGTCGGAAGGCCCCCAATAGACCATTGCTCTGTGGTCGTCGATATCCAACAGGTCAACTGGACACCCGATGGATTCCTCTACGACACTTGCCGCTTGATCGAGCAATTCAACTGGAGTGCCGCCATCTCTACACATCATTTCAATCATTAGAAAACAACTCCTTCTTTTGGTTTTAAGTCAGCTTTGAGCATTGCCATCATATCAACATGATACTTTTCGTTGTACCGAGAAATCACCGTGTCGACCGATTCTTTTTCTACCATACGGTAGTAATTCAGCCTGCCATTAAACTGCTGCAGGTCTTCAAGATCCCACGTTTTTCCTTCTTTCTTGCAGACGATGTAATTAGATGCCATCTTCTTAAAGTCCTTAAAATTGCGCCATCCGACTGTGATATCGTTATTGGCATTCCACATCAGACCGAGCATCCAGTTTTCGCTCGAATGCCGATTACCATAATGCGTTTTTTCTTCATTCAAAGTAAACGGAGCATTGATTGCATCCAACATCTCTTTGATGATATCCTGCATTTCCATCGGGTCAAAACTCAAATAGCAGCTGATGGTGATATCGTCTGCATATCTGGTGTATGTAAAAGTGCGAGAAATGCCGTCTTTCATGGTATATTTGTAAGAAAGCTTCTTATTTAACATATAATCAAACGGGATCATCATAACGTTCGTGATCCACGGACTGATTGGCGTTCCCTGCGGAAGACCGCCGTTCAAGAAGCACAGGCGCATCGCTTTAGTCAGCTGGTTGTATCCATTTCGATCCTTCATAATGAGAGAAAACGGATAAATCTTGCTGAACATGCCGTAGATAAACTCAGGAGTGGAGCTCGGGAAGAATCCATGAAAGTCAAACTTGACAGCCCAGTTGTTTTCATAGGTGACGATCTTTTCTTTCCCAGTCTCACGATCTTTTACTGTATATCTGTGTCCCGCCTGATGCTTTTTAATTGCACTCAGAGTGCCGCGCCCATTGATATATGCGTGTGCTGCCGTGTGATAATCAGCAATCATGAAACTTTTTAACAGCGTCCGCAACTCAACCAACGCATCGCTCAGTTCATTGTTCGGTGCATCAATTGGACGAACGCCACCAGTCTTCTTAGGAATTTCGAAGTGATAGTAATGCGTCGACAGGTCACGTACCGCTTCAAGACGGGCGTATTTCTGATTGAATTCCGTAAGCCGTGTAATCATATTGGTAACGTTTGTAATGGCTACGAGACGATCATTCAACCCATTACGCTGTACAGTTCGAGTAGAAGTTTCATCGCCAGCATATTTTAACTGGTTCACGTCAACGACTCCGCTAAGGATTTCATCAAACGTAATCTGCCTTGTTCTCGGCGGATTCCAATAAGTAACGTACATATGTTTACCTCTTCTAAATCGTGATCTAAATGGTGGTTTGTATGCTCAGGGAGGTGCCTTCGACGGGACGTCTTCCTGCGAGTTTGCGTTTTGAGCTCATTTCCGGTACGTGTCTACGTTGATTATTTTGATCGACGAATCAGCATACCTGCAGAGTCGACGTACGCCGCATGCGATCACACGCCTCGGTTTTCCGGTGGGATGTGTATGATCTTACCTTTACGAACCTGTCGGTCATCCGGCAGGACTGTATATTTCAACAGTAATTCATCACGATTTTTTTATTTATTCTTTATGCAGCCGTAACGTTAAAAGTGTACGGATTTGCAACGATCATTTTCTTCAAAGGTGCGATATTGGTCGCGAAATTGATAAAGTTCGTAACCGCCAAACAACACACGAAACGAACAGTCGGGGCGAGACCTTGAACGATGCCACATGCAGAAACCGGAGTGCCAGCCTGCGCATCTTCATGAGAGAAGTTCATAGAATTCCATAAATTCTCTCGGTCTTTTTCCTTGCTCCAATCCGCTGCCCAGCACTGTGCATCATGGAATCCAGTGCGGACATCAAACACGCCCTTGATGTTCGGGTTGTACTTGTTCGCTTCCATGAACTGCTTGCGAATTTCGATGTTGTCGACCGCGAGGAACACATAACCGCGAATCATCTCGCCCTGCCAACCATTCGGCTTCAGAACGATTTCATCTTTGGCATCAGGATTGATGGCACAGATAATATCGCGAACCGCCTCGACTTTTGGAGCTTCAATATTGTTGGCGAAGAACATCTGGTTGACGATATTCTTGCTTTCAACCTCGTCCATATCCCACAGCGTGAAATTCTTCAGACCATACCGTGCGAGAAGTTCCGCCACGGTAGAGCCAACCGAACCACAACCAATAATGTGGATCTGGCCGCTGATATCATCGGGGTTGAATACCATTTCAAGCTTACTCAGATTCATTTTGTAGTCCTTTCTTTAATTGTCATACGGAAAACAGCTGGAATTCCAGCACGTATCAAGATCTTCTGGATTCTCCTTGTAATAATTGACCAATGGATATCGAGTCTCAGACACTTCATTGACTTTCGGAGCCGCTGCACCAGTTACCGTCTTGATTTGCGGCACTGGCGTTTGCGTGGCAACTGTTTGCGGGTACGTTTTTTGCGGCGTAACTGCTTTACCATAGTAGGTGCCTGCTCCATAAGCTCCGTAATTTGCGACTGTGCTTGCGACATATACAGGGCGCTTTCGAACCGTTTTGTCTGCATCTTCGAGAAATCGAGTCGAGTCAAAATCTCCAACAGTAACCTTGACATCGGCTCCCTCATAGATGACATTGTCGGCCAGATCAATGACGCGAACATTGTACTGCCGCTTCTTGTTCCAGATCATAAAAATCTGATAACTCGTCGGCTTGAGTCCGTCAATGAATCGCCACTGATCCTCCATATCGCGGCTGCTCGGCGTTACACCGAAATCGACATGGCTGTGTCCCTGAAATCTCAGGTTGCGAATCGTTTCAACAGGCAGCGCCTGAAACCACTTTGAAAATTCTTCCTGATCGGTGTCTACGGTGGTGCCAGTTACAGTCTGAGGATACAGCAGAATTTTGGTAATCTGAAAATGCGTCTTATCGATACGATTCACGATGCCGCGCCATGCAACCTCACAATCGAAGTGATCAATCAACGCAAACATCTGAGAATACGCTTCATAGGTGAAATTCACCTCGACAGCATCCTTCTTAACAGACGCAAAATTCTTCTTGTATGAGAAAGAATCCGTCTTAACCCTACCGGTCTTATACAGCTCCTGAACAAATTCACGTGCCATATCTGCTACAACCTGCTCCGTGATATTAATGGGTTTCATCTTCAGCGACCTCCTTCTTTACTGCTTCTGCTGGTGCTGCTGCGTCCTTTTCGTTCTTGAGAATGTCAAACACTTCTGCCACCGTGTACAGATTACCCGCGTTATCCTCGATACACTTGCGAGTTTTGATATAGGATTCGTCAAACAAATCATACATGAGATCGCTTACAACGGTGCCATCCTTCCAGTTGATGGATGCGCTTGAACCAATAATCGTAGTCAGGACGCCAATGTAATCGTGTTTTACACTAAGCGCATTGAGCATCTCTCGATAACCGCTATAGCACGCATGCCGATCGATATGAGGCTGACGAATACGATCCTTCATCAAATCAGAGCGACCTTGCATATCAGAACCACGAACTGCTTCAACCTTGCAGCTGGAATACAGTCGCCATTCACAGTAGGTGCGAATAGCGAACCGATGTGTCTTCCAAATTGACACAAAGAAATCTTTCGTAAGTTCCGTGTCATACGGCGAACGCTGAAAAATGTAGCTTCGACTATTTGCCTTTTTCTCAACACAAGTGCGGAACTCGCCCTCATCACAATCGTTCAGCGTGCCAACATAACCAATAGAGATTCGATCACTGTTGGAGTCAAGATAAACCAGCGTCTTGCAGCGCTTCAGGAAATTAACAATTGCAGCTTCGTCATCCTCAGTGCAGCAAGCACGGTCCATGATCATAGTGAGTTTAAATTGAGCTTCTTCAAGACTTTTATTTCTCTCACGGATATCGTTATATTTACTTTCAATATCATCTTGAATACTACGAATGTATCGTTCCTGCCGAGAAATTTCGTTGGCGTAATCCTTCTTGCAAAATCCCTTCAGAGCACCACGCAACTTCTTACCATAGAAATCGCCGGTCTCGTATGCCTTCTCCATGTATTTGCCGAAAGCTTTGTTGTCCTGATCATAAAGAGTACGCAGCATCGCCTTCTCATCATCAGTCAGCGGCTGATCAGCGAAAAACCACGGCATCAGGTTTGGCAAACAACTCGCTGCCATGTGCATGGCCTGAATCAGATTCTTCTTAGCACAAACAACGACAACACCCTGCTTCTTTTCATTCTGATATACATAGACATTGCCATTCTTATCGATGTACTTAGCTGCGACATCCATGATCTTCCAACCGGCAGCTTCGTAATCCGCATTGTACTTCTTGAACTCAGAAATAATGGCGTCTGCTTTCTTATCGTCGATCGTCTGAAACATGATGCCAAATTTCATCTGATTGAAAGCGTTATCTTCATGAACGAACATGTCCTTAGTGAACTTTTCGTCGTCGCCCATATAGAAATGTTGGCAATCAATAATTGACTGAATGCGATGTCCTCCCGAAATAGAATGCTTGATACGGTCATCATTGATCAGTACGCGCAGTACGGACAACATCACATTATCGTTGAGATTGCTATTGTCGCAATTCAGAATCAACGGATATGCTTCGTCGCAATCTCTCGAACCGATCTTGCTGGAATAAGCTGTGAAAGCCATATGTATTTCCTCCTATTTAATTTCAAAGCCCAGATACTGGACACATATAAGGCAGACTTTAACCGGCCTGCCAGCGGCTGCAGTGTTTAGAATATCGTTGTAACCAATAACGAATTCAGCGGTTTATTTTCAAATTAGTGCGATTAGTTCATACCAGTCGCATTGTCGTGCTTGGAGATGGAGGCCAGATACACCTCATCGCCGACGCCCAGCTCAGACAGCGGAGTGTTCAGCTGTGCCACCGTCAGAATGCAGCCATCCAGAGTGCTCTGGCCATTGGCGTAGTTCACGCCATGCTTTGCGAACACGTCCTTCGGGGTCATGCTGGTAGCAACAACGTCCTCGATCTTGTCGTCATTAGTGGTAACCCAAATCTTAATCATAGTATGTACTCCTTTTTAATTTGAAAAATATCGTTTACTCGTTAAAATGCCGGACGTATTGCGCAGGAACATCCGGCGTGGAACCTCGGCGGCGCTCTTACTCGGCGTCTGCGTCCTCACCATCGATAGTGATTGCAGCATTCATGGCAGCCTCATCAGCGTTGATGGACTCCATAGCGGCTGCGATCTGCTCCTCGATCTTGGTGCCGCGAACAATGGTCAGACCAATCATGTCGCGAACCCACTCCTTGATCTCTGCCTCAGACTTCATGCCAGCAGGAACAGGACGGCTCAAAACGGCAACCTTATCGCCAGTGACTGCATCCTGAGCAAAAGCCACGCCGAACTTGCTGATATCATCCTTAGAAGCAACAGCAATGGCGCTCACAAGCTTCTTCTCCTTGCCCTCGCCCTCATACAGCTTCAAAGCCTCGGGACGGAACTTCTCGACCTTCTTCAGGGTAGCGACATCGTATGCGGAAGTGACGAACAGGTTGTTGAACTTAACGATTGCTTTCATAATGTTTTCTCCTTTGTAATTAAAGATTGATATGTAAACGGGCAATCACCCGTTGTACCTTATGCGGTTTGCAGTAGCTCCTTCATATCATCCAGAGCTTCATCCCATGTATCGGCCGACTGAATAAACTGACCACTATCCGCCGATACGATTTCATAGTGGCCGTCAACATACTTGATAACCATTTCTTCACTCCTTTATATATTTAAGTTATGTTTGTATGGTCAAAAAATAAAATCACAGAAGTGATTTGCAGGTAAGTTTTACTGGACACGGCTCCCAAAATCTTTGCGGGCACCAAGTAATCGTTGTTTCTCCACTTGTAAATGGGTCTAACATCTCTACAACTGGGTAAGCTCCATCAAATCTTACGATGCGCCCTCTTTTGTTGCGATTCACATCGTTTTCAGACACTTCATTGCCGATTCTAACTAATTGCCCAACATGTAAATCGTATTTCATACAACTGTCTCCTCTGTAATTGTCCATGTGTGACGATAACCAGCAGGAACGTCTGCAACACGCGCTCCCCAATCGTCAATATAGCTATCTCGCATACTTTCTGAATCATTTACGTCGTGTTCGTTCAAACACTCTAAGAACAAATCCTGCATCCTATCTGCCGCGTCTGCATGATTCGCATAAACGTGTTCAACACAAGCGAACGCCCATTCGTAAGAATTTTCGACACAGTCATGAAGAACATAAACCTTCATACTGTCACCCCCCCAATCAAAGCATTTCACAAAACTCGCCAAGCTTGATCCACAACCAATATGTAGACTGATCCATCCGAACAACATCAGGAACACCGCGAATAAGCGCCCACTCATGCGCCATCTTAAACAATCTTGCACACGCTGCTTGTTCCTGTTTGGTAAACTGTTCGTTCCAGAGCCTACGGCGAGTGCCACTGTTCCAACGAGCGCCTTCCCGAGTTTCGCAAACAAACATAAACGGAATTGTCTCGAGAACCTCCTCATGTGACATGGTGATCATAATGTTTAGCTCCTTTCATTTCCAGTTGTAGGGCTGAGTTCTTTTACTTTGTCGACTGCATAGTCGATTACATCAGTGACATATTCAGTGGCGTTGTTGATGTTATCTTGTGTAAACATATCAGCAGCGAGCATTTTATAACAGGTATTGGAAGAAGGAGTAAAGACAAGAATCGCTAAGCTCACAATTGCCGCAATTGACATCTTTACAACAATCTTGCGCTCTCTTAAAACATCTTCATCCTTTTCTCCATAACGAGCGAAATCATGCAACCAATCAAACCACAAAAAACCAGAGATGGCAACAAAACCAATAGAAGCGAAAAGCGCCAAAATCTGAATGGTGTCAGCCATGCCAATCAGATAAAACACCCACGGACTAATAATCGAATTCATACGGCTGCGCCCTCCTCTTCAATTGCTTCCAAGAGCTTTTTCTTAATTGCATCGCATAGATCGGACATAACATTCTTCTTGTTTTCCATCGTAAGGGTTTCGTCTTTAAGAATATAAAAACGAATGATAGCAAGAAACCCGTTTACAGCACAATCAATGATCGTATCGTTTTCGGTATTCTCTCCATCGTCAGCATAAACACCGGCTACGTATTTATCGTCCTTAGTTTCAATAATAATCTTCATATTGCTTAGCTCCTTTCATTTTTGTGTGTGGATATTTGAACAGTGGTGCGCCCGGCGGGACTTGAACCCGCACGCCATCTCTGGCAGAAGATCTTAAGTCTCCTGTGTCTGCGATTCCACCACGGGCGCATATAAAAGAAAATCAGAAACAGCCAACATTCGTTTTACGTTCCAGTTTACTGGCTACCTGAAGGGTATTCGTCCGACAGCTACTCGGCTTGCACCTTATTCCCCTTCCTATTTGGCTCAGTATCATTTACCGGTGTGATACCTGTCGTTTGCCAATGAACGGCCAATCCCCGATCTAGCTGGAACAACTGATTTTCTATTCCTCATTTAGTTAGAGACCTAATGAGTAAAGATGTCTACCTACACCGGTTGTGGACGGACTTACCCGGCTGGATTTCTATGTAGGAGTCTCAAACCGTCGCACACAATGGAGCAGCGAATGGGAGTCGAACCCACGCCATCGACTTGGAAGGACGATGTACTAGCCGTTATACGACCGCTGCATATAAACCCGGCTTACTAAGCCTTATTGCCACAGCATACGCCATGGAGCCGGGAATAACAAGGAAGAAAAGAGGTAAAGCCCGAATAGGAGGAATGAGACCCTATAAGCGGGCATCGGAGTGACTGGTTGGACTTGAACCAACGGCGCGCAGTTAGCTTGCTGCTCTACCATCTGAGCTACAGTCACATAAAATACTCGGCTTACAAAGGTCAACTGCACTCTTTCAAGTGAGCCGAGAATAATTGACGAAGAAGTATAAAAATGAACTCCCCCTTTCGGGGTGGTATCTCGCACAGGCGCGGCCGGATCTGACCGCTAAAGATCCTACCCATACGAGATTGGTGCTCACAAGAAGACTCGAACTTCCACGTCATAAAAGACAAGGGACCCTAAAACCCTCGCGGCTGCCAGTTTCGCCATGTGAGCATATCAAGAGCAGGGTTGCGTACCTGCTACGACTTGTTCAGTCACGGTTGTCTTATGTTTGGAGGGACACGAAAACAACTAATCCGATATAAAGGAGAAATATGAGAATACGAGGGACGCAATGACCAAACGCCCCATGGTGCAGCTAGTCGGATTTGAACCGACACGGATTTTCACCAGCAGATTTTGAGTCTGCCGCGCCTGCCTATTACGCCATAGCTGCATATTGCTCGTCTTTCCGAGCCGCCACTGCTTGCGCAGGTTACTTCATATCGTTCAGTACAGGGATGCTGGCATCACCGCCGACATAAGTAGGAAGCTTACCATCCCACTTTTCATACATCTGCTGCTGAATCAGCCGGTCGCTCAGAGACTCAGAGATGATTTTATTCGCCTCGGCTTCTGCGTTCGCCTTGGAAATCTTGGTCTGGTTCTCAATCTCCTGCGCCTCGTCATTGCGCTCGGCCACAAAGGACTTGTTAATAGCAGCCTGAACAGATGCATCGTCGTACTCAATGCCATCCTTCATGCCAAGGACAGTAATCGTGATACCGCGCTCTGCAAAATACTCAGTCACATCCTTGCGTACATACTCCATGATCTCGGCCTTCTTCTCAAGGATCTCATTCATGGTGTACTTAGCGCACATTTCAACAAAGTCAGCTTCAACACGAGCACGGATTTCAGTATCCATAATCTCGGAGAGCTGCTTGTTGTTGTAGGAATACAGGAACTTGACTGCATCATTTTCAGTATAGATCTGAGCAGAACAGTTCATACCGACGGAGAAGCCAATAGACTCCTTGCTTTCGGCAGAGATGGACTGGTTGATAGTGCTGGTGCCACTATCCTTGCCCTCGGACCATTCACGAGTAACAGGAGTTCTATTGACGACAACCAACATGTTATCCGGAACCCAAGTACCAATGATGTCAGTCGGCGACAGATGTCGCTTCGAGTAAGTAATGTACACCTGCTTGGCTGCAACCTTTGCCTCGGCGAGCATTTCCTCACTCTCAAAGGACGCCTGTTTTCCCCCGCCCTCAGAGAGTGAAATCAGAAATGCAGTTTCATGAGGTTCGATTGTATACACCTCTTTCTTGGTGCATCCCGTAAATGTCAGCGCCATCACAATTGCACACGAAACCACGAAAATCTTTTTGAACTTCTTCATTCGTTCCTCCTTTTAATTTTTGAATAGAATATATACCACAGCTCCAATCGCAAGCGACAGAGCTACAGACACCGAAAGAGCCAATTCGCTGACACGTCCGTAAAGAGAACTTATACTTCCTGTTGCCATTTGAACAAGCGAGATGTGCCGTAGAAGTTTCTCAAAAATGTCATCGAGACTCAAAAACGAAACAGCCGATGCGCAGGCTGCCAGCAATAAATCTTTATGTTTTTTCATAACTTACCACCTCAGAATCCTGTCTCAGCTTTTTGCCACAAATTGGGTCGTGATGACAAAACTCACACATTTTATTCGTCCTCGACTTCTTCGTCATCTACTACGTAAATCGCGTCAATTTCCTCATTGTCATCTGGGCTAATTTCTTCAGAATTATAAGCCTCTTCCGCAATCTCTTTTGCCTGTTCTTCAGACTCCGCTGGAACCCACATGGCATAAGACTGTCGTGTCCAAACGCTTACAAGGTATCGCTTCATGAAATCACTCCTCTACCTTAAATACCATGTAGTACATGTGATTATCTTCACCGTTATCAACCGCAGCTCCGATAGCATACTCGGGATACGGACACAAAGCACACCCACAGAAATCTGCATAAGAATCAGTGTTAATTCGCGTTGCGTTTTCATACCGTGCAGCTTCATCGCTTGGCATATTATCAAAGAAGCTCTGATAACTACGAGCAGCAAAATCAATCGCATCACTTCTCGACTGAAATGCTTTATCGAAACTTACTGATTTGTAGATGTCAACTTTTTCGTTGGTATAATCGCTTACGACAATGTACATCTGAATCACTCCTTCTCAAAGATATCAGTGTACTTGATGTACAGCTTACCGTTATGATAGTAGGTGTTGTATTCGCACTGGGTCACATACCACCAAGCCTTTTTATGCCCCGCCAGCAGGAGGTCGTGCAGATGATAAGTTTCTTTGTAGTTTTCATCTACATACTGCCGGAATGTAAGCTCGTCGATATCGTCGCTTTCTTGAACAATAGCTGAAATCTTGCTAACTTCGTATTCGTCCATAGAATCGTCCACAACGAATACCACTCGAACGATTTCTTTACCCCGGCGACAAATCTTGTAAAGCTCCTCTGCACAATGCAAATGATACACAACTCTATCAAACTGTTCGAATGGAAACATTAAAATTCCATCATCATGATCAAAATCATAATAGCTCGTATGCAACTCAATCTTGCGACCAAGCTCTTTACACACCGAAAAGAATCCTGTCCACCACGCCTGATGTTCCCACCAGTGATAAAGTGGGTCACCGCCACCAGACACAGATACCCAATTGCAGTCATTACATTCGTTTTTCAGAACATGCTCCAACTGCATATAAGAAGAATACTCGTCTGTCGGCGTCATCTTGAGCTTGTTATTGCGGACGATACACTCAGGGCAGCTGTAATGGCAACCAAAGTTCGTGATGATGCTGAGATATTTGTCATCCATTTTGATTTACTCCTTGTTAATGGTAAGCTGAATAGACCAATAATCTCTGTCGTTTCCAGTGTAAATCAAAGAGTCCAAAACTTCTGAGTGCCGATCGCACTCGTGATAGATTTCTGGACCATGGCTCTGAAGCCATCCAGACTCCACTCCGAACTTTTTAACGATTTCTCCTTCATCAATGACTGCGATGCCATCGGAAGCCTTATCTTTCGCTTCTTCAATCATCCATTCAACGATTTCTTTGATATTCAGATTTGCCATGATTCATACCTTCTTTCAAAATGTTACTAAAAAATGGTGGGCCAGGAGGGATTTGAACCCCCGATCAAGCAGTTATGAGCTGCCGGCTTTAACCAGACTAAGCTACTAGCCCAAGAGAGGAGGATTTAACCATGTAACGACACCAGCTGAGTACATTGCATTCGACTTACGAACTTTGCGAAATGCAACTTACAGCATCAGTGGATACAACCAAAGCGTCTTAACATCCTGTCCTTTGGTGTCCATCCTCAAAGACTGCCCTTTTAAATTCACTCTCCGCCAGCTTGGGCACCAACTGACTAGACCACTTTCGCAGGTCATCCATTCGCCTACTCATGTTGTCACCAGACCTTCACTCCACGAGGAGCTACCCCGTCGCAGTCTGTTCGCACAATTTCGGTCAAAGCGTTATGAATGCATTGCATCCACGGTGGAATTGCGCCACCCCAGCGACCTCGCACTACACTACGCTGCCACATCGAACCTAGCTGGAACCCAACAGAATCGAACTGTTGTACGACCATCGGCTCCATATAAAGCAGGGTTATCGTACCTGCTCGGCATTTTCAGCCACGCGGTTTCGCCTAATGGAAACCGTTTTTATACACACAATAGGCACAGGTAGAAAGGAAAGACCCTGTACCATGGTCGAGCATGAGGGATTTGAACCCTCGACTTCTTGCGCCCAAAGCAAGCGCCCTTCCAAACTGGGCTAATGCTCGATATATGCCGGTCTTTCCCGGCTGTCAGTCCCAAGGACAATGGAGGAAAGTAGATAGCTTAGATAGCTGCCGCCACAATCTTTGCGGCTTCCTTAAACACTTTCATATTCTTATCAGAATGTTGGAAAATATCAGGAGTAGCCTTGGGCGGCTTATTATGAGAACGTACATACGCCTTGCGCATCCGATCCATCTTTACAGTGCCGATCGTGTCATAGATCTTTGCATAGGTAACCCAATACCCAATCGTCTTATCACCCAGCTTTTTTGCAATGGGTTCAACGATCGGAAGTGTGATACTTGGCTTGTAGTAATAGTATTTCTTTTTCTTCTCTTTGACCGCAGGAGCTTCAGCCACCGGCGTTTCAATCGCTGGATCTTCAACTTCAACCGCCTGAGCCTCTGCTACAACCTTGATATCATTGCCGCCCGGATTTTCGGGAGACAACACACTCGGAAGATCTTCAACCTTATGCCGTGTAGGAATCATGCTGGCAGGGATCATCGGCGGATTTCGCTTGCTCACATGCGGCTGCCTCTTTGCTTCCTCGGGATCAAAAAGATCGTTCTCGTAGCGATCCTTGAGTCGGCAATAGAAACTTGACCGAATATTATCGTTGGCCATCTCCACAATATCAATGAGCGGGATCGAATAAACATCCGAAATATCCTTTTTCTTCGCGTAGAGCTTTCGTTCTTCGTATACCGACCATCCGAACTCTTTCTCGAAGGTTTTGTACATGCCGTTAAAGATGTCTTTTTGGGGCACACCCTCAATGTGGGAGATTTTTCTCACCATCTCCTTAACGTCATGTTTCCACGAAGTTTCTGCTGGCTGAATGTAAGTCTTACGCGGAGTATAAGAACCATTCTGATAAGTCGGTTGCTGGATAGTCATTGCCAGCTGCTTCTTGATCTGTTCAATTGTGGAGATAATGATGTCGCTCTTGCTCACAATGCGTTCTGCCTTCTCAAGGTCTGCTTTTGTGAAATGAATCAAGTTCTCAAGAGCTTCCCTGTCCTGCCGGCGCTTTTCTTCCATCTCGGCCATCTGAGAACAAAGCTGGTTCTGAGACTGGCGAAGTTCCTCGATGCCTTGCGTCATGATTTCAAAGCGTGCCTGTCGCCGTGATTTCGCGTCGGTCATCTTCTCTCTGTTCAGAGATACGGTTTCGCCCTGCATCAGAGCTGTCATCACGTCCCAGCAAAAATCAATGAAGGCGTTCGCTTTGGGCTGGGTGCTGAACCGGCAGATTTCCATAACGCCACGCAAGCTATAACACACAACTTCACGCATCTGCGTATGATTCCCGACCTCGACTAACATTTTGTTAGCCGAGCTCAGTTGATCAAGACGAGCCTTGTTACGCTTGTGAATCATGGTAATTGAAACTACGGGGTCTTTATATTCCAGCGCCGTACCAATCTGCTCCCGAGTCATCCAGAAATCATCCTGCGCCCTGCTGTGACCGACCGCCGGATTCTCGTAGACCTGAATCTCAAGCTCGCCGAACTTCCTTGTGGTCGCCAGCTGCATTGCTACGTTTTCATTCTCATTCACTTGTTTTTCCTCCCTTATGTATATTTAAGTCCTGTTTGTGAAATGATGATAACACATTTTCTCTGCGTCGTCAATTGTTATTATAAACAGAACTTAAACATACTTTTTGTACTATTTTTGTCGACTACCTTATTTATAATAGGCGTTAGGCAGCGCCTCAATTAGCTATGCATAAATCATTGTATATTATTCATCCTTTCTGCATATTTATGCATTATTATTCATCGAGATCTAAATGATGTTGTTGCTCTTTTAAGCTCTCAAGAATTGATCTTAAAAAGGTCCCGAAGTTGATCAGTACCCGTCCAACTCGCGTTGATTGAGTTCAATTGATGAGCTTCTGTCGAACTTTGATGAGTTACTTCGTTGAGTTTCGGGCGTTTTGCAACCAAATCGCCTTGCTCGGCGTTCAGTGGTTCTGGGTCTGACGTCCGTCGACTCGTTCGGAGGCTGAAGGCAGGCCCCTCCGCCCCGGGATACCTCATCCTACCTTTGCGTAACTGTCGGTCAACCGGCAGCCGTAACTGAAATACGTATTCATCTCGATGTTTTTACGATAACCTCAACGATGTTTTCCTAAGACGTGTTATCGGACGCGGTCATAATATCACCTCATTTCACACCTTCGACCGTCTATGTAATTCTTGTTTTTTCGTTTCGCACGCTCTCCGTGACGGCTAGGAAGCCCCGCAACGGCTTTTCTGTGCTTCGTAATGAAATTCCATTACAACGCATCAAAACCGCGTATAGTGCCATCTATGCCGTTCTGGCGACGTGTGCCGGCATCAACTGCGTTCCGCGACATCTTTATCTGCCCACATCGAAACATAAAACACAGCTTCACCGAGATCCGACTTAAGATACCCCTCCAAGCCGCCAATAGTGTTTTTAATCTCGAAGGTCACCTTGTCGCCATTGATCTCGAACAGATGACCATCTCGCTTACGCTTGTTACGACAAGTGATAAAGTCCTCACCAGCCGCACCCTGCTCAAGCTTGACCCACTTGGTAGGAACCCGAATCAGAACGAACGACGAATCGTCACCGCTCCGAATCGAGAACTGATCGTACTGTTGGACAAGCCCGACGAACTTATCGAGGGTGAATTCATATCGACCGGGCTCAAAATTAGTCATATTGGTCATAAAAGTTTTCTCCTTCCCTGCTTTCTTCTCCGCTGCTTCTTCGCTTTCGCTTCCTTCTCTCCGTTCTCCCTGATGGTTCTTTTTCCCTTAACAATCCTTTTAACTCCTATAATCCTCTTACTACACAACCATCACTATCACATCATCATCACTACATCAAACATCCTATTCTTTTTCTAAATTTTTTCGCCGTCACTCGCTCATCGCTCGCCACGGCTTCAAATCAGAGACGCTTCGCGATTGGACTTTGCCCAAACCCATTCGTTATTTCGTTTCTGATTTTTTGAATTGTGAATTGAATGATTGAATAATTGAATAAATATACATTTCGTTGCATATTGACCAATTCGCCCAAACTGATCAAAATATATAGCTCTTCAGCTTCTATTATACAACAGTATGATGTTACAGTCAAGTGAATCTGCGTAGCTTTTTGAAGATTTTACAACTGTATAGGGTGAATTAAGTAACACTTAAAGAAGTTTAACTAATGCGAATCAGCCCTGCTCCAACACCCATTTTCACGCCGATTGAACCAAACTCGGAAAATTCTGGTGTATTGTAATTGACAGCATAGATACAAGGACACATATTTTCAATGTCGCCCCAATCCCACGGCCATTCATCTTTCTCGTCGCTGACATAAAGCAGATTGTCAATGACGCCGAGCTCCTGATGGAATGACCGGATCACACTGTAAACAAGTCCGCCGTACTCTTCTTCAAATTCGTGGACGGCCGCTTTCTGTTGATCGTTCAGAGCGTAAAATGCACCCCAAGGCGGCTCACTGGACAGTGGAGTACCATTCTTCTCAAACAGTTTGACCGTATCAGAAAAGAATCCAAACGCTTTCATTCGCTTGATAGCTTCGGCACGCTTCTCTTCGATTGATACTTTCATCACTTATCACCTCCCACAATAGAGAGTCGGCGCTCCCTCAGAAATCACTTCGATCGTTTTGATTGAGCCCGGCGAAAAACTCCGCCCACGAAGCTCTTCCAGCTTCGACAGGAAATCGAGAAGCGTATGCCAGCTAGTTGGCTTGTACCTCTGTTTTGCTCCTACACTCAGAGTTGCTTGAAGTTCGCCAACGATATAATCATCAAGGAAGTCCAGTCGAGCACCCGCCTCGCCGTCTTCCCAGCGACTTGTTTCGCTATTCCACTTAGCGACGTCATATGTAACTTCGATCGATTTCATTATACTTCACCCCTTTCAATCAACATTCTCGCCGCTTCTTTCAGGATGCAGACGCCCTGTGCACAACTCGCCACATCGATATCGTTTTGTTTATACAGCATCCAAATCCCGCCAAAGAAACATATCGGGTCGCCAGCAGTATAACCAGCTGCATTCTGCCATAAACCCAGACCAGTATTATTGAACAGCTTGTCCTTCTTGTAGGCTCGCCGCAGCTCTTTCAGTGAAATAGGAATGTACTGTTTGACCTTATCCAGACCGCCCAGATAGTCGATATAACGAGCATAAATTTCACGATGATCGAGTTCTCTGCCAGTCCGCTTATCGATAGTATTGCAAACGATGCCGCATGCCTGTTCGAGTGTCACAACTGCGTCCCTCCTTACTTGTTAGACTTGCATTGATATTTTCGCTCGATCATTTCGGCTTCCACCAAAGTCATGCCGTGCTTCCACCGAATATCAACAACGGATTCAACCCAGTTCCCGGTCTTACGATTTTTTACGACACGAACTTCCTCAACATCTTTGTGAATCTGTGTGCCGGGTTTCGGGAGATAAGTCAAAACAGTTTCTTCAGAATGTTCCAAATCGTAAGAGCCAACAAATGTACAATCACGTTTGATCAGATCAAAGATCTTTTTGCGGTTCTGTTTAGATAGGTTTCTCACGACTGCGTCACCTCCCCTGGCACTTTCATAATCGACCAGCTTTTGAATTCTTTTAACGTTTTGATTCTTGCAGAATATGTGTGACAAATAGACAGCGGCTTATCATTGAGATTAGATCCGCAATCCATCCAAAGATCATTTGCTTCTTTCAAATCGTGGTCAAAATCGGCATTCATAATTTTCTGAAGCTCTTCCACATTGTTTGATACATGGATATTGCCAACGTATGCAGAAACATTATTGGCCACAATTTCAGTCAAGACAAACATATCTTACTCCTACTCTTCGAGTGTGATATCATCGTGGCCAGCATCTTCAAGCGGTTCATCCGATGCCAGCGCAATGATCTCGTCAATGTTGTTTTCGATCAGATATTTGACATCTTCCAGTCGCTGATCCAGAATTTCTTTCATCTGGGTTCTGACTGCTGTTTCGCCGATATATGCGTAGTTGCATTTCAGAGCCAGAATCAGATCATCAAACGTGACGGGATCAAGAATTGTATCGCTGGGAATCATGTCCTTACCGAGTTTCCAACGTCCTGCATCACTCATATAATGTCTCCTTATAAAAATCCAAGAGTTCGGAAAGCTCTTGTTCGTATAATTGATCATAATATTGATCTAAATATTTCTGTTCATAATCTCGAATTTCATTTTCGAGGTTTTGCTTTTCTTCTTTGAGTCTTTGTTTTTCTTCAAAGAAATCATCGATTCCTTCTTCGATAGGATTATCTCTTAATGGTTTCATTAGGGACCCCTTACACGCTACGGCGTTAAAACCTCCTGAACTTTACGAACTTGCCGTTGCTATCGTAGCATGGCGAATAACAGTTGATTTTCTTGAGTTCTCCCTTGCATGCATTGACAAAAGTATATACGAAAATGGGTTCGCCCTGAACAATAATTGCATCAATACTATCCGTTCCAAATTGGTGCATAATATTCTGTTCGGTTTCTACCGCCATACCCTGAACGTAAATCGTATTGTCCTGCGGAAGAATCGTGGGTAACTCATAGCCACGAATGACACCATCGGTACACATCCTACAAGCCGCTTTGAGCTGTTCCGGCGACCAGTTCATAATGGGAAGTTCCGTCATATTGATAACCATATTTATATCTCCTTCAATAATGGAAGAACGTATTCACGCTGCGAGCTTTAGAATCATTGTGCATCGCATTGGCAGCCCACCGTCGCGCCTCGTCATAGCTTGCAAATTCACGACAGATCGTTTTGAATGGTTGGAATCCAAAAGAGTCACGATACAGAACGATATCATACTTGCGGAGTGTGTCGCTGTATGCGCCGCCGGATACATCGTTCATACTGCATGCGCTGCTCATACTGCGCCGCCTTCTTTTAACGGATATTCTTCAATGAACATGTTCTGCCGAAGCACTGCATAACCATCGTCGGAACTGTTGAACTTCCACAGGTCAGTCAGATAAGCGCCGAGGACACAAAACTCCACACCCGGCTTGAACGCCTTGATTTCGATCCAGATATCGAGGTTGCCGCTGCCATTGAAATAATCGTCGTTTGCCCGCTCATTCTTTGCGAGCAGAATCTGACCAGAATAAACATGACAAGAACTATCAAGACCAACAGCACCAAGCATCATCTTGTGATAGTCTTCAACATATTCGTCGAAAATGGCTCGATTCATAGCCCCGAGCTTTTCGCCCTCTGCGATAGTGAGAATGTTCTTCATATCATCAGAAATAATTGCGGTCATATTGCGTAGCGCTCCTTTCATTTCACTTCTCTTGATTCAATCTGGATATAGCGTTCGAGCTCATCACCGCTCCAGTTTTTCCAACGATAACGAAGATTGCCATCAAATTCAACGTCATAACACTCTGGGTCTGCACTCACCGATTTTGCCATTTCGGCCAACGTTTTCATAGCACGCTCACGACTGCCATAAACATCCCCATTGTAATGATTGAACATCACCCACGGTTGTCCCTTGACTCGTTTGGAATAGGAATTATCTAAGATAAACACCATCATTGTTTTGCCATCCTCCTTTTTTACCCGCTGCGTTCTCTGCGGATTATACATAACAGCGCTCATACCATGTAGAAGTAAGAATGCTTGATTTCGGGAGTGTATTTGTCCTGAGTGACACACTCCAAACCAATGATATGCTTGTTGCTTTGTAGGAGCGCCTTCTGACCCGGCGACAAGATACAGTCAAGCAGCACTCGCATTGCAGGCTTACCACCCTTCAAGATAACATCCTGATACTCGATCACGTGGCTTTTGATCCTTGGCGGGAGGGATTCAATCAACTTCGCGGTGTTCATGTTAATTTCCTCTTTTCTTTCTGCGTGTGTATCTTATTGTATTGGATGTGGTTACGTCTGCCCCGGTACCACCAGTCGCCCGGTTTCTGAAAGCTTCTTTACATACGTTTAACTTGTCCGTTCGAGAATCACCCAGACCCGCATTATAGCGAACCTTATGGGTCGATTACGTCTATTTGCGACTACCGCTAAACTCGTATGTATGATGCGAACTTATGCTCGGATGCGTCGAGCACATTGCAACGTCATTCTATTTAATTTGAAAATTTCAGTTAGATGTTAAAACAGTTTGTATCGCCATCCCATGAAAATTTTCTCATTGAAGTAAGACGCGACCCTTGCACCAAATGCTGCGCCCACCGATTGCGGGCTAAAAATTTTACAATTCAAGCTATAAACCCTCCTTTCGTTTAGTTTCGCTCACTTCAAGTAACACCCTCTAGTTTACTTTTATCATTGATTTATCAGCGTGGCCTTTGCGTCAAAATCAAATCAAATTTCACTAAAGCGGTGGAGCGCCCTTCTGTTTATGCAACCGCTTCGATCGTGACGCTATGTGCCCCACTTGCGATTGCATTTCTGGGCTTGGGACCAGTACCAGTTCTGCAGAACCAGTAGCCGCATTAAACCCCGGCAGCACAGCTGTTGCACTACCGGAGTTCCCTCTGCGAATATTTTTTGTTATGATATCATCCGCGACTGTGTTATGTATATAGGGAATTTCTGGGAATTGCTTTACTTGTTCGCCGCAGCCGCATCGTTCTTTTTCGGAACCGGCAACTTAAATCGAACCAAGATTGTGGTCGGCCGAACGCTAGAATTAGTCGACAGATGGCTCTTATATGACCGTCTGTCCTTCAAACGAGAAATCACTTCTTTCTGTGCGTCCTTAGACAAAGGTTCCGGTTTCGACACTGCTTCTGCCGACTTGATATTAGCATCAAAATTCGCCACACGGAAACAGCCCTGCCGATGTGTTTGGGTTTGCTTGATTTCAACAGGCTCCAAATAATTTCTGTTCAGATTCATCTTGACGACTTCTTTTTCAGTGAACAGCTCGTCGGCAATGTAGATAGACCATGCTTCTTCGTTTGCCTTACGCCCTTTGCCGCGATACATGGGTTTGTTGTTGGCACTCCTCTTGGTACGATAGTAAAGCATTTTTGTTACCTCTCTCTTTTTATTGAATTGTGTGTAGCAGCGCTCTTAAATGAATGCTGCCGCTTTATTTATCGCAACAGCAACAATCACAATCACTGCTGTGCTATACAAAACGAATTCGAACGGACCATCTTGATAGACAGATACGATACCGCTCACTAAATTTTTTACCGCACGATACAAGCCCCGACAAATTCGATTGAATCGCGGGAATGCATCTAGGTAATAAAACCCACGACAAATCTGAATCCCAGCATATGGAACAACAAAGATTCCAACTGTGACCCAGATGGCGTGGCTACAAAGCTCTTGCCATTCAAGCATTTTCTGATCTCCTTAGATTCAGATTCTGATGAAATCGTCGATATAGTGGCGCTGCCCACCCAGATTGAAGTACGGACGCCCACTTGACGTATATTTGACTTGGCGTGTCCCACAGTCCTCGATCGTATCGCCGTTGTTGATACCTACATGAATGCGCTCATCGTCACATTCGTAGATTTCATAACCGCCGAAATTCGAAATAGGATACACTACGATTGCTTTAGGCGAGCTGGGTTGCTTTGCGACAGTAATTGGCTCGACTGTGAATTGTTCCACCATAGTTGGCACCTCCGTTGTATCTGCGGTCGTAATTCATTCGAGCTCTCTTGCCGAACATCTTTCGACTGCTGCGTGTCATATCGTGATCGCCATGTACAATGAAGCCGTGACAGTTTGTGATAGTCGCCACCAGACGGCAGTTCGATTCAATACGCCGCCACATCACTTTCTTTGGCAACGAATCATACGAATGCTCGGCCGGAAATCCCATTCTTGCTCGCCGAAAAAAATCAGGCGTGAGTTCGTGGTCGTTAATTTTGACAATCCGAATGATTTTGATATCCTCATTCAGAACTACACCATAGAGGTCGCCCGTCATGGTTTCATAGATTTCGCTGACGATCATACGACTGCGCCCCTTTCAATCATGCTTGCAAACAACTTGCGACCTGCTTTGCCCATATCTTCGGGATACAGAATCGGCTCACGACCATTGATCTCGGCGATGATTTCTGCACCCATAATGTCGAGTTCGGCAAGAAATGCGGTCATGCTCAACCCGCCGTAATTTTCGGGGTTATACTCATCAGCAAACGGCCAGCCACTGTCGCAGGAGTCCATCACAGATTCGATACTTTCATCGCCACGTAGATGCACAACATTGATGAGATCGTCGCGATAGTAGACAAACACAAAGATATCCCCCACATTGTCCTCGTAAAAGTAGTTGAAATACATCGCAACGCCTCTCAGTCTCGCTCGTATGCTTTTACGACGGTGTTCTTGTGGGTCATGGTCATACGAGAAAGATTCGACTGAGCAACTCCCCTATCCAGCATCCGGATTGTTTCGTATGCCTTGCGGGCGATGTCCTCATGAGAGAATCGGGATACGGTTTCGCTGCCATCCTTGTATCGGATTGCGACAGTCCACTTAGTACCGTCATCCACGATACGTCCGGCAGTGGGGCGCTCCTGCTGTGACGTTTTCTCCTGCTGTGCCTGCTGTGCTCTTGCGGCCTGCTCCTGCTTGCGCTGCTTTTCAGCCTCGGCACGGAGACGCTTTTCTTCTGCATCAATCATGACGCCGATTTCTTTGACGTCATTCATGACTTTGTTCGCCATTTCACGTGCCATCTCGCCAGTCTTTTCGCCAGTGAACTTGTCGGCAAGCCCATCATAAAGCCACCACTTGTCCATAGCGGCTGCCTGTGCATACTGAAGTACTTTCAATTGATTCATAATAGATTACCTCTCTTCTTTCTGGGACGTGCGATAGTCTCTTACAAGCCGTTCGTAGTCGTCAATATTGGAACGCCAGCCGCCTTCGTACAGAGCGGCCGCAATAGACAGCATATCAAATTTCATAGAATCCATTTCAGTCTACCTCGTCTTCGCTCCACAAGATGTCATCGATAGAATCATCTGAGAATTTGTCAGGTGTGCCGTTGCTATTCATAATGAGGACAACGTGCTCTCCCTTCTGTTTGGGGCAAAATCCGTTCCAGAACCATAAAGATCCGTAAGAATCTCGCACCCAGCAGCTGAGGCAGTTCGTGTTATCAGTCGCAATCCATCCATCAACAACGTAGTAGCCAAAGGGGCCAACGATGTCGCTTTCATAGTCACGCCACATAGGAGACACGGCAATGAGAACATCGTCGTAGATATTGTCTGGGGTTCCCACGTCTGACATAGTCATCTCGACGTACTGCCCGACAACGTAGTCACAAACGTCGGCGGTGAAACACCACAACTCGCCAGCATCATCGAGTACTTGGTACTCGCCGGCGCTTTCGCTCCAGATCGTGCCGGATTGGACATAGGTCGTGGGCTCTGCCGCCTTGACAGGCATTGTGAAGATTGTGGCTGCGAGCATGACGCTTGCGATAACGACCGCCATACCCCGAACGGATTCCGAAATTGATTTCATGATGATACTTCCTTTCTGTGTGCTCTGCGAGGGACGCTGTTAGTGGGGACGCCGCTGGTGGAATAGCTCTTTGATTGCGAGCTGAATCGATACGGCGAATCCGATACCGACAACGATACCGCAGAAGAAAATCGTTTCGCTGCTGAAGTAGTCCATAATAATGCTCCTTTCGTTATGCCCAGCACTTAGCATGGCTTTCATAGTGGACACCCGCTTCTTCAAGGGCTTCGGTGTAAATCTCCGCAAGCTCTTTGTCGCCAAACATAATCGCGACATCGAGGGCGGATTCGATTGCGATAATAGTCATGATGTTACACCTCTTTTTAGCAGGGACGGCTCAGGCTCTTGCATCCGATAACATGGCCAGCTTCATCACGAACTTGTCGCCCGGGAATTCGAAGATCCTTGCGATTCTTGCACGCATTTGCCACGAGGGCAGACACGACCAGAATTGTTTCGGGCTCTTCTGCTGGAAGTCCTTCGACATCACCATACACAGTGATTTCATCAGGGATACCGTCAACAGTGGCCGCTACCGTGTAAGAGGTAGCCACACGAGGCAGGATTCCGCTTGCAGGAATTGTACGGATGATGTCGCCGTTATCGACAACAAAAGAAATCTCGTGAGGTGTGCAGTTGATAACTTTCATTTTCTTGTCCTTTCGTGTGTGTGTGTAAATGCCCGTTGAGGGGCGTATCGGTAGCGGTATACTATCTTCCCCGTGACCGCCAATCGCACGGCATCGCTCCTTTTGGAGCAGAGAAAAGAGGTAAAAAGAAAACGCCAGCCGAATTTAATCGAATGACGTTGGGGTTGACTAATTGATTTTATTAAAAGTTTAAACTATAATCTAGCTAAGAGGTGATACTATGAAACCGAAATTGACTTGTTATAGACCTAAATGTAATAACCCAGTTTTTCAAGATGGATTATGTTATAAGCATTTATGTAACAAACGACAAGGAATTGCGAAAAAGAATGGAACATTTATTAAAGTTCGGTTTACGCCAAAAGAACTCAAACAGCTTCAATCCGATAAAATCACTTGCTTAAACTCAAATTTGGGAAATGATTCAAGTCCCAAATTAGGTGCAGACGGTCAGTGGAATCACGGTAACAATAAATAACTCATTAACGCTTTCCGCTTTTGATTAAATAGCCGGATTTAATGGCCTTCTGTCTCTGTTATCAAAAGAAGGACTCATGCCAGTTCCATCCATATATGTCTGCATAGAGCGGTTCAGCTTTTTCTGCTTTCCGTTCATCTCAATGGATTCGCCGTAAAGAGCGCAGCTAAGTTCAGAGTATCCGTAGCCACTCATAGACGATTGACGATATTTTAGTTTATACTTTTTACGTCGGATACAGTCAGGATTAGAGGCTTCTTTATGCCAAATAGAAGCCTCTTTTTTCATTTCGTCATGGTTGGGATTTACCATTTTGGTTTCCCACTTGTAAAGCTTGATACATCCAACCTTTGCCGCTTCGATAACATGACAAACAATAGCTCTATCGGGGATATCGTCCCATCTGGATTTTGTTTTCATGTCACGATGCTTGAGTCGCATCTCTCCGGTTTTCACGTTCAGACGAGGCTCCGCGACAAATTCCTTGCCATTGAGCGTGCCGTACAGTCCCATATATGGAACTTTGCAGCCATTGTACGTCATTCCTTTACGATTGACGCACTGGATAACTATGCCATTTTTGTCTTTAAACATTTAGCGCATTACCTCTCTTTTCTTTCAGAATCTTAGTTTAAAGCCCCCGCGCCACGTCAAGGCGTTCTGAATTTGCGGGAGTGAGCAGTTTAACGTCATGCTCGGGACACTAGATATTATTTTTGATTTCATACCCGGTGGATTCCTTTCTGATTTTATTATTTAGAACGTGAAGTAGACGGAGCATTCATGGATAAGTTTTCCGTCCTTATTGCTATAAAATTTTGCAAACAGGATTCGTTTGGTTCTAGTCCAGTTCGACTGCTTATTGATAAACATGTTCTGAATATCTCTCATTGCGTTTTCAAAGCCTACTTTATCCAGCTCATAGCAGAGAGTTTCAAAACTGTTTGTTTCCTTGTTATGCACTCTTGCTTCCAGAACAAATGGCGCTTTGAATCCGACTTCATCAATGGCTGCATTCGTCACGATGGGATGAGGATACGTCCAGTACGCGCTTGTGGTGCTCTTGTTTGCTCTGGTGATATCGCCGACTTTTTTGACGACAGGCTTGCACTCAGGACGAGAGTACATGATATACCCATCCCTTGCGTTCTCAATATGCAGAACAGGCAGACCAGCAGACAGCATCTTGAACACTGTCTCATCGTCCACATCGGAAAGTCTTTCACCACTTTCCATGATGACGTTGTACAGAGTGCGAGTGATAATCTCGACATCTGCGTCTGCAAAGTCGTGGGTCAGGTCGTAGGTCAGTTCGTCAAGCTGGTAATAACCATGCTCACGGACGTGGTCGGCGTCAATGGTTTCTCTTATGACATAAGGGCAAGACATAGTGATAACCTCTTTTCTGAGTGTACAAAATGCGCCACACTCTTGAGCGCTACGCATACCGCGTTGGAAAGAGGCCGCTTTGAACGGTGCGACCTCGAAAGGGTATCCGTTAGTGCGTGTTACTGCTCAGCCTTGGCAAAGAACTTGCTCTTGCTTGCAAAGTCGTACTTCGAGGAACGCGCCTTGCCATCAAAAGACAGACCCTTGGAGATGGTGACAACAATCTCGTCAATCATGGCCTTGTCGCCGATGCCCTTGACAGAGCCCTGTTTTGCGCGGTTTGCTGCAATCTTGAGATATTTGACGTCACAAGACAGCGCGGTGCAAGTTGCAGACAGTTCCTCGGGGAGCATGGCGTTCCAAATGGCCTGGAGCTGAGCAAGACGCTTGCCCTTGTTGATAGGACCGATAAAGCAGTCCAAACCCATATCTTTGAGAGTCTCCTCGACCTTAGTGCTACGAACCATCTTGGCCGCGTTGAGTTCGGTTGCAGTCTCCTCAGAGAGCATACCGTTGAACAGCATAATCAGCTTTTCGTAACGGCCATCGGAGCAGAGAGAAACCGCCTTGTTGGGCATAGGCTCTCCCTTGTCGTTGGTTTCAACAGCGTTCAGGGTCTGGTAATACTTTTCGAGGGTCTTGAACTTGATAAGCATCTTTGCATCCTGGGTGGACAGAACCATAGTCTTGGGGTCAGTGGTGATCTTCACGCCGGCGTAGTAGGGGTTAGGAGCGTAGGAGCGCCACATTTCAGCGCGTTCCATAGCACAGAACTCAGCACACTTTGCATCACAGGCGGCCTTGTTGGAATTTTCGACTGCCTTGTTGAGCGTAGCGGTGACGTTCTGAGACTGCTCAGCGGTCAGAACGGTTTTCTGGTCGTTCAAGAACTTTACCAGTTCAGGGATGGTCAGTTCGTTCAGCTTGCCCGCCTTAGCAATGGCATCGTAGTCAGCATAAACTTTCAGCATAATAGTTACCTCTTATCTTATAAAAACTTGCACTAAACCGGATTGTTTAGCGCTCTGGTACGGTACGCTTTTGGAGAGTGCATACCGATGACCGTCTCTTTTATGTAAAGCCACACTTGTAGCTTATATGCTTTTGGGAATGTGCTTTTCTCTAGGCCATTGCACTGTTGCCCGTGTTCCATTATGGCACGGACTTATACAGCCCGTGTGCTGTCCATCGTGCGTTAGTTAGTCTTGGCGCACTTTACCCATCTGGAACTAATGGTGTTCTTTTGCTTGCACCCTTGCCCGCTATTCTAGCTTATAGTAGGGGTGGTACAAGAGCTTTTTTCTCCTCTAGGCGGTTCTACGCCATCAAACAACCGTTGCTATCTTTGGAATTGTATCTATTGTCGCCAGCTCTGGCCTTGGCGTTTTCTACAAAACTATGCTTACGCATAACAGTCCCCGTGGTGTTATCTTAGGTTCTGCCTTTTGTTCAGTTTTCAAGGTACTCCGCCCCCCGCACTTCTCCCACGTTCTTGGGAATTATGCCGGTAATGTTTGGCCATCGGGGTTTGGGCGCACTAATTGCTCAGATAGGAGACCCATGTTTTGAAATGGCAAGGCATAAACCTTGACCGGATACCCGGCGCGGTATAAACCGCCCACATGGGAAAATCCAAACTTTGCAATTTTCAAGGTGCGACTACTCCCCGGGGTGCGGGTGCCGTTCCGGTGTTTCCCGCTCCCCTTGGAGTGACTATACAATACCATATCCAGATTTTTTGTAAAGCAATAGTCTATGCGCCAAAATCCACCGCCCACAAAAACGGAATGGAAGTCGCCTATATATAAATAGGTATAAATTCCGTATTCAGGGACTACCTAATCCCACCTTTTAACAAAAGGTCATATTAGCCGAAAAACCGCATGAATCCTAGAAATAACGGATGATTGACAGGGCAAGAGGGGGGCAGGTTGAAAATCCGGGGTCAGCCCGCGCGAAGCCCGAAGGGCTTAGTTGTTTCATCTCCCCATCACGTCCCAAATCTCCCGAGCTCGCTACTGCGTTCACAACATTTCTACATCCATCTGTGCAGCACCTCACTTCCCAATTTTAATCTCAACAGCCATGTCAACCACCGCTCTGCAGCCCCTATTTCCACCCATCAAGATCGCACAGCTGTCGCCTACAACACCACACGCCGCCATACCACAGTACATTGCTGCGTAGCCAAAAAACGTCCCGAAGCCTCACCCGGTAAACAACGTATTATCGTTCAAATTTACATGGTATTATATTGTTACAAATTGCGCCTATCATCGTAATTTCATCCCGCTAGTATCCCATAAAGACCAAAATTCACTTCCCTGATCGCTCAAATTTCGCTCATTTTTTGATCAAAAACGTTAAATTTTGCCCTAAAAACGCTAAAAATGCCACTAAAAACGCACATTTCACGCATAAACGCTGTTAAACACTCCATTAAGCAGCTGTCCTGCGCAGCATCGCTAAAAAACAACGTATCGCCCCGGAAAATATATGCAATTTCGCTTGCAAATAACAAAAATTTGGTGTATAATATAGGTATGATATATTTAAGTCCCGTTTGTGCTGCTGAGAGCATTTCTCGCCCGCTATGTTCTGGCAGCTCAAAATTTCGCCCTTACAAACAGTACTTAAACATATTAACCGTAAACGATATCCAATACATCCTTATCAAGGAGGACAATGATCCACTATGAAATTCTATGATACCTCTGCCCTACTAGATCTCCCGCCTGATACTCTTCTGGCAGAGCCGTTCCTAATTGCTGACATCACTCTCTATGAGCTGGAAGACATCAAGACTAGTGGCAAGAAGGATGAAGCCACCAAAGCTAAGGCACGCACCGTCACTCGCCTGCTCGCCGAACATCCAGCAGCGTACACAGTAGTATCTATTGATTACCATCAGCTATTCTCGATCCTGAATGATGTCCCAGTCAAAGACAACAACGACGGAACGATTATGGCTGCTGCTCGATGGTATCTGAATGAACTGATTGAAAAGAAAGAAGACGCAGAGAAGATTCAGACCAGAACAGGAGTGTTTGAAAAGTCGGCCGCAGATGAACTTGTAGCCAAGACGACTGCTGATGTTGATTCCTTCTGTTTTGTTACCAGTGACCTAAGCTGCTTCAATCTTGCGCAGCGGGTTATGAAACTGCCCTGTGAGTTATCTCTTGACTCCTGCGGTGCTCACAATGACTACACTGGCTGGACAGAGGTTGCCCTAGAAGATAGCGGCGAAGAAGCATTGGCAATGGCCTACTCCAAAGACGTCGAGCAGAAGAACCTGTTTGATACGCCCACGAACGGTTATGTCTTGATTCCAAATGCCGACGCTGATGGTAACACAGCTGGACTTCGCTGGGATGGCTCGCATTATGTACCTATTAAGTATAAGAATCTGAATACCGCATACTCTGGTAAGATCAAACCACTCAACAATCAGCAAAAACTTGCCTTTGACCTACTTCAGAATGACGATATTACAATCAAACTGCTTCTTGGTGTGTATGGCAGCGGCAAGGACTTCCTGATGGTTAATCATGCTGTTGATCTGATCGAAAAGGGCAAGTATGACAAGATCGTCTGGGTTCGCAACAATATTGAGGTCAAGGACACAAAAGAAATTGGCTTCCTGCCCGGCTCTATGCTTGAAAAGGTATATCCGTTCGCGGCGAATCTGGCCGATTGTCTTGGCGGCGAGGTTGCATTGGAGCGAGCTATCACTGATGGATGGGTAGAGATTCAGCCGCTCGGCTTTATTCGTGGACGCAGCTTCAATCGATCTATAATTTATTGCAGTGAAGCGGAAAACCTCACCAAGCAGCATATTCAGTTATTGATTGGTCGAGTTGGTGAGGGCAGCACACTGTGGATTAACGGTGATTTGAGACAGATTGACGATGTAGCTTTCGAACGAAATAACGGCATTCAGAAGTTGATTGATAAACTGGCAGGAAATGAACGCTTTGGAACGGTTTACTTCCCTATTACGGAACGTTCTGAGACAGCCCGTCTAGCTGACATGCTTGATTGAGGAGTCGCGCAAGATGATGGAAGTAAAAATAAGCGGCCTGAAAGTAGCGGACTACTGGTCTCCTACCGACGGATGGAACTATGACGCCATTGATAGTCTTGCAAAAGAATTGTGTGACCGCTATCGAGAAGCTGAAGCCGAACTGACAGTAGAGTTATTCAAAAACTACATGGAAGAACAAGTTGGGTGGATGATTCGACCGTTTGTTCGTCGAGGTATGAAAACCAGCGAACGAATGTTTATAGACGCCATAGCTTATCAAGCCATAGAAAAGATACTTACTTCTGATATTGACAAATTGGTCACACTAAATGAAATGCGAAAAGAGTTAGAAGACGTAGCCTTGCATCGATATTTGATTACGCCGTTTGGTAAATTACATAAAGCTGCGCAAGCAGTAGGAGAATGAATATGACTGACATTATTTTATCTGTCGAAAACAATGAAGCAGTGGTATCCAGCCGCCAGATTGCTGAAAATTTTGGAAAACGGCATAACGATGTGATGGAAGCAATTCGTAGTATTTTAGCTACGGAAAATTCCGTAACTAAATTTTTTCACGAGTCAACGTTTGAATATAGAGGCCAAACTTTTCCGATGTATTTAATGAATCGTGACGGATTTAGTTTACTCGTTATGGGGTTTACTGGTAAATCAGCGCTGGAATGGAAAGTCAAATACATCACAGCATTCAATGAGATGGAGAAGCAGCTTACCCAACCAAAGCAGTTATCCAAAACAGAGATTTTATCTCAGGCACTTTTGATTGCTCATGAAGAACTTGAAGAAAGCAAAAAGCAAATCACAGCCTTAACGGCAAAAAATGCAGAGCTTATCCCAAAAGCAGAATTCGCAGACGCAATTAGCGCGTCGAAGGCAAGTGTTCTTATTGGTAGTTTCGCTATTGTGCTAAAGCAGGATGGTTGCGACATTGGCCAAAACCGCCTGTTCAGATATTTACGTGAAAACGGATATCTCATCTCGCAAAAGGGCGATAGATACAACACGCCAACACAATGGGCTATGGAGATGGGATTGTTCGAGGTTGAGACTACCCTTTTTACCACAGCTTATGGTAATGCAAAAATTTCTTACACCACACGAATCACTCCAAAAGGACAGCAACATCTCATTAATAAACTTGTAAAAAAGTGCGATTCGAATTTGATGGATGTCGTATGATAGAGGCTTTACAAAATATGGAAAAATTTATCGCCCCACGCGGCAGTGGCCGCACCTATCAAATATGTAAATACGCAATTGAAAATGACTGTGACATTATTGTGCCAACGATAAATCAGTTTAACTACATTGTTGACACAATACAAAAAATATGTTCTGCCTCTGATGGAGAATGGATTTATTGTGGCATTGATAAGCCTGCAGCCACGGTTAACGTTGCAGTATGGAATGGTCAGCGGCAAATAAAAATTTATGACGCTGGAATTCTTACTATTGCATATTTTATGCATAGTACAAAACCAGTTGTGATCGATGATATTGATAAATGTATGGACTACATTGTTGGTAATCGCATGATAGCCGCCTGCTCTATAGCTACGTATGACCCGTCTGATGTCGCATTTCACCCTGAAATCACAGATGCAGATGATACGGCCATAGGAAGACCAACGCTGCAACTAACCTGTAGGAGTTTGCTATGACAACAGATATTTTTGGAATGACTAATTACAAGAAGAATGAGAAAGAAATATTAGAACTCGCAAGTAAGGAAATCTGTGAACAGCTTAGCGAAGAGCTTAATAAAAAAATAGATTCTATTGTAATTCATGTCGATGTAGACCGCAGATACATACATTATGATCCTCCGTCATCTTTTATGATAAATTCAATGGAGATCTTTAAAGTTGATATCATGTCCGGGTCGCATTTGGAGACAATCGAGGGGAAGGCTGCAGAAAGTATTTATAAGCGATATCTTGAATTGGTTGGCAAATATGCGTTGCAATTCAAAAAACCGTTTACCTGTAAGAGCCTATTATAAACTCAACAGTTGGAGGACCCCATGGTATGACACGAGAAGAAATTATAAAAGAAGCGATGGGTTACGCACAAATTGGACGCTTCGGTTACTACAAAGGAACTTACGATGAGATGTTAGCTGTTTTAAAATGTTTTGCTGATACTGATGCAGAATACGTGAATTTTCAAGATATGCGATGGCACTTAGATGAGAAAAACGGAAGACTCTATTATGAACGCTTGTTTGATCAATGGGAGCCAAAACCAACGCCATGGTATCAAAAGCCATTTACCTGTAGGAGTTTATTATGAATCACACTGTAACTGCCAGAGTCGCAATGCTGACTTCTGCAAATTATGACGCCAAAAACGGAATCTATGTCCCATTAAGTGACAACAACATGGTGTGGGTCATGCCATTCAAATCGTATCGCGATCTTAGAGCGTGGTATTTAAGAGCAAACGATGGTTCAAAAATATTTCATTAGATATGGTTTGGACCCGGGTATACATATAATTCCATGAGCGATGTAGCGACACGACTTGCGAAAGAGTTTGATCAGCTTAATGATGTGGATTATTGCAGACTTGCCAATAAAGATGGCATTTTAGATTTGTTCCATCCTATTGAACTTGACTATACATGGACTTGGGACCATGTCGTAAAAATCAAAGCACCATGGTATGAACGGAATAAAAAGAATCTAGTATGCCACAGTTTATTATAAGTGCGCAGCAGCGCCGCAGAGGGAACTCGCAATGAGAGTATTATTCGTAAAACCAGAAAACTACCAAGCAGTATGTAACTGGTATGACAGATTAAAAGAAGTAAAAAATCATCCAAAGACAACTGTAATATGTCAGAGCCCAGAAGAGTTCCGCGCACAGTTCGACAAAGATAAATTTGGAGTCAGATATACTACTTTCTATTTCGATGAAGAATTTGGAATGATCAACACTGTAAAATGTTTCAAAGAATTTGTGAGACTATATGGCGATGAGGATGCGCGTTATATATCTGCAACAATGAAAATGAGAACCATCAACATTGACCGATTATTATGGGCTGGTGATTTCAATGTATTTAAAGGATTTTGTATTGAGCCCGACTGTATTGATGATGTTATCAGAAGCGCGAAAAGACCGTTGTCATGTAAGAGTCTGTTGTAATAGGAGATTAACAAAATGGATGTTATTGACTTAGATCTTATTGGGAATCCAGAGAACCCTTATCGTTATTGGATATCAAACGATTTAGCAAAAAATGCAACCATTACTATTCCAAAAGAACAGCCTGTAAAAGAATCAGCATGGGATAGAATAAAAACCATAGAAGAACAAATCGCAGATATTTACGACCAATTAGATAAACTAAAGAAGCCACTTCGGTGCAAATCGCTTCTATAAGGAGGATTATTATGAAAGAAGAAGAATTTTCAAAACAGGATATTTTTAATATTGGATTCGCCGTAGTTGATGCGGTGCGTAATTATAGTGTCACAGTAGATAATATTATTGACGCTATTCAAGTATACGCGGACTGGCAGGAAGTTATTGGCGATGCTTCACTGTATGACACGCTTTGGATGGAAGATTATACGCCTATGTCCCCTTCTTTGACCCGATATTTATATCATAAGCTATATGGGTTGGAAGAATACGACAACGACAGCGAGGAGGATTACGGCGATGAGTGACCGCAAGCGAGATAAGAATTCTAAGAGTACATATATGAGAGCAGCCCGCAAACAACGCATGATTGAAAACCAGTTTATGCAGGAGATTGAAAAAGCACAGGAAGCTCCGGCGTCTAAATATAATAAAAAGTCCCACAAGCAACGCCGCGAGTGGGATGATGAAGAGTAAGGAGGAATGTAACAGTGGATAAAGATCCTAAGAAGCCCGACGATCTGCAAGACGAAAACTGTCAGCATGGCATGATGAGTACAAATATTCCTTTGACTATTGCGGTATCGGCTTTTATCAATAGCAAAAACTGGTTTGATTGGATACTGCACGCTGCTGAGACACTGGTAATCTTCTACTTGACCTATCAGATTATTGGCAAAGTGTTATTCGTTGCGCTGGTTATTACTCCCCTTCTTGTATTTTATATCAGCAGTGCAATTGATTGTTACTACGCTGTGTGCGATGGCGAGTGGGATGACAGCGACGATGACTCTGGCGATGAAGACGATTTCCACAACAAATTAAAGTAAAGGAGAATTGATATAGATGTTTTCTCCTCCATTGTATAGCGTTTTAAAGTTTCCTCTTAACTATATTATTACCCATGATTATAATTTCAAACTAACTGACGAAGAACTTATTCATTTCACTGTGTTACAGGGAGATAATATGATGTTCCGCCAAATTCGTATGATATCTATGAATGACGATAAGTTTCAGAAATTTGTTGTTTTTGTTGACGCTACAGGTGGATACAACAAACCAAAAGCTCTTGAACGCCTTGTAAAACACGGATTTAAAATCAATGGAGAAACGTATTTGTTTAGTGAACGCAGTGCAAGTATGGTTCGTCAAAGCATGCTCAGCTTTGTTGAGCGTCATATTGCACCAGAACTTGATAGGCGAATTAGTATGGGGCTTGATTTTTCTGAAACGCCAACTGTTCTTAGCAAATATTATGCTTATCGTGGTTTGAATCTGTCGTCTGCTTTTTGCTTACCGGAATGGGAACCTAAAATTTGTATCGTTGATGATTACGAGAACACAATTAAAGACCAAATGGTTGAATATCTATACGATAAAACAACAGAATTCATTGATAAAGCGGGTAACAAAAGAAGTTGGACACAAAAAGATGTTGCTGTAAAGAAAGCCGATATCACTATTAACTGCTTCGATGGTGCAGGTATTTGTCACCCAGAAATCATGCGCCAGATTGAACGCAAAATAAATACTGATGAACATATTAACAGTTGTATTATTCGCGCACCATATATCAAAGGATGCATGCACGAGATTGATTATGAATCATTTTATGCGGAGCGTGGCGTTACAAAAATCAAAGATATTTGGGGGCAAGAATATGATGTAACTCCCGGCAGCGAACCACTTATGATTCTTACCGTCAGCCTTTATAAAGGATATAAATATTTCAAGAAAGACGGCACATATAAAGACTGGGAGAGATATTGGGAATGGTTTCGTAAAACAAAAAGCTGCTTTGCTATTGCGAAATGGAATTATAGTGCTGAACGAGAAAATTTAACCACAAAATGCAATTATCAAATTTTGCAAAATATAGACCTAGAATTCGATGATTTCAAACACTTCGCTGACATGTCTGTAGATTTTTATGAAAAGGTCACAAGTGATGATATTTTTTACACTGATTGTTTCCTTGGATTAATGGCTGACGATGTCAATCCTTTGAATCACTATATTGCTGCATTAGCACGTAATCAAGAAATGATTCACGAGCCATGCGTTAAAGAGTACGTCCATTCCTTACTTGATAAAACTCGTGATGGATTTAAATGTGGGAAACTCTGGATGAATGCAACATTTAAATTTTGGGTACCAGATCTTGTTGCTCTAATGGAATGGGCTGGCGGGCTCCCTGTTGTTGGAGCGTTAAAGGCTGGTGAGATTTATACTTTTGATCGTCGTGGCGTTGCACTTGGAGACCGCATTTGTGAACGAAACCCCCATATATCAAGATCAGAGCACCTGCTTGTTAGCGCCGTCGATAATGAATTGACTCAAAAATATTTTCATGGACTTGTAAATTGTTGTTTCACTTCGATTTATGACATTAACGCACCTCGGCTCAATGGTTCCGATTTTGACGGCGACCTCGTCCTTGTTATTGATGAACCTTCCATGATTCCTGGAGTACATACAGATATTCCTATTACGTTGGATCTTGAGGACAAAAAGACTGCTCTTGCTGAAACTGATACCCTTGACAATAAATTTGCTTGTACTCTTCGTGGTCTTAAAAGTCAAATTGGCGAGATTTCAAATTTAAGCACTGTCTATCAAAACAAAGTTCCTAAGACTGAAAAGACAAAACAAGAATATTTGAAATATGTTTCTCTTTTGTCCGTCGCAAATGGAAAGGAAATCGATAGAGCTAAAACTGGCTGCGGATATAAGATTCCTAGAAATATACAGAAATATGGTACTGGTCCTAAGAGTACGCCATATTTTATGAAATATGCAGGCCCTTACTATGCACGTTTACATAATCTTAGCAAGGCACACAGCAATATGAATTTACTCTGTATGAGCCTCGAGCGCTGGGAGCGTGGAGTCCGTTGGCATAAAGAGCCTGCTGGTAGTTTTGATTGGCACATAATGTACGATTCGGAAATTGGCTATGATCAGGCTGTATTTAATGAGATTGAAGCAATCTTTCTGGACTTTAATAAATATCGCAAGCAGCAGTTGGAGCTTGAAAAGAAAGCCAAAAATTGGAAACTTTATCGTAAAGAGCTTGAAGGTATCATGACGAAAGAAGAAGCAAAGACCTATGAAACCAACTGGCAAGCAATTTATAACGTGTATCGTAATAAGTGCAAGCTGATCTGTCCTGATGTTCGTGAGTTGGCTAATATTCTAGTCGTGTTGTGCTATGAAAAATATCCCAACAAATTTAAAAAGTTCCTATGGCACATGGCTGGTGCTGGTGTGGTTGAAAATATCAAACCAGTTCCTGTGCAGTTACCAATTCACGACCCGAACGGCGAGTATGAATATCTTGGTCAGAGATACAGTCTGGCTGAGCCGAGAACCTATGAAGCGAGGGTGAAGTAATATGTTCAATAAACTCTGTGCTGTTTGTGCTAAATATAACGAATGCACATGGATGCAAATAAAAGCACTTAATAGTCCAATTGTTGATTTAGAAAGTATTATTGGATCAGGTTATTGGACGAGAACATGTTGTAAATATTTTGTTTATGATTCTACCAAAGAAGAACCAAGGGTAAATGATGAAGTTTAAGATATTAGAATTGAGACTTTTTGATATGAAAGGAAACGATATCACAGAAGTTGGAATTCGTTGTATGAAATGTGGGTGGTATCATAGTATAGCACAATATAAATGGGACGAAATAAAAAACGATACGCGATTTATCTTTTGTAAAGAATGTGGAGAAGAAACACCACACAGACTGGAGGCTCTTAATGTTTAATCTATTCAAGAAAAAGAAACCACAACAGGAGGAAGATCCACAGCAGATGGAATGCCCCAAGTGTGGCGGGACAATGACGCTGACAAGCGGGCTGACATATAAATTCCACTGCCGGGGGCAGGAACTCGAAGCCTCAAATGTTACCGCCATGAAATGTGCGAATTGTGGTGAGATGATGTTTAGTTGGGACGAAGCTCAACGTATCCAAAAATTCGCTCATGAATCTGTTAGCTGGGAGGATAAAACAGAATGAAGAGGGTTTTTGTTATATTGATTTCCATCTGTTTGATAGGATGTTTGCTGACTGGCTGCGGTACAAAAGAAGACCAATATGGTAATTGGGCCGACAATTATAGTGACAATTTTTATCATATTTTAAATACTTCTATCGTGTACGCCAAGGATACAAAAGTCATGTATTATTACATTAATGGTGGTGCAGGAGCGAGCTATATGGCTCCATACTATAATGAACATGGACAGCTTTGTCGTTACGTTGATGGCAATATTGTACCAATCGAGTAAGGAGGTTAAATGGCTTATACGACATTTTATTGCAACGAAAATATGCTTCTTGACAATTGGAAATATTATAACGAGTCAAACCTGATGCTGCGTAATTTATTAAAGCGGACAAGCCTCTCCCCTATTGAATGTGCCACGATTTATTATGAACGAATGCGAAACCCCGAGTCTGTCAGTTATGATCGCAGCCATCTGATCCAAACATTCAGCCGAGGGCGCAAAAATAACGCACCAATACTTGACGTACATCAAGTTGTTTTATATCAGAAAGATTTAGATTATATCACCGACGCTCGCCGCCGCTATCACATCAACTGGGCACAGCTTAGAGTCTTGCTTGGAATTATCTTCTTCTGCAGACTATATGGCAGTGACACGGTGGCATTAGACACTGATTTTAAAATGAAGCGGTTTGGAAAATGTTTTGATGAACAGACCGAAATCATGTATCACGGTGGACCCAACTGGGACGATGGATACAACACAGTACGCGGCATGTACGAACTGTCTGACGTGCATCATCTACTCTATCGAACTGGAACAGACGATATTGGCTGCTTATATACATATCCGAATTTTACACTTGATAAAGATGACGTAATTGCGTACACGTTCAATGTAACACCTGAGAACAATCGATTGAATCTTAGTAAAGTGGCACGGGAATTGTTTGATCCCAAAGAATGCTATTGTACTGTTTGTGGTGAAAAATATATCGCAAAGAGACCGAATGCCAGTCTATATTGCAAAGAGTGTGCAGTAGACAAAGAGAAGGCACGTATCGCAAAGAAGAATGCAAATAGAGTTAATGACCGAAATTGACTTTATTTTCTTAATATATGAAAGGGTATAGCTCTTTCAACTTTAAATTTAAAAGGAGATTTAATACATATGATTGAAATTACTAAGAACGAAGCAACTTACCTGCGGAAGATCATCCCCAATGTGCACATTACTCGCACTACTCATAAGTGGTACGCGGAAGAAATCAAGTCTGTTCTAACCCAGCTGCCCGGCAATGTTGAAGCCGAGGAGGCATTGCGCGAGCTAAATCGCACTCATCGCACCAACTCTAATTTTGAGATCTGAGGTGCAGAATGGACGAAATTAAAAAGAATGAATTCAGAAAGACGGATGACGAATCCTTTGACGAGTACATGATGCGTATTGGCAATGCATGCTCTGAGCGAAAATTAACATGGGATCAAGCAGCCGTAGTTTTGAACGAAGCTACAAATTCCAATTTTGGGGAATGTGCTTATCGAAAAAAGTACAAGTCGTGGAAAGCCGGCTACGACTACGCGCTTGAACATATGTGCGGTAGCACTGTGGCCGACGAGCTGCAGCGGCTAAAGATAGAACAGGTCAAGATGCGAGACGAGCGGGCGGCAACAAACAAGGTTTATCGTGATATTGCGCGTGCTGAATCCATCAAGGAAATGATCGCAAGTGCTGTTGTGCCCTACGACAAGAATGATTTCCTGAATATCGTACAGTACGAAGGTAGCGGACATGACTTAATTGTGTGCCTATCTGACTTACATACAGGCGCTGGCATTGACTCCGCGTGGAACAAGTTTGATAAGGAAATTTTAAAGGCAAGGCTGGAAAGCTATGTCACTCAGGTATTTAACATCGTTGAGCGACATGCCGCTGAAAAAATCCATGTGCTGTTGCTTGGTGATCTTATCAATGGTCATATTCATATCAACACTCGAGTTCAGAACAATGAAAATAGTATCGAACAGGTTATGACGGCCGCAGAGTTAGTGAGCAACTTTGTAGCAGAACTGTACGAAGTATGCCAACATATTGATGTGTATTCGGTCAGCGGCAATCATTCACGGGTTTTCCCCAACAAGGAAGAACAAGTTGCCGGAGACGAACTCGAAGCGCTGATTCCGTTCTATATGAAGGCACGGCTACAGAATCTGGCTGGCATTGAAGTAAAAACAGAGAAACTTGATCCTACGTTTGGTGGATTTAAGGCTCGTAATAGTCTGGTGATGTATGCACATGGAGACAAAGACTCCCCTGCTAACGTCGTCGAACACTTGACCATGATGGTAAAACAGCCGATTGATCTGGTTTTCCTCGGACATCGCCACACAAACGGAATGACAACTGTGCACGGGACAAAAGTTATTGAAAGCGGCTGCGTATGCGGCACTGATAGTTATGCCGTTGGTATTCGTAAGAATGATATCCCACAGCAGGCCGTAGCTGTTATTGCTGATGATGGTTTGACTTGTCTGTATGATGTGAAGCTGGAAAAGCCAGCAAAGATAGTAATTTAAACATTGTAATTCATAGAGATTTTTAGACGCTCTGGGCTTGACCGCTCAGGGCGTTTTTATATGTCGCAGGTGACAGCGCCGGTGTGCTGACTTGGCTCATAACCAAAGACAGATGCGTTCGACTCGCATACCTGTACCCATGAAATTAAATTGTAAAGGAGGTTCCAGAATTCAAAGATGGAAGAAAAATTTCATAAAGATTTAGGAGGCGATTACTTCTACTGCTATTCCCGCCGTTGTGCATTCTTTATTCGTGCAATGGGAATTTTCTATGAAGAGATTGGCGAGCATCCAACTACGGGCTCTGTATATACAAAGTTCCATAAAACAAAAAAGCTCAATGAAATTTTAAAGCTATGGGATGATATCAAGTATCGCTTCGACAATATGTCAGATGACGGAACGGTGGTGAAGGACTATGGCCAGAACTGCCGTTGAAAAGAAACCGCCACGCATTAAGGTTCCTGCCTCATGGAGTGGTGGCAAATGTATGTGCTGCGGAAAGATCTATGATGTGCGCAAAGGAAATTTCTCAAAGACGCAAAGTCAGTGGTTTATGGGAAACGATGGATATCTGCCGTGGTGCAATGAATGCAAAGAAGAAATGTTTAACTTCTATGTAAAGAAATACGGAGACGAAAACGAAGCAATTAAGCGATTAGCTATGCTGTTTGATATGTTTTATTGTGATGGGCTTCTTGAGGCAGCAGAGCACTCTACTCCCGGTTCTCCAAAAATCAATACATACATGGGACGGCTCAATATGCGCCAGCACGCTGGAAAGTCTTATGACGATACATTGGATCAGGAGAAGAAGGACGCGCTGGCTGCCGGTCGTACTGGTAACACAAAAGTCACTCAGAAGATGATTAGATTCTGGGGTGATGGATTTGATGAACGTGATTATTTATTCCTTGAGGATCATTATCAAAATTGGATCACTCGTCAAGAATGTAAAACTGTTTCACAGGAGACTTTGTTTAAGCAAATTGCAAAAGCAGAACTCAACTCTGAAAAAGCATACGCGACTGGTGATACAAAGAAAATTAAAGAAGCAACTGACAATTTATTGAACTTGATGACTTCTGCCAATGTTAAACCTAATCAGACAAATGATAATGCATTAGCAGAATCAAACACATTTGGAACACTGATTCAAAAATGGGAAGAAGAAGAACCAATCCCAGAACCAGCACCCGAATGGCAAGATGTAGACGGTATCGGCAAGTATTTTAGGGTGTGGGTATTAGGTACTCTATTGAAGATGTTTAATCTGCCTAATCCTTATCAAGAAGAGTTTGATAAAGAAATGGAAAGATACACAGCTCATAAACCATCGACTACTGAAGATGACTCGGCTGACGGCAGTTTACGAGAGACGATTTTCGGTCCTGGCGAAGGCGGTGGTTCGTCTTGAGTAATGAAAAATTGACAGATAAAGAAGTTGCCAATTCGAAATCAGAAAAGATAATGAATACTGTTGCCGTTCGGTGTTCGTTCTATAGGGCCAATCCGCAGCGATTCGCAAAAGACTGTTTGAATTTAAACTTAAAACCATTTCAGCAGTTGCTTTTATTTTTGATGGTCCGATGCACAGGCTTTACATTCATCGCTGCCCGTGGCATTGGAAAGTCCTTTTTGACTGCCGTATTTTGTGTGATCACCTGTATTCTTTGGCCCGAAAGCAAAGTATGTATCGCGTGTAAAGTCCGAACGCAGTCTATAAATATTCTTGATGAGAAAATCATGAAGGAAATATATCCAAACAGTCCATTACTGCGATCAGAAATAAAAAAATGGGAAATCAATAATCAGAAGGCAGAAATCTTGTTTAAGAATGGTAGCTATATTAAAGTTGTCACTGCAAATGATAGTTCGCGCGGTTCTCGTGCCACTGTTCTTGTCTGTGATGAGTATCGCTTACTTTCTAAAGATGTTATCGATCTGATTCTGAAAAAGTTCCTAAATATTGTTCGTCATCCTGGCTATCTTAATAAACCGGAATATGAGCACATGGCTGAACGAAACAAAGAATTTTATCTTAGTTCTGCATGGTTCCAAAACCACTGGAGTTATGAGAAGTGCAAGGATTATTTTGTCAACATGATTGATCAAAATAAAAAATACTATTGTGTTTCTTTCCCTTATCAGATGTCAATCAAAAGTGGGCTACTTCTCAAAGAAGCTATCGAAGACGAGATGTCTGAATCCAGTTTTTCCGATTTGACGTTCGCTATGGAAAACGAATGTAAGTGGCTGGGCGCTACCGAGGGTGGATTATTCCAATTCGATGACATCAACAAAACTCGTGTCATTGAAAAGGCATTTTATGCTCCAAATATCGTACTCTCCTCCGCTGCGGCAGAGATTCCGAAAAAGAAAAACGGAGAAATCCGCATTCTGACAGCTGATATTGCACTAATGAGTTCCAAGAAAAATGACAACGATGCAACAAGTATCTTTCTTAATTGTATGATACCAAACAAATCTGGACGTTATACTAGCAATTTCGTTTACTCAGAGAACATAGAAGGTATGAGCATACAAGATCAAGCACTGAAACTACGCCGCTACTTCGAATATTTTAACTGTGATTATCTCGGTATCGACGCTCGCTCAGTTGGTATTCCGCTGATCGACCTGCTTATGCGCGATATTTATGACCCTGAAACTGGCGAAACCTATCCAGCAATCAGCTGCTGCAACAATACGGAAATTGCCGACCGTTGTTCTGATAAGGCTGCCAAGAAGGTCATTTGGGCTATCATGGGCAGTTCTCAATTTAATAGCGACGTGGCCATTGGTCTGCGCAGTGGCTTCCAGCAGGGACGCATCCACCTTCTGCAAAGCGAATATAGCTGCGAGGATCAGTTACGCAAACTATATAAAGGATACGATAAAATGTCGCCCAGCGAACGAGCTACTCTACAAATGCCGTATATCAACACCGGGCTTGCAGTCAATGAGCTTGTCAATTTGGGCTACGAAACAGTAAACAACGTAATCAAGGTCAAGGAGAAATCAGGATGTCGCAAAGACCGTTACTCTTCCCTGTCCTATAATTATTATATTGCGCAGCAAGTTGAGCGCAGCATGGAGAAACGGCATAACAAACCGAAGCTGCTCGATTTTAACTTCCGTGCGCCAGTATTGAAGAAGGGAGGGCTGTAATGGCTGAAAATATAATGAATAAAAAGGTCATGGTCACGAATTCCAAAAGTGGAAAGACCTCCTATGTTACATATTCTGATTTAGTAAGTGGCGTTTATGCTAATCTATCGAAGATTGGCATTCGCAACCTTGAATCCACATCAGAGACCAATCCGACATATACCAAGTATACGAAGGATCAAATTGTAAAGTATCTTGCTAATCCAGCTAGTTACGAAAAGCAACTGCGGAATATGAGCAAATACCTGTTCAATATTTCAAACTACTATCGTCGGCTGATTCAATATTTTGCTAATATGTCTACATTCTCTTATGAGCTTGTTCCCTACGGTCTTGATCGATCTAAAAGCATCAATTTGAATAAGTTCAAGAAAGCATACTACGCAAGCTCAACAGCTGTTGAACTGATGAACATTCCACACGAAGCAACCAAGATTTTGACGATTGCATTTCGCGACGACGTTTATTATGGATACGCATGGGAGACGAATGATAGTTTTGCTTTCCAGAACCTAGATGCAGACTATTGTAAAATCAGTAGCATTGAAGATGGTGTATACAACTTTGCATTCAACTTTTCATATTTTGATTCAAACCAAGACAAGCTACTGAATTATCCGCCCGAGTTCCAGACTATGTATAACACCTATAAAACCAATACTCAGTTATATAAATGGCAAGAATTGGATAGCTCTAAGTCAATCTGTATTAAGGTAAATGAACAAGACTATATCCCCATTCCGCCGTTTGTGAGTCTGTTTAGTGCTCTGGCGGATATTGAAGATTATCGTGCTATCAGCAAGAACGCCAGTGAAGCCAATAACTACAAGGCTATTGCGATGGAGATTCCTATCAACGACGAAGATGGTTCGTTCCTGATTGACTATGAAACTGCCAAAGAGTTCTACGACATGATGAGCAATGTATTGCCGCCGAATATTGGTGCGATTTTGACGCCCATGAAATTAACTGACTGGAATTTTGACAAGAGTGGTGTAAATAGTGATACGAACGAGGTTGCAAAGGCCGAAGCAACACTATTTGCGCAGGCTGGTGTAAATAAAATCTTGTTTGGTGGTGGTGACGACCCGGCTGCTTCAACGCTGAATCTGTGTACTGTAAATGACCAAATGATTGTATTTGCGGTGATTCGTCAGCTGGAACGTTGGGTCAATCGTAAACTCAAGAGCGTATCGAGTTCTTATAAATTCCGTATCAATTTCCTGCCGGTGACACATTATAACCGTGCCGAAATGCATGAGCGATATCTAAAGGACGCCCAATATGGCATTCCAACACGTAGCGCTATCCTTGCAACCGCCGGGTTTGCTGGCACGGATTATGAAAATATGGCTTATCTTGAGAATGATGTGCTCGGCTTGAATACTGTTGAAGTTCCGCTTACAAGTTCTAATACACAGTCTGGCGCTGTAAACGAGGGCGGACGCCCATCTAATGCAAGTGAGGGCAAACAATTAAGTGACGCTGGCGAAGTAACAGCAGATAGACAGGAGGAGTAACATGGCACAATATCTATGTGAAATGGTTGTGCATGGTTCTCACGCCGCCGGGATGTCGAAGTTTTTGATAGAACACGGCGCTCTCCTGCTACGAAAAGATCCACCGAACAACTATGTATTTATCAATGATAATGTATTTGAAAATGCTCTGGCTGAGTTGCAGATTGCAATTCGTCAGGGCTTTTATTTTACGGATGAGGAGGTGAAAGCAGAATGAATCAACGATATCCAATCTCTTTTTCAAAGAAGAATGAATATGAAACTTCTGATTTTCGCTTCATTGATGTCTGTATTGATGTGATGCACACAGGAGCAAATCTTAATAAGACCAGCTTCACGAAAGATGTTATCAACAAAGCTGTCCCGACTATCGCCAATATGCCGATTCTTGGTTATGTAGTGAACGAATTGGACGATGAAGATAAAGACTTCAAAGGTCATGAGCACGAGCTGCGAATTACTGATACTGATGTCAAATATCTGTATGCGGGGCAGGCTTATGGTGTGATTCCTGAATCTTGTAACCCGCGTTGGGTTATTAAAGATGACGGAACTGGCACAGAACGTGAATATTTGCGTGTTGACGGCCTGATTTGGACAAAATTTGGCGACCCAGTAGATATCTTCACTCGCGATGTGACAAAAAACCACAGCGTCGAACTGACCGATATGGTTTGCGAGGCGAAACGCGATGACGGAATCACTCCCGTTTCGTCTTTTAAGTTTGATGGTTGCTGCATTCTGTCGACCACCGATCCGAAGATTCAGCCCGCAATGACTGGGAGCTGTGTAACCGCCAATTTTTCTGTTGACGATATCACATCTCAAATTCGAGAGCGTCTCTATGAGTATCAGGCTCTCACGCAGAATTATGCTGCACAAAATGAAAATCCATCCGATGAGGAGAAAGGAGATAAAACACCAATGAATGAAAACGAGAAGAATACGACCGTGGTCGAAAATCCTGAAACCGTGACTCCTCCGGCAGAAAATACAGTACAGGAGCCCGACGTCCAGACTGCCGAAAATACTACTTCGGCAGATGGCGAAGGTGAGACTCCTGCGGCTGAAAATGCTGCAGAAAATGAGGGCGAGGGTGAATCTGCTCCGACTGAAAATACAGCACCGGCATCTGAAGATGAGCCCACCGCTACTGAAAACAATGAGTTTACTCTAACTACAGTTCAGCTGATGGACGAGATCGGTACTAAGCTTGCCGAGCACACCCATCCTTCTAGTTGGGATTCTGAGTATATGATTCCAGATTTCTATTTTGAAGATCTGATGCCTGAGACAGTGGTGGTTCGTTGCTCCAAGACATGGCAGCTGATGGGCATTCCCTACTCTATGAATGGCGACAATGTTGTTCTGGATTATGAGAATATCAAGCGCATGAAGGTTACATATGAGGATTGGGATGAGGGTGAAGTGATGCCTGGCACTATTGCCGCCTTTACTACTCTGACTGACAAAATCGCTGAGCTGTCTGACAGCTTTACTAAAGCAGCCAATGAAGTTAGTGAAATCAAACCTAAGCTGGAAGCATATCAGCAGGCCGAAGCTGAGGCAGTCGCCGCAGCAGAAAAGGCTAAGCGTGACGAGCTGTTCTCTATTATGGATGAAAAGCTGGGCGCAAATGCGGAATATACCGCACTGAAGGAGAACACGGAGATTACTTATGCCGAGCTGGAGACTAAGTGCTATGCACTGGTTGGCCGTCAGTCCGCTGAGTTCTCTTATGTTCCCACTACTAACAACAGAGGAACTGTCCGCTTTGGCGTGGGTGGCACCCAGAACGGTTCAGATAACGCCGTGTATGGTGGCCTGATGGAACACTATCTCGGCAAGTAAATAATTCAAAATTTTAGGAGGTACATAATTATGGCAAATACTAAGCATGCTGTTGTGCGCACTGATAATCTGGGTGGCACCAAGAATGGTGAGCAGCTGGCAAGTGTGATTTTCTATTCTAGCGATGCTCCCGCAGCAATTGACAACGGTAACATCGTTGTTCTGGGCGAGAAGCTGGGTCGTGAGGCTTACAAGGCTACTGCTCCCGCTGCTGGTGCCGTGAAGGAGGATCTGTATGTGATTGCAGAGGAAGAGCTGTTCTATGATCAGACTGTCGCTCACTATCTGACCGAGTGGGTCAATGAAGCCGGTAAGACCATTCGCGCATATTCTCTGGACTCTAAGGGTGGCTTCTCTGTGACCGCTGAGGCTTTCGAGGGCACTCCCGAGATTGGCAAGACTGTTGGTTATACCGCTGGTTCTACCAAGATTACCGTTCAGACCGATGCCGCTGATGACACCACTTTCGGCACCATTCTGGAGAAGGAGACTGTCGGCTTTGGCGATGGCAAGTATACATACTTCTACATTAGCCTGAAGTGATCCCAAAGTTCAAGAAATTAACATAACGCCGTCCGTGCAATAGCGGGCGGCCATTTTTATTATAGGAGGTTTATACCATGGCTATTGATTCTAATCTGATCAAGCTGGCTGTTGATGGCTACAAGGGTCACGTCGCCGGTGATTACTCTGTTAATGATACTCAGGAGGCTCTGCGCAAGGCTCTGATTGAGGCAAACGGTGGCTCCACAAAGCTGGATCTGAAGGCTGTTCGCGACGGCAAGTGCGCTCAGGTTTTCGCAATTGTTGAGGAACTGGTGAATGTTATCCACGAGGAAGGTCTGAAGGGCGACGAGTTCTTCATGAACATGGTCGAGGATCGCAATATGTCTCTGGGCGACACCAACAAGTTCCATATCGAGAAGGAGTGCCTGTTTGCTGTTGCTGATATCGCTGAAGGTACTCAGGGCATTCGTCGTCAGCGCATCGAGGGTGGTCAGGACATCACTGTCAATACTCAGCTGCGTGCCGTGAAGATCTATGAGGAACTGAACCGCGTGCTGGCTGGCCGTATCGACTTTAACAAGTTCGTTGATCTGGTCGGCAAGTCTTTCACCAAGCAGGAGCTGGATGCTGCATATGCTGCTTTCACCGGCATGTTCTCCAAGCTGCAGGCTCCCTATACTGTGACCGGTACTTATGACGAGGAGAAGCTGCTGGATCTGATCGAGCACGTTGAGACTTCTACTGGTGAGTCTGCTGTTATTATCGGCACTAAGAAGGCTCTGCGCAAGATCAAGACTGCTACCATGTCTGATTCCGCTAAGGAAGATGTTTACGCAATGGGCTATATTGGTCATCTGGCCGGCACTCCTCTGGTGGCTGTGAAGCAGCGTCACAAGGACGGCACCGACGACTTCCTGCTGAGCGACGATGTCATCTACGTGTTTGCTGGCGATACCAAGCCCATTAAGCGCGTTACCGAGGGTGACGTCACTATGCTGATGGGCAACCCCATGGACAACGCTGATATGACTCAGGAATTCCTGATGATGAAGCGCACCGGTATTGCCGTTATCTTTGATCGTGACTTTGGCGTGTACAAGCTGTCCTGATCATCAAATTAAAATGTTACATGGGCGGTAGGGGCTTCCCTGCCGCTTCTTATTATATAGGAGGAAATAATGGCAAGACGTGCAACTACAAAAGCTGCGGCTCCCAAGGCAACTACTGCAAAAACCCCAGTTGAGCAGCCAGTTGTTTCTACCGCAGAGATTACAAATGAAACTATGGTTGAGTGCCGAAGTGGTGTCTCTGGCAACCTGATCTATAAGTCCTCACTGAACCCCGGCTATGTGGTCGAGTGGAGCGGTCTGGGTGAGATTCAGGAGATGGAGTATCGCGAGCTCGTTTCTATGCGTGGCAATCAGCGCAGTTTCTTTGAAGAGAATTGGATTCTGATTGATGACCCAGCAGTTATCAAGAAGCTGGGTGTCGGTCGTTACTATCAGAACAGTCTGTCTACTGATGACTTCGAGGATGTATTTAATATGTCCGCCGACGAAATCAAGGAGATCGTGCCCACTTTGCCGGGCGGCACTAAGGACGCCATCGCATCTGAGGCTAAGAAGAAGATTGATTCTGGTGAGCTTGACAGTCGCAGTGCTATCAAGGCGCTTGAGGACTCTCTGGATGTTGAGCTGGAAGATACCATCTAAATAAAGGAGGCGGGCTATGGCAACCACTTTTGAAAGTATCTATGCCCGCTGTCGTGGGCGAATCAAAGATTATGACAAAGAAGGCTACACAGACGAAATGTTTGCTGCCGTCGAAAAAGACCTGCTTCAGGCAGCGATTGACGATTTTGCAGACATCTGTGTTAATGACCTGACCGATTACGACGAGGAGCTCGAGATGTTCAACGTTACGCTGTCTCGCAAGGAGCAGAGTATTCTCGCCCTGAGTATGATTGTTCACTGGTTAGAGCCTTACGTCTTTAATTCTGACGCACTAAAAAATGCCATGAGTACAAAAGATTTCTCTATGTTCTCTCCCGCTAAACTATTGGAGCAGATGAAAGACTTGTTACAGTATTCAGAACGGAAATTGAAAGCCGAAATGAATGGCTACTCGTTTAGAGTAAACAAGGTTTCTGAGCTGACTGAGTAAGGCGGTGGCTTATGACTCGATCAGAATATAGAAAAATGCTTAAACTTAATGGACCAACCCAGCGTGACAGAATAATTAACAAGTCAATTCACGACCAAAACAAGTTGGCTCCAGTCAGTCCTTCTTTTAAAGATGTGACGATTGATGATATCCCGCGTAAACTGAATATTATTTCTTCAACTGTTATGGATCAAAAGATTATCCATACTCTGCCGGGCGAAGACTTTTCTATCGGAAGCATCGTCTATTGGAGCAAGAGCCACTGGTTGATTACAGAAAGAGACCCGGAAGACGAGATTACAGTGCGCGGACGTATTCAGATTTGTCGAAAAGAAATCAAATGGCAAGACGATAATTCTCACGAGATTCATTCTTTGTGGGCTACAGTTGAAAAACCATATTATTCAAATCTGGAAGAGAACAAGCAGATGAGTTATTCTACTCGCGAATTCCGTATCCAGATGCCTTTCGATGAATACTCTGCCAATCTTAATATTGGTAAGCGGCTAATGCTGGAAATTATTAACGATGTGCCTAAAACATATCGTATTACTTCGGTCGACCAGATGACAAGCCGTATTGACTACAATAACGAACAGGTCGGATTTCTCTCTTTTAACGTTGAACAGGATCTATATAATCCAGAGACTGACAATGCTGAGAAGATGATATGTGACTATGTTCCTATTGAAGATACAGAAGAAATTCCGCCAGAAGTCGTCTATCCACCGCAGGAGGATGAGCCAGAATATGTTCTCAGTATTGATTTTACTGGAGCTCCGACAGTTCAAGCCGGCGGTTTCGGTAAGCTGTTTACAGCGAAAATCGATGGCGAAACGTGTGAGACGGCAAATTGGACTTTACAGGGTGATCATGTTCCTGATGAGATCCATTTTAAGAACGCGGAGGATTCTGTGTCTAGCGCAAAATGTAAAGTAGTTTGCGCTGATAATCCCAAGCTGATTGGAACCATTGTATCTTTGACAGTTCAGTCAGGTAAATTAACCGCCGATATTGATTTGGAGGTGATCTGATATGAATTTGGAAGAGATCGGTTCTTTCAAAAACAAAGTAATATCAAAGCTGATAAACGATGACAATATTCTTGATGTCCTTCTGGGCGACGTCGACAATATTGAAGATCCTGAAACTGCTCTGCTTGGTAAGGACGGGTCAGGAAAGGGTGGCTGTGTGTTCAAATACGAGTTCGTTCCAGATACTCAAGAGAATTCCAAGACATTTTTGTGCGTTGAGGTGGTGCCAGAAGAAACTAATGGCGACACGATTACAGACATGACGATTTATGTGTTCGCATATTGCAGCAAAAATCTCATGCAGACCTATCGCCGCAAAGGACAAGCTGGTACTCGAATTGATGTTCTCGTAAGTGACGTTGATAAGATTTTAAACGGTAATGCTGAATTTGGAATTGGTCCACTTGAATGGGTGGGCAGCAGTATTTATAAACCAGCACAGCCCTATTATGGTCGTATGCTCGTTTATCGCGTTGGAACTTTTCGGAGGGCAAGGCGATGATTCGATTAAATTATATAGACCATATCAGCCCTTATGGGGTCATGCTGCGCGAAGTAGGTCGAATTCACTCCCCTATTCTTGGAGATATTTTGAAGCTCGGCTACAACCAGTATCAGCGAGTATTGACTTTATTTTTGTATACACCAGAAAAATATTTCACGGACTTCTCGACAGATGCCAAGATAGAAAATCCGTGGAATCAGTTCACAAATGAACAAAAAAATGAAATGACAATGTTTGATATCCTAACAGCCAACGAAGAAGCCAGATCCGAATTGATTTCGGGTTTGGCTCTTTTTATTTTCGGCAATTTGGAATGGGATGAAAAATATCGCGCAATTTTGATTGATAAACAAGTCGATTCAAAAGGCAATGCGTCAATTGGCGGCTTTGTTAATAAATCAAATTACAAAACAGTTATTCAAGTAATTTTGCAGCTACTTGATATTGCGGATGATGATATGCCCGAAGAGAATCCTAAGTTTAAAACTGAGAAAGACCGGCTGTTTTGGGAAAAATTTCAGAAAAAGAAGAAAGAGTTCGCAAAAACAAAAAAAGGCGACCCCAATTTGGAGTTACCTAATATGATCTCGTTGTTGTGTACATTTCATCAGAGTCTGAATTATTCAAATATTTGTGCCCTCACCATTGGTCAGATACGAGACACGTTCTCCCAATTGATGAAGGCAAAACAATTAAATATCGCAGAGATGAACTATTCAGTTTGGGGCGGAAAGTATGACCCGTCACAGTGGATAGAACGCATCGATAAAAAAGATGAAAACATAGGAGGATAACAATTATGGCTAACAAGAATGCTAATTTTGCCAACCGCGAAGTTGCTGACCTGATGCTGAAGAACTATTCCACCAAGAAGATGTTCCTGAATGTCGATTGGGCTAACGTCACTTCTACTTCTTTCGAAGGTGATCGTGTGTTTGCTACTGGCGGTCAGGGCGCTCCCAACCGCGTGCAGTTCGACGGCTCTCGTAAAGGCACTCTGACCATCGAGGCTCAGGTGTATCCCGTCAAGGTCTTCCAGATGCTGTCTGGTAACGATTTGGGTACCACTGCAAACTTCCTGAAGCGCGAGAAGGTTACCGCTGCCGACACTGCTAAGCTGACTCTGAGCGAGGCTGCTGCCGGTGATTACGTGCAGGTCTTCAAAGCCGACGACGATCTTGGTGCCGAGCTGACAGCTACCGTGGCTGAGAAGGAGGTTACCGTTACCGTCGAGAGCGGCGTCGACTACATTGTGTATTACTACAAGAAGTCCGCTAAGCCCCAGGTGGTACACCTCGATTCCAAGCACTTCCCCAAGGCATATCGTGTCGAGGGTTCTATTCCCTACAAGACCGAAGACGATGTCATTATCGAGGCTCATCCGATTTGGTATAAGGCTGTTCCGCAGGCTGGTTTCGAGCTGTCCTGGCAGAATACCGGCGATCCCGTTTCCCTGACCATGACCTTCGACGTTCTGGCTGATGCTGATGGCAACATGTTCGACTTGGTCTTTGATGGCGAGTAATTGTCGAATAGTAAATCAGAGGTAGAGTCTTTCGGGGCTCTACCCCTTTTATGAGCGCACGACCGCTGGAGCAGTCATGCGTTGATATGAGGAAACTCACGAATAAGAAGAACACCCACACAGCGGACCAGCTCTCTAATTTGCATAGAGGCTTCAGTGATCGTTCGAGTAGTTTGGCCCCATTTATGCCTGTGGCTGGCTTAAAGTCTTAGCTGATGCCAAGATGGACATGACACTAGCAATAAGACCGATTATCATACAAAACGTTTCGAAATCAATCTCCATAGGGTCCTCCTTTCTACCAGCAGCCTAACTACTGGATTTCCGGGAAGCCCCTACGATAACATCCACATGTTTAAATAAGCCCCAAAATGGGGTGTGCAGGTGTTCTTCAAGTTTGAATTCTACCATATTCCAAAACAAAAAGGAAGTGTTTATTATAAAAATCTTAGCTTTTGACCAAGCGCTGATAAAGACCGGCGTCTGTACATTAGACGACGGCACTGTATATCACTCACTGATCGATTTAAGTAAAACCAAAGACCCAGTTGAGCGTCGCGCTATTATGCGCCAGATGATACAGAGTCGCATCAAAACCAATAACCCCGATCTTGTCGTGATTGAAGACGTAGCGCTGCAAGCATCAGCTAAGACAGTAATTCAGCTTGCGCAGTTGCAGGGGGCGATTATTGGAGCGTGTGAACTATTCAATATCCCATATGAAATCATAAAGCCGACTGAATGGCGCAAAATGCTCGATTTCAAACAGGGGCGGCAAGTAAAACGCCCAGAACTAAAACAGCAGGCTATTGATTATGTAGCCGAACATTATGGTGAGAATGTCTCTTCTGATGAAGCGGACGCGATGTGTATTGCGACTGCCGCACTGATGAGACTTGAACGAAATAAAATTACACAGGAGGACTAATAATTATGAAATATAATCTGAACCTAGAAGAGCGCATCCAGTTTGTTGATGGTGTTGTAGACCTGTCAAAGCGTAATGGCAAGTATGATCCCGCACTATATGATTATGCTTTCCGTATTGCTGCTGTTGTCTACTTTACAGACACTGATACAACTGGCATGGATCAGAACGCGCTGAGCGAGTTGGCGTTTTCTGATGAAACCACAAAGATGATGAACGAGGCTCCTCGCAAGTATATTCTTGGCACGCTGAACAAGGCTTGCCGTGAGAAGATCGAGATTGAACGTCAGCAGTATATGGCACTGTTCGAGGCAACTGCAAAAAATCAGCCGTTTGAGGAGTTGATGAAGTTGGCATCCGATGTGCTGAATGGTATTGGTGAGCAGTTTAATATGAAGGAAATGATCAAAACTATTTCTGAAGAGAACATGACAAAGCCCGTTTTCGATAACAGCTATAGTGTTAAAACTCCAGAAGGCGCACTTGATGGAATTCACGCCACAGTGGTCACCGAAGACAAGGAGTAAGATTATGGCAAAGTTTACAGCTACCACGGTGGATGCTCTTCAGACTGAAATCATGAGACGTGCAAATCTGGCACTAAAAAACGAAATTGCAAGCACTGTAAAAGAGCGGCTTAAAACTCATGTGCAGAAAGATGTGTATTCAACCTACTCCCCCGTCAAATATGAACGGCGCGAGGGATCTGGTGGCTTAGTAGACGATAAAAATCTAAAACACAAAGTTCGAGATCGCACGCTATATGTGTATGAAGAGGCACCTATTGATGGACCGCGCTTAGACGCTCCAAATTTCAAAAACAAACCAGACAGTTTAGCACGCATAATTGAAGAGGGCGCTTACAATCCGTGGAATTATAGAAAATATAAGTGGACAAAACCACGTCCATTCATGGAAAACACACAAGATGACATCGATTATCGATACGCTGATATTGTAAAGCTACTAAAAAATCGAATCGAGCACGACAAATAATTAAAAAGATGAGCAGACTTATTAAAGCCTGCTTTTTTTAGATTCGGCTCCAAAGGAGGAATATAATATGGCGCGTGAACCAGAACTAAGTATTAAAGTCAAAGTAGATCCACAAATCAAACCAACAGAATTAAAGACAAGCATTGAGCGAAAAGTAAAACAAAGCGGTGAAAAGCCACAGATTGATATTGACCCTAATGTTGATGGCATAAAAAAGAAGGTCGAAGATAAATTAAAAAACATCAAGGCAACTGCAAGTATAACGCCTGTTGTCGATACTGAAAAACTAAAAACTGATATTCAACAGCAAATTAACGGTATTGGCGATATCCCGAAAGTTACGGTTGGTGTTAACGTTGATGATTTTAGTGATGAACTCAGTAAACGACTCAAAGAAGAATTAAAATCAGTCAATGACAAACTGTCTTATTACTTAAAAAATCTCACAACAAATACAGCTGGTTTAAACAGTGTCGTAGAAGGGTTATTTCCAAGTCGTGGCATTTCAAATGCTGTTCAGTCCGAATTAAAATCAGTTCAGGCAGAATTAACCGCAGGACTAAAAGGCGTAAAGAGTAAAGTAAAACCATTCAAAGAAACAGATCTTTTTCAAATTGGAGATACAGAGAGCACGACAACAATCCGACGGGTTGAAAAATTGGTTAAAAACATTAGAGACCAATTTGCAAGTCTTGATAATTTTTATGATGCAGATGAAGAAAAGTTTCTTGATGGATTTAATAGTGAGTTTGAAAAATTTCAAAACAACGCATCCGAAACAGTAGAAAAATTATCTGCTCTAAAAAAGAATTTAAGTAAAGACAAATTCAGTGATCTTCTTGACAATGAGGATTTTGATGCCGAGTCAACAACAAAGGCCCTTACTCCTCTTATTTCTTTTTTAAAGAAACTCTCAACTGCATCGATAAAAACAGGAGAAGACTACGATAATTTATATGCACTGTTTAACAACAAAAATACAAACAAACTATTTGACGAGTCCAACGATCATTTAACTAGAATGAAAACGCGAGTTGGTGACATCACGGCTGAGACAAAAACTGCTATAGAAGTCACAGGCGAACTCGCTAAAACACTTAATAAAGCTATTAAGGATGACAATTCCGGTTATCTAAGTGATGCAGAAATAAAGACGTATGGTGCTGCTTTTGATGAAGTTTTGAGCAATATTGCAACAAAACAGGAAGAGATCAATACCCAAAAGCAAAGAACAGTCGAATTAGAAAATGATCTGTTGACAAAAACAAGATCCAATCGAGAAGCTCTCAAACAAGAACTTGAAGAGTATAAAAATCTATTGAAATCCTTTGGTGTAAAGGGAGACGAAGATGAGGGTAATCCGAAAGGTAAACCAAAACCGAAAAGCAAAGAACCGGACAAAACTCCATCCCAGAAACCAGCAGAAGAGCCAAAGGCTGAAAATCAAGACGCTCTAAATAACGGAATCGCTAAAATTCAAGCAATCGTATTTGATATCAATCAAGAGGAACTTCAAAAGTCTATTGATACAATTTTTGCTAAAGTTTCTGCTCCTATCGGATTCAAACCTGCTAATGGCGCTATTGCGAACATAAAGCAGCAACTACAAGAAGCATTTAGTGATATTGAAATCAATACAACTAATGTGAATTTGCAAAATTCTAAAACCGAAAACACCTCTCCAAAATATCATATATTAAACAAGGACGAGTTGCATAAGTTAGATATGGAATTAAGGATGGGTAGTAGTCTTACTTTTACAGATTATAAACAGGGTATAGATAGGTTTATAAGAGCAGATTTTGGAAAGAAGTCCGGATTCCCAGAACTTGAGCCTCATGAAATATCAATAGAATTAGCCAAAGAGTTAGGCAACGCCATGAAAAGTTATGACAATGGTAGCCGCAATAATAGTGTTATTGATATCATAAAAAAATATGGTGCTAAAACTGATAATGATGGCAACATAATAGATTTTGAAGAATTTGTAAAAGATGCTTCCTACAAATTCTTTGGACCTAAAAATCGAAATAAAATCACTTCTCAAAATGCAGCAAGACTTCAAGAGATGCTACAGTCTCAAGACAAAGAAATACAAGCATACGCTTCATTTATTGAAAAACTAAATTCAAAACTTGTTGAAAGCAAACAGTTTGGACCTCGCGCATATTTTGACGATTCTGATTCGCAATTCTATTATAGTTTATCTCCTGATGAGCAAAATGCTTTCTCTAATTTTCAGACTAAATCATATTTGGATAAATTTGAGCGTAATTTACACGCCAATCTTGTCGAGCCGGTAGATATTTCAGGTTCAAGTGGATATTATTTTAACGATATCAACACTATGGTTGCCGAAATCTACAACCTAGCACAACAGCGTCTTATTCAATCTGTCGGAGATTTGTCAGGACAGACCGAGGCAGTAAAAGATCAAACTTCTATCCCCGGTAAGGTCACTATCACAGATGCAGATGTTATCGTCGATGTCAAAAATCCAGTAACAATTCCCGGCACTGTCACGGTTGATCCGACTTCTGTTCAACTAGGTAATTCTGATGACCTTCAGAAAAATGCCAATGCTCTATCGTCTGTAAAGCAAAGTCTAAATAAAATTTCTACAAGCGCTGAAGACTATGGCACAAAAATAGCAACTATTGGTCCATCTGTTCAGTATGTCGCACAGGAAGTCGATAATCTCAGCAAGTCTCTTGAGAATCAAATCACAGACTTGGATCTTATCGCTAAAAAGACAGATGCCTACGGAACCACGGCCAATTCTATCACTCTGAACACAAAAGATGTGGCTGCTCCGACTGCACCGGTTAATATTCCCGGCAAGGTAACTCTTAAAGTAGAAGACGTGACACCTCCGAAGGGTTCTGTAAAGATTCCCGGCAAGGTCGAACTCGAGGTTTCTGATATCACTCCACCGAAAACGGCAATCGAATTGGAAGGTAAAGTGTCTAACGTTACAGTTGACAATTCCGCCAAGGGCAAAAAGAAGAATGTCAAGGATGATGTTAAAAAGCCTGAAGTTATTGATTTGAAGGGAAGGGTCGAACTCAAGGACGAGGATATCAAGAGACCTAATCCTCTGAACCTCAATGGCGCAGTAAAAATCAAAGCGGCCGATGTTAAGATTGACGATGTTGAGATTTCGAAAAAGAAATTTGACATTAAGGGCAATTTGATTCTGAAGAATGCGGAGATTGTCAATGCAGTAAAAGAAGCGGCTGGTGAAGCAGCAAAAATCAAAAAGAAAAACAACCCTACCGAGAACAGTAGCAAAGGATCAGAAGAAAAAGCGTCTGATTTTGATCGCAAAGCGAAAGAAGCCCATCTTGGGTGGCTTATTTCCAATATTGGAGAAAATAGAACATATTTACAGAGCGCAATTTCAAATAAAGATTCAAACAAAAGATCTTGGTATGCAGGAAAAATTGCAGACTATGAAAAGGATTTTGAAGAAACAACAAGAGAACTCATCGAAAATCTCACAGAAGAAGAGCAGGATTGGATCAAATCTTTAAAAGGTATAAAAGATTTAGATCTCAATGATCCAAAACAGATCGATGAACTCATGGCAGATAAAACAATCTCGTGGCCATGGGAAGAAAGCGGCTCTTATTTAAACGGTACATTAAAAGCTGCCAATATGGCAGGATTTTATAATGTTTCTGAAACCGATAAAGCTAAAAAGAGAAATAGCTATGAAAAAGAATATATTGAGTTAATAAAACAAAAACCGGCATTAATTAAAGCTGCTGCGGAAGCTAAAAAGCAATACGGCGAAGACAGTGGCGCCTATAAGGATGCTGTAAAGGCAAAAAAAGAAAATGAAGATGCTCTACGTGCTATTAAGGCTGATAGGCAAAAAGCCGGTGCCCCGAGAGGAATTGTTGGTGGTGGCTATTCAAACTCCCCTGCTGTCCAAAGCACATTGGCTGACATTCATAAACAAGTTCAAAAAAGGCGTTCAGAATTATTGTTACAAAAAGCAAAAGATTCTAAAAGCGCTGATAACAAACAGGTTCAGCAAGCCAAAAAAATTCTATCAGACGCATTTATTGAACAGGCAAGAGCTTATGCTAATGGACTAAAGGAATCTGCGAAGTACAATGATGACGACGCCTCTGAATCCGCAAAAACTGCTCGTCAACAGATGCAAGATGCTTTTGATTCCGCTAATGATAAATTTTTAGATTTACTTGATGTCCTTTCTGGAGACGAAATTGATCAGCTTACATTAAGAACAAAGAAGGAACTTGATTCTGCAAATATAATTGTAGAGCGTCGAACTTCGAAGCGCATTGATAACAATAACAAACTTCAAGATAATCGCTACCAGAATCTTATTGATAATTTATCAAATAAGCAAAAAACTTATGGAACCGTAGAAGAGGGTAAAACAGCGACGGATATTCAAGTTGCGCTTCAAAAGCAGCAAGAACTTGTATCACAGATTGCCAAAGCAAAGGTTGGTACAGAAGAGTACAACAACGCAATTCAAGCCGCAGAAGAAAACTGGAAATCTGTTGTGGCAATTATAGACACTGTAGAAAAGAAGCAAAAAGACCTTGCGAAAGCCGTCGATAGTATTGAAAAGAAATTCTATCAGCTTGCAGAAGAAGCCTCTGGCAGCTCTAATGAGAAATTAAAGAACTCTATCAATGGAGTCATCACAAAAGCGGCTACACTTAGTGCTCAAAACCCAAACACATATGAGAATTATGCAGTTGATTATAATGAGTTAAAGCGTGAATCTTACAAAGCCAACGCGCAATACACCATTTGGAAGAGCAATTATAAGAAACTTGAGCGCGAAGGCATCAAAATCGCCGAGGGTGTTGAAGTTGCTCGACAGATGCAGACCGATGGAAGTCTTCAGAATGTCAAATTTGATAGTATCGATAATCTTCTTAGGCAGTTAAATGAGCTTGAGCCTCAGACTGACGCTTATAAAGAAAAACTTGTAGAAGTCAAAAAGATTTGGGAAGAAATCGAAAGAAAAGTTAAAGCCGTCGAAGAGGCGGAAAACCAAGCCGCAAAACGAGAAAGTACAAAGGCGGCAAATTTAACCTCTGTTGGAAATGCCATATCTCAAAATAGGGCTACAATGAAGGACGTCCAGAAGAATTATGGTACTGATTATTCTTTTTATGGTAAGCTGCAAGAAAAAGATTCAAAGCTCAAAACTTTACTTGACACAGTAAATGAATCTTCAGATCCGGTATCCGCTGCCAAAGGATGGGCACAGAATAACCTTGGTATATCTCCAGATAAAATTAATTCTGTAACGGATGCAATAAATCAATTAAACATCGCATATAGAGAGGCAACACAAGAAGCAAAAGATTTCAATAAAGAAGCTTCTCGTGAAAAATCTATAAATAAGGCATCAATGGAAGTCGCTAATTTGAAGGCAACTATTCATGATTATATTGCCGAACATAAAAAGCTTGAAGGAACAGATGTTGGGAAGTCTCTCTACGAGTTGCTTGAAGCATTGAATCAAAGCGATGCACCAGAGAAAATTGGCGAATTGAAAAAGAAATATGCAGAGCTTCGCGCCGAATCTAAAAAGTTGGGTCTTGAATCAAGAAATCTACTTGATGTGTTTGAAAAACTGTTTGGTCAGCATTTGAGCACTATGATCACTATGGCAGCACTGCACAAGATGCAAGACGCGCTGCGGATCGTGTATCAGAATGTGGTCGAGATTGATACGGCAGTAACTGAGTTAAGAAAAGTCAGTGAATATACAGGAAAGTCCCTTGAAGAGTATATGGGACGTGCCGCAGAACAGGCTCAAAAGTTAGGCGTATCTATAAGTGACTATGTTAATTCAACTGCAGATTGGAAGCGGCTTGGTTATTCTGATGAAGACGCCGAGAATTTAGCAACCTACTCTACCCTACTTCGTAACGTTGGTGATAATATCGATGATGTTAACACCTCGTCTTCATATTTGATTTCTACTCTGCAAGGCTTTGGGCTGTTAGCCGATCAAGCAGAAGATGTCGTTAACAAAATTGACGCTGTGGCAAACACGCAGCCTGTTACTGCAAAAGACCTTGGCGAAATCTTGACTCGCAGTTCTGCTGCTATGTCGGCCGCTAATAATACGCTGGAAGAAACTATTGCACTTGGTACTGCTGCAAACTCAGTTATCCAAGATGCAGATACGGTCGGTAAAGTATATGCCGACGCTGCCTAGTAATAGGTAGCTAGAAAAATTAGCTATATCGGTCAAAATCCAGAAGTGGACAAGACCGAGGTAAGTGAAAACACGCACCGTAGAGACTGTAATACCTTATATGGTAACATATAGGGTTTAGCTATCCCCTATTATTCTTTCTAGGGTGAAGATCCAGTCCGAACTCACGATATAACAAAATGAAACGTGAGAGGTAGCCAGAAATGACTGCCCGCCATAGAAATATGGTTATAAAAGTAACAGCTTGACAACTTTAAAAAGTTTATCAATGTATCTCCGTGCAGCTAAAAGTGACGCAGAGAATGCAGGCATTGAAGTTGACGGTATGGCCAATTCTGTGTCTGAGCTCCGCAGTGAACTAAAATCTCTGACTGGCGTTGACATCATGCTAGATAGCAAAAATTTCAAGAGTACATATCAAATCATGAAAGAGCTGTCTCAAGTATGGAGTGGTCTGTCCGATGTAACGCAAGCAAATGTCACTGAAATGATTGGCGGAAAGAGAAACGCAAATGCAGTTAGTGCTATTCTAAACAATTTTGATGTTGCTGAATCTGCTATGGAATCCGCTGCTAACAGCGACAACGTGGCATGGGAAGAGAATGAGAAGTGGCTCGACAGTATCCAAGGCCGCCTTGGGCAACTCGACGCAAGCTTCCAAGTCCTTTCTCAAGACGTTCTCTCTTCCGACCTCGTAAAGGGCGGCGTATCTTTCCTCACATCGATTGTTAAACTTCTTGATAAAATCATTAATCTCACTGGTGCCCTTCCTGCTGGATTGGGCATCGCAGCATTTGCAACTCAGCTGGGTGAACCCAAAATGACGGGTTTCATGATTGTGCCCAGCAATACTCCGGGTGGTGACACGGAACAAGTGCTCCGCAGGTATTTTATTATATCATTGCGAAGCATGAGGGAGTATTTAGTAAAACCGACGAACATGGTGGCCTAGCCACGGCGAGTTTGGGTAATTCTCGTCCGGGAACCGAAAGGAATCCGCAGGCAAGCTCTGCATGTGCCTACATTATTATAATAGGCACTGCCAGAGACGCTTCAGAGAGCATAATGTCGGAGTGGAGCTACGTGCGCAACAACGCCACAGATTCACTATGGGGTGCTCCAAATCACTGCTACGCAATCAAGCGCACGCAGGAAAAATTACAGGCGGTCTTTCCCCTGCCGTCAAAAGTGGAGAATAAAATTTGACAGAAGAATTATTATGTGATAGTATCAGGAGGAAAGTATGGACGAAAAAATCAAAAAGATTTGTGAAGAATATGCATGGGCGTGGTATTTTGATCTTCCGCATAGACTAGAGTGGCAGAATAAATATTTTCAAGCACGCAGAGGGCTTTCCGAAGAAGAAAAAATTTCTGTAACTGAATACTTTTGTAAATGCCAAAACAAGAATGAAAAACTTCTTCCACAAATTGATTATGTTGGTCCATTTGAATCCTATTTAATTAAAGAGGAATGAGATAATGTCTGAGCTGAAGACGTATACCTTTGTATATGATGAGATTGCAAAATTGATTATAATCCCAGTAATATTCAAAACTAATAATTGCATGATGAAGGTAAAAACGCTCATTGATACTGGCGCTGCTGCAAGTTATATTTCAAGTTTTGTTTCTACATCTTTAAATCTTCAACTTACAGGAAACGTATATCACGTTAAATTTGGAGAAGATGACGCAACTCGTCCTTCTGTTTATGCTAATTTGATATTGTCTTCTGATATTTGCTTTTCAAACAAAGAGTTAACCGTTCTCAAAGATGAACCTCGTGCTTATGATGCCATTATTGGCATGGATATCTTGTCGAAAACGGATTATTCCGTAAGCAATTATAACGGTCATACCACGTTCAGCCTTCGTATACCATCACAAGCAGAGATAAAATACGGAGAAACAGAAGACATCGATTTACTAATGGACAAAATTGAAGATGCTCTTCTTTCGACATAATCTATATTGACACGGCATGCGCCGCAAGCTATAATAAAAATATCAAAAAAACAATGCGCAAACAAAACGCATGTAGTGGAGGTATTTTATTATGGCACGTCCTAAAGGAAGCAAGAATAAAGCAAATACAGCTGCAGTTGTTGATTACGAAGCTATGATTGCAGAGAAAAACGCTGCTATTGAAGCAACCAACAGTGAGATCGCATCTATCACTGCAAATATTGATACGCTGAAGGGCGATCTGAAAACACGCAAAGTAGAACTTAAAAAACTGAACAAAGATATTGCAAAATTGGAGTCCAAGAAATCTGCCGCCGATCAGAAGGCCGCTGAAGCTGCTGCTGAAAAAGAAGCCATTGATCTTGTGAAGAAGGCATTGGCAGGTGGCACCACTGTTGATGAAATCATTGAACTGCTGAAATAACGGCTGCACCGCAAGGTGTTGTCGTAATGAACAAGCCCGACTTCCCTACTGCTGGGAGGTCGGGCGTTTTATTTATGCCATTTTAGTCAGTTACAACTTACCACTCATACATATAGTTCTTGTGGTAGAATTATTTACTGGGTTTGCTGGCGGTACAATCACTTTTGTACTTTTGCTTTCCGCTCTGCTTCTAGCTTTACAAAGTCAAGCCCATATAAATCTTCAAGCTCTTCAAGGACGTGCTTGATTCCATATCCAATATGCATCTCGTTTGCGCCAAATTTATAATAGATATCGCCAAGCGCTTCAGGTTCAAGTCCAAGATCGTCAATTCGACCTCTGAATTTCCCATGGCCGTCAACGGTTACAGGATACCGAAAATCAGCGCCCCACTCATCAGTCCATCCGTTGTACGAGTCGCTATTTGCACATGTGTCGCCAATTCTGTATTCAAGTTTGCAAATGAGGTTCATAATGTCCTGATTGACTTTCATTTTAATTCTCCTTTAAAAATTACTCCCGCAGTTTTTGCAATGCCACTGTTTGCCGATCTTCCCGCTGGCAGCCCCCACGAGAGACACAGATACGGCGCGGCTCACAGTGCTAATCTTCTCGGTGTTCGTGGATTTGCAATAGGGACAGATGACACGCTTACCGCTGTCAAGGTCTTGCTGAGTCTTTATATGTTCATGCATTTCCTGCATCATTTTAGCGTCTTTGAGTGCCTGTTGTTTACGTTCTGCTTCTTTTCTCTCTCGTTCGATGCAACCCGGGTCGGCTTGTTCGCGGAGATAATCATGATACCATTGCACAAAAAGAGAATTTGCTCGTCTGTGTGGTTCTCCACTTTTACCTTCATATAGATGACTTTCTTTTACGAACAAAATCGCTTCCTTCATACACTCATCATACTTGATTTTGAGATTTTTGTTTTCTATTAAAATTTGATCAGCCAAATAAGCATACACAATAGATATGTAAAAGTCATTATCATCTTCTAATGTTGGATCGTGCTTTAAATATTTATAATTGGGATATCGTTTTAATAAGCGCTTTCCCTCTTTTATCATAGCTCCTTTTGTGTAATTACTAAACATATTTTGAGCAACAGCACACTTAACATCGATATCTCGTTCTATTATGCCAAGCTTCATTTAATACACCTCATTGACAAATAATCTTAACCGACCATTAAGATTATTATACGCTTTGACAATCAATAAGTCAATGATTGAGCTCGGTAAAGGATTTGATGGAACTATTGAAAAGGCAATTTCTTCTACTGAAAAACTTAATGGTATTCCAAAAATCCTTCAGAAATTTATGATGTTTGGAAACAAAAAGGCTGGATTGTTAACAGAAATCGATGCGACTTCTTTTGAAGGTAATATGCTTGGGAAAGACATCCAAAATTATGTGGCTCAAATCGCCAATCTTGATAAAAATCAACGAAAAGCAATTGAAAGCACAACTAAATTTGGTGATGGTGTAAAAAGTGCGGCAGACGCTCTTCTTAACGCGGTAGATGCTGGTGAAAAAATCAATTCCAAACTTTTCGAGTCCACTTTAAAATCGTGGTCTCATGGCGACATTTTAGCGGGCGATATTAACTCACTAATGGCTGTCGGTAACATGAAGAATGGCGACAAGTATGCTCTCCCGGACACAAAACAAGCAATAAAAAACATTAACGATTGGGCGAATGCTGTAGAAAACGCCGAAGCAAAACAACGACTGCTTAATTCTGGTATTCTTGAAACAGATGGCTCAACTGTAAAACTTAGTAGCGGTTTCTTAAAGTTAATCCAAGTTGAAAAGACTGATGCTGCCGTTACTGCTGGTCTGACGGCAGAAAAAGAAATTCTCAATATTGTCATGCAAGCAGGCAAGCAACTTCTTGTAAGTATTGCAATTGGTGCATTTATTAAAGGTCTTGAAGTCGTATACAAAAAAATGACTCAGATTGACGATAAAATTGCCGAAGTCGCGAATGATTCCAAACAGCAGGCTGATAACTTGTCTTCTACCAGCAAATCTCTTAAAGATTTGGTTTCTCAATATGAAAAAATGGGAGACAAAACTTATAGAACAGCAGAAGAATCGGAAAAATTGGCAGCGCTTCAAGAGCAGATTACGACGTTGCTAAAAGATCAACCCGGTGTTAGCGAAGAAATGCTCAAGCAAGTTAATCTTCAGAACGCAAGCTATGACACTCAGCTTCAATTGTTAAAAGATATTGAAGAACAACAGCGTAAAAACGCACATAGAGATCTTGTAGATAATGTTGAAGACCAAGGGGATTTGCTGGTTGAAGCTTATAAGAAAAAAGCTCAGAGATTCAAAGTCGGTGCAAATGCTGGCGAAAGAAATATTGTCAAAGAACTTATAAGAGACGGTTTTGGAAATTTTGAAGATGATACAGGAGATTTTAATTTTAATATAGATCCAGAAGACCCTGATGCAATTCTTAATCTATATAATTCTCTTGGCGAAGAGGTTGATAAATTAACCGAAACATATTCTGACGATGAGCTTGAAGGATTAAAAAATGTTAGAAAAGAACTCAAGCAATATATCGAAGATTATAAAAATGGTAAAGAACAACTCCACGACAATGAACTTCCAGATGTCACTAATGACGCGCTTAAAAAGCTACAGAATCAAAAAGAGCTTGCTGACAGTTTTACTCCTTCTAAACCTGCCGAAGAAGTAAATTTTGATGATAGCATAAAGAAAACAAAAGAATATCAAGCTGTATTAAAAAATCTTCAAGACACAAAAGAAAAATTTGAAGAAAAGGGCTTTGGTCAATACGGTAACATCAATAATCTAAATCGTGATATGATTTATTGGACGGACGAGAACAAAAAGAAATATCACGATTTTGCAGAGGAGAATCCAGACGATGTGGCTGGTGAGTATTCTACTGTTTTAGGCACTTATGACAATATTTATAATGGCGACAAGTCAATGCCCCTTATGACGTACACCCCTATGCTTCAAACTGATGATGGTCTTGTTCCTCTAACTAAAGAGCAGGTGCAGCGTTACATTGAGACGATTGCAGAATCTTCTTGGACTGAAGATAATACCTTAGACCTTGATAAGTTATTGAAGCTTGACGCTGAAGGACTTGAACAGGATATCAATGGTGAGATAGTTCGTGTAAAAGGTCTAATTGGTGGAATTGAAGGAACAAAAGGACCAGATGGGAACATTCTAACAAAAGCAGACATTATGGCCATGTCAGGCAATAATAATCAGGAAATCATTTCTGATATGCAAAGAATGTATAACCTTAATCGTGCTGATTTGCCAAATGCGTCAGAAACTTTGAGTCGATATGTCGGTAATTCAATGCACGATATTCAAGGCGCTGTATCAGAAGCGGAAAAAGATGTCGATCGCGTTTACAAATTGTTAGATACCAGCGCAAAGAAATCTTATGAAAATACGGCAAAATATTGCGATGAAGCAGCACAGAAACAATTTTCAGATTATACCGAAATCAAAAATGCTGTTGACACTTTAAAAGCTGGTGTATCTGGATTTGATACAACGAATCTTACGTCTTTGCTGAATAGCGATGGTGAAAACCTTGGCCGGATCGATACTGAAGCGCTTGAAAAGCTAAAGCAAATCATGACAGACTTCGGGTTTGATCCAACTGTTGCAGCCGACGTTCAAGCGTTTGTTGACACATTAAAGCAGCTTGAAATTGTTTCCCCATCCGTAATTGAGAAGAATCAACAAATAGCACAATCTGTTACTGATGCAGCTACCCAAATGAGTAATGCTTCTCAGGGCATTGATGATATGCAAAAAGCGTATCAAGCATGTAAATCTGCAGTCGATGAATACAATAAAACAAAATATGTAAGCGCCGACACTCTACAAACTCTTATGAATCTTAATCCGCAGTATCTTTCTATGCTACAAGATGAAGACGGACAATTGTCTATCAACACTTTAACAGCGAAAAAGCTTACAGCTGCTACGATTCAGACTCAGCGGGCTGCTTTGTTGGCAAACGCCGTCACTCAAATTCAACAAACCAATACGCTTGCTGCGGCGCAAAAAGTTCTTGGTGAAGCACAAGCTACCATTGGCAACGCAACACAGATCCTTACTAGCGCATTGTATCAGTCGGCAGAAGAAGGTCTTGCAAATAATGGCAGTTTTGAGGAAATGCAAGCTGTTCTGTCAGCTGGTCATCAAATTATAAGCAATTATAAAATGATGGATAAGCTCTGGGCAGAACTGGCAAAACAGGACCCTGATAAAATTTGGGGTAAAAATAGCACATCTAAATCAAGCAAAACCGCAAAAGCAAGTAAAACAGCTCTTGATGCGTGGTCTAGTTTGTCATCTGCAATGAAAGAGTTTAATCAGCAGGGGTATATTACACTCCAAACATTAAAGAGCCTTTCTGATCTCGAAGATCGATATGTTGCATTGTTGACTAAAAACGACGTTACAGGGCAATTGGAAATTCAAACAGACGCATTCTACAATCTTACCAAAGCTGAACTTAAAGCTGCACAAGCTAAAGGTGACGGCGTAAGTGAATCAGAATACAATAAGATTCTTGAATGGACAAATCGCAATATCAAAAAACAAACTATGTCTTACTGGGATCTTGTTGCGGCGATTGAAGGATATTCTGCTGCGTTGAGCGGAGCCAAGGATATTACTGATACGTTCAAAGATGCATGGAGTAACGGCAAGACTGTCAAAGAAAAACAAGAAAAGAGTCGCGCCGGCGCACTTGATTATGAAGGTACTGAAGCACAATCCTCTGCTCTGCAAGACCTGATGAAGTACAGTGAATATGACCCTGAATTGATTAGCAAGGCTTTCAATAAGGAAACTGGCAAAATTGATCTGAGTGGAGACGTGCTGAAAACCGCCGTTGCAAAATCTCTCGAGCAGTATGCCGCCGCAGCTCGCACTGAAGGCGGAGAAGCCGCTGAAGCTATTGCTGCAAGCTATGAAAAGTCTGCTGAGAATATTAAGAACGATGTCATTTCTGTGCAGGACTTTTTTGATGGTCTTGGTTCTACGATTGAAGAAGTCAGTTCAAAGATTGATGAAGTGCAGAGTGCGTTTACAGATATCGACGATATAAAGGATGAATATGATATATATGGCGGCCTGAGCGTAGACTCTTTGCAGAAGTTGCTCACTATGTCCCCTGACTATATTGCTTGTCTCGAGATGGAAGGAGACCAACTCATTTTCAATCGCGACAAGATGGTCGAGCTCTTAATCGCACAGCTTGAGTCAAAGAAAGAATTCTTGCTGTCTAAAGAAGAAACTAAGGATCAGGCCGAAATAATCCAGAAAATCATTGACGCTCTCCGAAAAGATGGTGTTAACGCTCTCGCTGGAATGAATTATCAGGCTGAAAAATTCAAATCTGCTCTATCCGATGCAAAAGACATCCTTTCTTCTTTCCTCTCTCTCCTTTCGTCCGCAAATGACAAATCCAACAACGACCTCAAGATTTGGGGCGACACGATGAATAAAGTCATCGACAAGCGGATTGAGGCTCTGAATAAGCAGAAGGAAGCTTTGGAAGAAAACAACGAAGCCACCGAGCGTGCTATTGAACTTTCCAAGGCACAGGATGCTCTTGCCCGCGCCCAGCAACAGCGCACGACCCGTGTGTACACTGAGAATGGCTACGAGTGGCAGGCAAACGCCGAAGATGTGCGTACTGCACGTGAAGACCTTGCTGACAAGCAGCGCGAGTGGAATAACAAGGATGCCGAAAAGGCTATTGATGACCAAATCAAGAAGTACAATGAGTTCAAGGACAAGTTGTCTGAAGTCATGGATGATATCGGCAAGAGCTGGAAGGATTACCAGAAGGAACTTGAGTACACTGCGCAGATCCAGAAGATGACTCTATCTCAGATGGAAGGCTCACTGGACGGCTATCACAATAAGATCATCGCAAGCCTGAATACCGGCAGCGCGATCACCGGCATCCAAAATCTGATTACAAGCCTTGAATCACTGATCAATACGCTTACGAAGGTAAATAACCTGTATTCCATGCTTAAAACTGGTGAGTACAAAGATCTCGGTATAAAAGGTCTGTGGAATACGATAAAAGGATTCTTTAATAAGGGTGGCGAAGAAGCAACTGGTGAGTCCGCTAATGTAGTTGAGAATTTCTTCAACGTCTTAAGGAGTAAAGTTCAGACTTCTGGGAACGGACTTGTTGAAACATTTAGCGGTATCTGGGAGAGGATCAAAGGTGGCGCTCGGAGCCTATTTAACGGTTCCGGCGAAGGCGGCGGCATCATTTCTACTGTTGTAAATGGATTCAAAGCAATCGGTAATGCTGTTAGTAAGAGCAAGATTGGTTCCACTCTTATTAAAGGCGCAGGAAAACTAGTCACTGGTGCTGGCGGACTTATCAAAGGCGCTGTTAGTGCTATAGGTGCTGCTGGCGCTTCTGCAATCCCTGTTGTTGGTGGTCTTGCTGCAGCGGCTGGTCTTGGTATTTATAGCGGTGTAAAGGGTATAAAGCATCAAAAGGAGATCTGGTCCAACAAAGAAGACGGTTTTGGCAAAAAGGCTATAAAGTCTGTTGCGTCGTTCTTCTGGGACATCAGTCCGATTGGTGGAATCGTAAATCTATGTAAAGACATTTTCGGTAAGAGTAAAGAAACTGCCGAGAATACAAAAGATACTGCGAATAGTAGTTCTGAAACTGCCGAAAACACACAAAAGAGCGCAACAAATCTCACAATTAACGCTACACAGATCGTATCTAAAGAAGAGAATAAAGCAACTGACGAAACAGACAAAAAGAATGACGCAATCGCCAATGAAGATAAAACAGTCAAAACGGCTGCTACAACTCTTACTGGTGCTGGTCTGGGCGCAGCTGCGGGTATGGCAATAGGTGGACCTGTAGGAGCATTGATTGGTACTCTTTTAGGAGGTTTTGCTGGTTTCTTTTTGGGTGGTCACGCGAATGGTCTTAAATCTTCTAAAACGAATCATTTTGCAAACGTTGACGAAAGAGGTTCAGAACTTATTGTTCGTAAGCCAGCTTCTGGACGTTATACATATCTTGAGACTGGCGATGGTGTTGTTCCTGCTGATATTACCTCTCGCCTGTTTGAGATGGGCGGCAATCCAGACAAGTGGTTCAGCGATCAATTGGCAAAACATAGTTCTGCTTCTATGGTACAAAGCCGTGACGCTGGTGGTATTTCCCTGTCTATTGGTGATGTGAATGTAAACAATCCCGTTGGTGATAGCGATGCACTGGCTCGTGAGTTGGTAAATCGTCTGCCGAACAAGGTTGTACAGGAACTGAATAGACGTTAAGCAGTACAATAAGCAAAAATAAATACGAAGTATACTTGGCTCAGGGTGGGTTGGGTAGGTTGAGATCGAGTATACATTTATAAAGGAGGGACGAGATGTCACAAAATAGTCAAGATGCAATCGACGTGTTGAGCAAAGTCATCGTAGACACGATTGAAAAGAAACTCAATGACGCAAAATTTGACAAATCGCAGACTGGCGTGGTAACTGCGGTGAGTGGGAATACATACACAATATCCGTGTTTGGAAGCCAGTATAACATTACATCTGACCAGATTTACACGGTTGGACAGAGTGTGGTTGTGACTGCATTGCAGGGTGATATGAAGCGACTGGTATGTTCCCCCGATAATATTGGTACAATGAAAACAGTGGACAGCAAAGTCAACGTGGTTGGCAGTCAGCTATCCATTATTGATACAGATTTTGCTGACACTATTGTCAAATACACGGATGTCAGTGAATTTTTAACGCTAAAAGATCAGGCAGACGGACAACTCAGCTTATGGTTCTACAGTGGTGTACCATCTACTGATACGGCTCCGACAGTAAATTGGGTAACGGAGGATGCAAAGAGAGTGCACATTGGCGACCTTTATTATGACATGAAGGCTGATGATGCGTATAGGTGGACGGACACTTTTATATGGGAGGCTCTTAGTGACAAGAATTTATTGAAAGTTTTGAGAGCTGCGAGCCTTGAAAACGATACAGCAAATGGATCAAGACGTGTTTTTTTCACAACGCCTTCAACCCCATATAGCCGTGGTGATATCTGGGCAAGTAGTTCTGGTGATAATAAAGTTCTTGTATGTCAGACAGCGCGTCCTACAACTGAAAGCTTTAGTCGGACTGACTGGGCTGTGGCGCTAAAATACACGGATGATACAAAAGCAAACGAGGCACTGGATGCCGCTGGCAAAATAGATGGTGACCTTGTAAGTTTTAAAATGGAATATAATTCTGATTTGGAGAGTACAAAGCAGCAGATTGAAGCCCGCGTAACCACTAAAAAATACAACGAGGACATGAGCGGGCTAAATACAAGAATTTCGCTGACAGAATCTAAAATTTCAAAAAACGAGAATGCCATCGTACTGTGTGCCACAAAAACTGAAGCTCAAAAGTATGCGGATACTGCAGAACTGAACGCAAATAAAAAGCTCGAAGAGCACATCAAAACAGCAACTGAAAGCATTGATTCAAAGGTGGCTAAGACAGATTATACTGGAAAAAACATTGCTACTTTGATAAACCAGAGTACAAATACTGTAAAAATCAAGGCGACAAAGCTTAACTTGACTGGTGCTATATCTGTTGACAAAAATGGTAAAGTAGCGCTTGATTCCACCTCTGTAAACAACAGCCTTACGCAAGTTTCTGGGGATAAAATCACCACTGATACTATTACTGTGGACAAGTTGAAGGCTGGACAGATTTTCCAGCTACTATGGAAGAACGATTCAAAAGATGCATACTCTGCTGTTGGCGAAGAAAATAAGTTAACTTTTGAAGCAGACAGCGATTATTCAGAGTATATTTTTATCTTCCGTGGCTACAAAGAGAGAGAAGTTGTTGAGATTGATCCAGAGAGTGCCGCAACAAAACGGGTGCTCGAATATTTGAGCAAAGTTTCTGTTATTGTGTCGAAACCAGTCGCAGGTGAATGGAGTGGTGCAGAATATCACTGCGTCACTATGAATACGCCGAAGTTGTGTATGATTTATGATTTGAGCGCTGGCGACAATTCTACTCCAAGTGTATCATACAATTCTGACACAAATATAAAAAGCGCTTTCCGTCCGTTCTATGTAAAAGCATATGAAAAGAATAATAAATATTGCACTGAAATTACATTCTTTGACGCACAAAGCTCTGGTGAGACGGCCATTACAACAAATAACAATTTGATTATTCCATGTGAGATATATGGCGTAAAATAAGGAGGTGTTAAATTGGCGAAACCGATAATTTCAAAATTTTCTGTGATAGACGCTACACGGGAAAATATCGTGCGGTACACATGTTACGATGACACGATCAATGAAGTGGAGTATATTATCTATGACAACGCCTCCGGCAATATTATTGTTGACCAGACAGTGAAAACCAGTGGTTCATCTTCTGTGCGTATGTTTATGCTGCCAGCGAACCTTGTACATAACAGACTACTCCCCTACTATCTTAAAATTGCAGTAACAAATCAGAGCGGCAAGAAAAGCGATTTTAGCGATGCCGTTCTTTTTTATTGCCATGAAAAACCGGTGTTAAAGTTTGTTGATGTGGAAGCACGCGCTGAAAAGACAATTCCCTTCCCTGCTTTTTCTTTTAATGTCGAGTATAAAAACATCGAAGAAGAGGGCGAGACACTGAATCTTTATAAATATCAGCTTTATGATTCAGACAAGACTTTACTACATGAGGAGATATATCACGGCTCTATTTCACATGCGTTCAATGTAGAAAGCCTTGATAATAATAAGGTGTACTATGTGCGAGCGGTTGGAGAAACTGTAAATGGATATGTTCTGGACACGGATTTTTGCGTATTCAAAATTGAGTATGACGGACAACTGCAGAAACTTGAAATTGTGGCAGAGAATGAAAAAAGAGAAGGTAGAATCAAGCTCACTGTTACAAAAAGCGCAGACGAGCCTAATAATTTTGATTCTATTCGCGTAAAGCGTAGAGAGGTTGGCAAGTACGACTGGATTACGATTTATGAAAAGAAGATCACAAGTTCCGTTGAGCCTATTTTGATTGTATGCTATGACAAATTCGCACGTGGCAGGAAAACGAAATATCAGTATATGGCAGTTCCTGTTGTTGATGAAATTGAACAAGTGTACACATCTACAAGTGCCGTAAGCGATTTTGACGGAGCATGGCTAATGGATAAAGACATATCATATTATGTTGGTCTTGAGCCAGCTGTCACGAATATTACGCGCAATCAAGAAGCGTCTGTGGAGACGACATTGGGAAGCAAGTACCCCATCGTATTCTATGGTAGTGAGGCAAATTATTATAGCGGCAACTTCTCTGGTGTTATTATCAAGTGGGATCGTGCCAATGATGCGTTTGATTTTGATGGGTCTATTGACTATCGGGAGACTTTTATCAATTGGCTAACGAACAAAAAGCCAAAAGTATTGAAGATGTACGATGGCCGCGCATGGCTGATGAACGTAAATGGAAACGTTTCTTACTCAGATGATGAACACCCGGATAAGGTGGAAATCTCGTTTGATTTTGTAGAAACTGGCGATTTGAATAGCAGCGATGACATGAAGAACGCTGGTTTGATTTAAGGAGGTGGGCCATGACTTACTTACCCACAGAAGAAGATCTGGCCTTACTGAAAAGCCGGTCAAAAAGATTATACTGTCGTATTGAACTGCTGAATAAGGACTACCAGATTATTGATACGATCGAAGGACTTGCGTTAAGTGGTTCTAACTCGATTGACGCAGACTCAGATACACGGCGCACTTTTAATCTTGATATCTTCCCGAAGAGTGGATTCTCTATTTCTCAGTTCTCCACAGAGGAGTGGACGAGCAAGATGCTGCGCTTACAGATTGGTATGAAAGCTCCAACAAGTATGCCGCTTGTTGGGGCGGACGCGGTAAGAATACCAGAAGAAGAGATCGATGCAAAAATCAAAAATAGTGCGATATACAAAGAAAAGGACGCAGAGTTAAGGCAAGCAAAGTGGAGATATAAGGTTGGCGGTTATGAACAGTATGGCAATATCGAAAATATAAACCGTAAGCGTATTATTTGGACAGATGAAAATAAAGAGAAATATGCATCTTTTGTGAAAGAGCAAGGAGATGTTGGAACATATTCGACCGTTGTTGCATCTTCAGATGGTTATACAACAAATGGCAAGACGTATGAGATTGCATACACTCCACTACTGATAGGCGGAGGAGATGTTGTTATTCCGCTGCTGAATGCAGATATCAGGTCTTATATTGAAGTGATTTTCAATGCAGCTTGTGATGCAGTTCAAAGAGATGGTTCAACTTTACAAAGTAAAATACTTGAACTTGATAGTTTTGGTGTTGACTGTATGATTTATGGGAAAACAGTACGTGTAAAAAATATGATTGCTGCTGTAGAGGGTGGTATCGCAGCAGGAAGGATATTATCTGCAGCCGATGTTGCAGCGATTGCTGGCTGTACCAAAGAAGAACTTGATAAATATTTCCATGACACAAGTGTATTTGTTGGCTATTCAATGCACGATATTCAAGGAACGATATGGGAATTGAAAGATGGTTTAATTCAGATATATAACTTCTATCACGCTTTATACTCTGGTGAGGCTGAAATACGAACTGGCACGAACTTTGTGGATACAGATGGTGTACACTGGTATGGCGCTGGCGTATATGCAATACAGCAAAATGGATACAGTTATGATGCTACAACGAACAAACTAAGCCTTTCTTGTCTTGATATGACCTGTTTGCTTGACGGCACGCTTGGTGGAACACTGACCGGATACGCAACGCGCATTCCGATGTATGACCGCAAGCTCGTGGTTAAGGATGGGGTCAACTACTACGAAGATGACAAAAAGAAGCCGCACTATGTTCGTGATTCCATTAAGGAGACATTTGAACTTTCAGGGCTGACAAAGAGTATGGTTGACTATTGGGTACGGCGAATTCCGCACGACCTAGAATATAATACTGGCACGACAATCTGGAACATTTTGACGGAGTTGAGAGACCTCTATTTCCCTTTCGAGATGTATTTTGACGACGATACTTTTGTGTGTAAAGAAATTCCGTCTGGCTACGACGACCCCGTTGTTCTGGACGAGGATACATTTAAGAGTATGGTTATCAGCGAAGATGCCAGCGTCGATTACGGTCAGATCCATAACTGTGTAGAGGTATGGGGTGCATCAAACTCCAGCGACTATTTCTGTAAGGATAAACTTGAAAAAAATGACCCAGACGGTACTGGCGAGGTCGTGTATTGTAAAAAAGGAACAAAAGAATGGAATGATGTTGTTACGCTGCTTAAAGATAATAAATTGAATATGAGCTACAACATGAACCCAAATGATACCGGCGCGTCTATTTTATTGTTAAAATTAAAACAAGCAAGTATTCAGGACGGTACAAGATTTTCGTTTATTTGCCCAGAAGATATTGCGATAAATGCAAGAATCTGTGTTGAGAACCTTGTTACGACAATCAAAACGAATCCGACTGGGGCAGGACAGTATCGGGAAACAACGCGCGCAGTGTATGGACCTATGATGTTGTTTAAGGCTGTTACCAACGAAAAAGGAGAGGACGAACCAGAAGATACCTCTCTACTAAGGAAAGGCCGTTATTACGTCATAAAATATGGCGAGCATTGGCTAAATCAGGCAACTGATGGTGCATTTACATATAAGTTCAACGCACTTACAGGCAAATACGAAAAAGAACAGCGTGATCCACAGGTGCGCTATTACCCGAAACAAATCTATAATCCATCCACGAAAAATTATGACACCGTGTATGTGAAGTATAATCCAGCAACGAATACAGAGATCCAGATATCAGACCCTGCTCTTCTTATTGAGAGCCGGGTCTATTTTATTGGTCAGTCTCAGTCTCATGCTATGACGAAGTTTGTGGATGCAATGCCGACCGCAAAACAAATTGAGGCAGACAAGATTGCGGAGGCATGTGACAACCTTGAGTACGTTGTCGTAAATGACCCAAACCGCATTGATGACTTGTACAATAGTCGGTTGACGATTGATAAAATCGGGCGAAGAAACCTTGTGTGCTCGGGTAGTGAGTTTGACGGATATACCTCGAATGAATCAGCCATGACGGTATGCAAATACACGCTATGGAAAAATTGTCGGCTGACGGATTCCATCACATTGAGTATGCACATGATTCCGTGGCTTGACGTAAATGAAAAGGTAAAATATGCAGCGAAGTACCTGAAGTCTGATATTGCAGTTGAGTGGATTATTAAAAAGATAGATAAAAACATTGGAGAAGGCACAATGAATGTTACATTGAGCCGCTATTACCCGTATTATCCCTATATCACTTATGAGAATGTCCTCAAAGAAAAATATATCGATAATAAGAAAGATACTTAATGAGAGGAGTGAGTAGATGGCATTATCATTTGAAGAATCCAAACGTATGGTCGCTGCAAGCCCCGCAATGACGATGGAGGCTTCCATAGAAGATGCTCGTCCAGTGGTTGATTGTGATGAGGATGTGGCAATCTTCTCTGTGGAAGACCAGAATTTCACCAGAAGTGGCAACTATACGTGGTTTGATACCTTCTCGGACAATGATTTTTCTACGGTTGATACCAATAAAGAAATCACACTGAGTCCGACTCAGGTAAATATCACACAGGAAAACAACAGTCAGGTCATTCCGTTTGAGATGCCGCGTTATTATGATGGTGTTGACCTGATGAGCATGACGATTCAGATCCACTATGTTAACGCTAATAATGCTGAGAACTATACCGCACCCATCAACGTGAGCTATAGTACTGATAAGATCCGGTTTTACTGGATGGTCAGCAACTATGCCACCATCAAAGAGGGTGTACTGAAGTTTGAAATTATGGCGACTGGTGCAATTACTGTACCGAGCAGCGGTGAATCGAAGAATTATCTATGGCGCACAAAGCCGAACGAAAAACTGAATGTTTTGAAATCGCTTACCGGCACCGCAATGACCGATCCGACTGGCGATGACTGGTATACTCAGTTCTTAGCTACGATGAGCCAGAAGGTTGGTGAGGCACAGACTGCTGCAACTCAGGCTGCACAGAGCGCACAAGAAGCACAGGCTGTCGTAGACGGTCTGGCCGACACACTGGCAAGCTACTACACTAAAGAAGAGGTTGATGGTTTTGTTACTCTGCTTCGGGGTGATATCGCCAAGGTTGATGGTCTAGCAAAGTTTGATGTGCAGTATGATGCTGAAACACAGACGATTAAGTTCCTGAATGGCGAAAAGATTATTAAAACCATCACACTGAACACTGACCCGAGTGCTGATTGGGTGACAGCTTTTAATAAAACTGTTGAAGCAAAAATCGATGAAAAGATTGCGCCCGTTAAGACTGAACTGACCGAGTATAAGACCAGTACTGATGCTGCCGTAAAGAATCTGCAGGATAGCGTTGGTAACTTGCCTGAGACCTTGCAAAGTGATTATTACAACAAACAGGCAACCGATAAGCTGTTAGAAGCAAAGGCTGAAAAGACCAGCGTTGAGACCATGGCAAATGATTTGACTGTGGTAAAAAATACTGCTTCCGGTTTGCAGAATAGTATCGACACTATCAATGGCGATATTTCTGAAATTCAGGAGCAGTTGAAAAATGTGAAGCCTGACCCGAATTCTGGGCGTGAGTATGATATTACTTACGAGGATTCAAAGCTGAGCCTGTTGGAAAATGGTACTGTGAAAACGCAGGTCGTCATCCAAGGTGGTGGCGGTGGCACTGGCGGCAGTACAAGTGTTATCAAGATCGAGCGTCTGGATGGCTCTGCGCTAACTGTGATTGCTGGTGACTCAGCTATTATCAATTTCAAGTTCTCTTCTGTGGACAATTCTGGCGATGACACTGGTTCCGCTACTGGCGTCTGGTATGTCGGCAATACAAAAGTTGGCACGCAGACCGTTATCCAGGGAAAGAACAGCTTTGACGCAACCCAGTATCTGCACAGCGGTGACAATACTGTTAAGCTACAGGTGACTGATAGCGTGGGCAGTGTTGGTACAAAGACTTGGACTGTCAATGTTGTTGAGTTCTATCTGGAGAGTTCTTTTGATGATACGCTGGTTTATAGTGGAGAGGTAACCTTCCGCTACACTCCGTATGGCAATATTGCAAAAACTATCAACTTTACGATTGATGGAAAGATTCTTGGCTCTACCACAAGCAGCGTTACCGGCAGACAGCTGACTTATGCTATTCCTGCACAGACCCACGGCGCACATTTGGTAGAAGTTTCTATGACTGCTGAAATCAATGGGAAACAGGTCACCAGCAATAAGGTTGTCAAAGATATCATGTGGGTAACTGAAGGCAATACAACTCCTATTATCAGCTGCGCCACAAAGACAGCAAGTGCAAAACAGTACAGCAACGTTGCAATCAACTATACCGTTTATGACCCTTCCAGCTCTACAACCACTGTAACGTTGGAGGTTGACGGCGCTAAAACTGCTACTTTGACTGTTGGACGCACCATGCAGACATGGACTTGGAAGTCCGCTGATATTGGCACTCATACGTTGAAAATCGTATGTGGCTCCGTGAGCAAGGAGATTAGTGTCGAGATCAAAGAGCTTGGTATTACGATTGAGCCAGTTAAGACAAATCTGGCTTTTGATTTTAACCCTGCTGGCAAGACTAACGCTGACGAGACCCGCTTGTGGTCTGATGGCAATACAAGGCTGACTGTAAGCGATAATTTTGACTGGTCTAACGGTGGCTATCAGCTGGACGAAGATGGTGATACCTACTTCTGTGTGAAGGCTGGTACAACTGCAAATATCAGTTATAAGTTGTTTGGTGATGACGCAAAGAAGTTGGGTAAGAACTTTAAGCTTGTGTTTAAGACTACGAATGTCAAGAACTACGATGCTACGGCACTGACCTGCTTGAACGGTGGTATCGGTTTGAATATTCAGGCGCAGAAGGTCACATTGACCAGTGAGCAGAATAGCATCGACCTACCAACTTGTGAAGACGACTTTATGGAATTTGAATTTAATATTCTGCCAGACAGTCAGTACAAGGAAATGGTTCTATGGTTGGATGGTATTCCCTGTCGTGTTGAGCTGTATGACGCAAGCGACAACTTTACACAGGCTTCTCCGGTAGGCATTACGATTGGTTCTCCTGATTGTGACGTGCTTGTTTACCGCATGAAGTCCTACATGATGAACCTGACGGACGACGAGATCCTCGACAACTTTATTGCAGACGCAAAGAATGCAGAGGAAATGATTGAGCGCTACACCCGCAATGATATTACGGATGTGAGCGGCGAACTGAATCCTGACCTACTGGCTGAGAAGTGCCCAGACCTGCGCATTATCAAGATCTCTGCTCCGACATTTACGACCGGCAAGAAGAACGAAGTGTCAAACACGACCATTCAGCACATTTATAAGAATGGCCGCGCCGTGGAAGATAACTGGATTGCCATTGGTTCACATAAGGGACAGGGCACTAGTTCTAATGCATACGGTGAATCTGGTCGTAATATTGATATCAACTGCTCTGGTGGTTTCACCTTTGGTGATGAGAGCACTGGCAGCAAGTATGCATTTACAGAAAACAGCGTTGGTGAGAAGTATTTTAATATCAAAGTCAATGTTGCTTCTTCTGAGAATGCAAATAATGCTCTACTGGCAGACGAGTTTAACGAGTTCAACCCGTACATTCGTCAAGCTCGCAAGGACAACCCGAAGGTACGCGACACCATGGCATTCTACCCCTGTGTCGTTTTTATTCAGGAGACCGACACCACAAACGCAACTGTCTTCAAGGATGGTCAGTGGCATTTCTATGCTTGCGGCGATTTTGGCAACTCAAAGAAGAATAGTGACACAATGGGTATGGACCCGAACAATCACAAGGAAGTTATTATTGAGATCGATAACAACACCGATGCACAGACCCGCTTCCTGAGCGGCGACTTCTCTGAGGAAACTTGGGATGGCGACCACAGCTTTGAGTTCCGTTACATCAATAAGAATTGTACCGAGGAAGAGATTCAGGCAGCTAAAGATGCATGGATTCGCGTGCAAAACTGGGTTGTGAATGCAGATGATGCTGAATTCAAGAAGAACTTTGAGAATTACTTTATCAAGGATTCTGCCCTGTTCCACTATCTATTTACTGAGCGTCATACTATGGTCGATAACCGTGCAAAGAACGTATTCCCGCACACGACTGACCTTGTGCACTGGGATTTCTGTTTTGACTACGATAACGACACTGCAATGGGCAACGATAACGAAGGTGGTCTGACCCTGAGTTACGGCTATGAGGATATGGACACCATTGGCACAAAGAGCGTGTTTAACGCACATGACTCTAAGCTGTGGTGCAAGATTCGTGACCTGTTTGCGGACGACCTTGCAAAGATGTTCCTGAACCGTGAGAGTGCTTTGGCATGGAGTGCTACTCGTATTTTGAAAAAGTTCGAGGATTATCAGGATGTAAAGCCTGAAAAGTTGTGGATCATGGATATGCGGCGTAAGTATTTCCGCACTTATGAGGACAATGGCACAACCAGCTATCTGCCAATGATGCACGGTAACAAACGCCACCAAAGACGCCAGTTCCAGCGGTATCAGGAAAAATACATGGCATCTAAGTATACGGGTGCTGCTTGTACCTCTGACGATATGACCATTCGTGGTTATACTCCGACCAACTGGACAGGTGTGAAACCCGATGGCACTTTCCATATTGTCCCCTATGCCGACACTTATGTCTCTGTACGGTATGGTTCTAACCCTGTGAAGGTGCGTGGTAAGCGCGGTCAGACTTACGAGATTCAGTGCCCGATTGCAGCTATGAATGATACAGAAGTTTATGTTTACAACGCTTCTATCATCCAGAGCATTGGCGATATTTCTGGTTTCTATCCCGGCTATGTTGATTTCAGCCACGGCGTAAAATTGACTGACCTGAAGATTGGTTCTGCCGCCGAGGACTACAAGAATACGAATCTGACTGACTTTGCAGTTGGCAACAATACACTGCTTGAGCATTTAAACCTGCAGAATGTGCCGAACCTGAAGAAGTCCATCAGTCTGACCGGCTGTACAAATTTGGAAGAGTTCTATGCTGGCGGCTCTGGTATTACTGGTGTCGCATTTGCTAAGGGTGGCAAGATTCGAAAAGCTGAATTGCCTGCGATCGCAAGTCTGAGCGCTAAGAACCTGAATTATCTGAAAGACCTGAAGGTTACAGATTATAAGAATATCACCACACTGACTGTCGAAAAGTGCCCGACTATCGACTTGATTGGAATGCTGACAAAATGCACGAGTTTGAGCCGTGTGCGGCTGACTGGCGTTGATTGGCAGTTGGATGATACTTCCCTGCTGGATCGTCTGTTGAAGATGACCGGCTTGGATGAGAATGGTTATAACACTGACCATTCTGTCGTTGAGGGTAGCGTTCATGTGCCTATCATGCGCGAGCGTCAGCTGGAGGAATTTACAGCACAATGGCCTGATTTGAACATTACTTACAACACGCTTGTTCAGCAGTTTGTCTGGACGTTCGTGAACAAGGATGGCACGGTGTTGGATGTCCAATACATTGATAAGGGCGATAAAGCTGTTGACCCTGTTACCCGCAAGGAGAATCCGATTCCCACACCTACTGCTGAGAGCACAATTTCTACAGATTTTACTTTCAGTGGCTGGGACACCGAGTTTACGACTGTTTTCAGCAATCAGACCGTCACTGCAATTTATACCGAATCTGTGCGTAAGTACACTGTCCGCTATATGAATCGTGGCGCTGTGTTGAAGGAAACTGTTGCTCCGTATGGCTCTATGGTGCTGTATGACGGCGATACTCCGACTTATACCTCTGAGGAAACTGCTTTTAAGTATTACCTGTTCAGTGGCTGGGATAAAGGCGGTTACGTCACCGGCGATAAGGATATCAATGCTGTTTATGATAGCTGCGAGTATTCTTCTACCTACTTTGATGGTAAGGAAATCGGTCAGCTTCGTCCTGTTGAAATCTATGCGATGAACAAGGTTGGAGTTGAGCAGAATGTTGCCACGCCAAAGGATGAAGTTTCCATCAAGCTTGGCAACGATTTCTCTTATGAGGACATCACTGAAAAGGTTCTTATTAGTAAACCGCAGGTGTTTGATGGCAAGAACTACATTGATACCGACCTCAAGCTGTTTGAAGAGGATAGAGATTTTGTGCTGGCTGTTGACTACAAGATGGACATCACAAATGCAAACAACACTGTTTTGATGCAGTGCTTTGAGCAGAACGGAATGAATGGTATCCGTCTGTGGAACTCAACTGGCGTCAAGATGACTTGGGGTATTGACTCTGCAAATGGTGTCGCTGCCGGTTCTCGCGATATGACTGTTATCCGGCACATTAAGGGTGATAACGGTCTGTATGTCTATTCCTCTAATATCTATGGCTCTGCACTGAATTACACAAAGATTACTCGTACCCGTTCCACAAAGACGAATGCCACTCTGGTATTTGGATGTGCAAAAGCAGACGATGGTGCTTACGAGCGCCATGCTAAAGGTACGGTTTATTGGTCTAAGCTTTGGTACGCAGACCTTGGTGATGCTGCTTGTCGCGAATTGGCCGCATGGACACACGATGATTTGATCGTTGAGGTGGCAAGCTTTAAGAACTACTACCTGAGCGATAATTCCAACAAGCGTTGTTCCATGACATTCTTGCAGAAGGATACGCTGGGTCAGGACATGGTACTGAGTTCTTCTTCTAACAATGCTGGCGGCTGGGGTAACACTTCTCTGCGTGAGTATCTTGACTCTCGTCTGGTTGATGCTTTGCCGATTGGTTGGAAACAGCTTATCAAAAAGGTCAAAGTACCGAGTTCTGCCGGAAATAAGAGTAAGGAAATTGTGACTTCGGACTGCTACTTCTTCATTCCATCTGCGATTGAAGTAAGCTCTTCGATGATTGACGAGCCTTACGTTTACGAAGGTCAAACAATCAGCTACATGACCGGCAATGAATCCCGCATCAAGCACAATGCAGAAGGTAGGGCAACAAAGTATTGGCTGCGCAGCCCGTTTGCGACTTATGACGGATACTTCTATGCAATCGAAGAGACTGGCGAGCTGTACGGCTTCCATTATCCCTCTGAGCAGCTGGGTGTAACCGTGATGTTCAGCATTTAAGGAGGTGTTGAGAGTGTATTATAAGGTACTTAAAGACGGTCGAGTGATCGATGCTCTTGACCGCCTTCAGTTTGTAAAGTATCAGCCCAAGCACGATATCATGGTGAATTGCACCGAAGATGACGCACAGGGTATTATCAGCAGCAACGGCAAGTATATCTGGCACGTTGAAGGCTATTACCTGATTCCATCCCCGGAATATGACACTGTAACGCTTGAGCCGATTGACAAATACGAATATGACCAAATCATGGCCTTGGGAGGTACAACTCCTGATGCCATTATTGATGCTTATACGTTGACGTTAATTCAAGGAGGTCTACTGTGATGGAGAAGATTTTCACTGAGTTCGTCGAGAGTATGCACAGACTCTATAAGAATGGAATGGTACAGGACAAATTTGTGGAGAGCTTGCTTGAGGGCAAAAAAATCTCCCTAGATGACTACCTGTACATCGTGAATGGAAAGGAGGTGTGATATGTATACCTTTTTAATTAACGAGGATAACACTATCACAGCGAGTCTGACTGAGCGTATCATGCAGCGGAGCAAGCTGGTGGATAATTTGCACTTTCTTGCCGATCAGACCTACAAAGGTGTAGATATTAGTGACTATACCGTTATGCTGGAGTACGTTTTGCCTGTGAGCAAACGCTATAAAACTGAAATTCTACAAAAGTCAAAAGACTTGTACAAGAACCGGTTGGAATATCTTCTACCTTTTGATACGGGTCTGACTAGTGAGGCTGGCGACATTGAGTTCCAGCTGACCTTTGTTCATGTCGAGATGGACTCTGAAGGACAGACGATTCAGCGCGTGCGTAAGGCTGGCCCCGGCGTTGTACATATTATTCCCATCAGCAAGTGGTCTGATTTGATCCCCGATGAAGCACTGAGCACGCTCGACCAGCGTATTATCGCGCTGGAGGCTCTGAATAAGGCAATGACTGACCGGTTCAATACCAGTCTGGCTAATAAGGCTGATAACATCACTTACGATGAAGAGCATCGTATTCAGCTTACCTCCGAGGGCAAACCCATTGGTAACGCTATTAAAATCACGACTGAAACTGTGGAAACTGAAGATGGTAGTATGCGTGTTGTCCCATTCTGACCATCGTTTAAAGCGAGGTGAAAAGAATGGCATACAAATACTCGAAGCTTGGTTACGGTAACGCAGAAGACGTAGAAGCCGCGATTGCGCTTGGGTTGATTGATGGCAAAGACATTATTATCACAAAAGATACATCAGAATTCATATACGTCCGGGACGACTTATCTATTCAAAAGGTAGCGCCTCGGACGCTTTGTTTTGATAGTATTCCGGCGGCAAATGAGGCAATCAACCAGAATGACGCGACTTATGCAGGTCAGACCGTAATGATACGAGGCAAAGACGACAAATATGAACCGTGGGTCGTGCAGCAAAGCGCGGAGTCAGGGCGGTTCTTCGTCGAGCCTTTTCAAACTCAATCTACAAATTTCCAATGGACTGAATTCTAATAAGGAGGAAAAATATGGCACAAGTAAAATTTGCGTATGGCACGAAAGCACGGTACGATGCCCTTGCTCCAAAAGACATGGACACACTGTACTTTACGACCGATACGTTGCAATTGTTTAAGGGTACAACTGAGTACACTAAGAGCACTAAAATGGTGTCTTCCCTGCCCGCAGCGGGTCAGGTGCAGGGCATTATTTATTTCCGCATGACAGACTACACCATGCATATTTGGAATGGCGTGGAGTTTGTGCAGCTGAACAAAACAACCGTTACTCAGATCCCGGCAGATGCCACCAATGATGATATTCCGACCACCAAGGCTGTCGCTGACTATGTTAATGCCAAGGTTGCAGCGGTGGAAGGTATTAAAGGTAAGTTCGTTACAGATGTTACTTATAATGCTGGTGTGTTGAGTGTGGCAAAGGGTGACGAACCTGTTACCACTACCATGACTGGTATTGTTCATGAGCCTACTTATGATGCAGAAACTCGCACTATCAAGCTGCCTGTATTTGGCGGCGACACTCTGACGATTGCGTTGGGCAAGGACTTGGTTGTAAAGAGTGGTATCTATAACACCGAGACTCATGAGATCGAGCTGACTATTACCACCGGCGAGGTCATTAAGATTCCTGTTGGCTCTCTGATTGATATTTATGTTGGTGTTGCAACTTCTACTGCAACCGTGACCGTTTCTGACGACAATAAAATCAGTGTCGCTGTGCGCGTATCTGCAAAAGCCAATAACTCTATCACAATTGAAGATGATGGCTTGTATGTAGCTGTGCCTGATGCTTATACCAAGGCTGAGACCGACGCAAAGATCAAGAAGGTGCAAGACCAGCTAGACGGTCATTCCAAGGATGCTGTGGTGCACATTACCGCCGAAGAGCGCAAAGCTTGGAATGCAAAAGTGTCTCAGGATGAACTGACTGCTGCGAAATCAGAAGTAATTTCTGCCGCTGCTGCTGATGCTACTAAAAAGGCGGATGCCGCTCGCGATGCTGCTAAAACCTATGCGGATGGCTTGAATACTGCTATGGACAATCGCGTCAAGAGTGTCGAAGGGGCTCTGACTTGGAAGGCTATTGATGATTCCGGCGCGAACGCTGAGACATAATAATCTAACATAAATCCCTGCACTCTGTAATGGAGTGTGGGGTTATTTTTATCGAAAAGGAGTTTCATGATGTCAAAATTATCACTTTTAGAGATTGCACAATCTCAACTCGACAAGACTCCAGTGATCGACGGACAGCTTATTGTCTGCCTTGACACCGGAAACGCCTATCGAGACACTGCTACGGCTCACGTAAAAATCGGAAGCGATTTAGAGGTTGTGAGCGACTTACCATTGGCTCCTCTAGCCGAAAAAATCTATTATCTGAAGCCTGATAAGCTATATGCGTACTTAGGCGGCAACTGGACACTGTTAAACGACAACAATTTCTCACTGGGCACAAATAAGAGCGCACTCAATGGCAAAGCAAAAATTACGCTGGATGGTGCAAAACAAAGTTCTGTATCCATCAAGGGCACGGGTATCACCACCGTTATGACAGATGAGAATGGCGAGTTGGTTGTGAATACTGGCGATCCATCTATGTACATGGAGGCGCTGACTAATTCAGATATAGACAAGATACTTTCAACATAAAGGAGGAAACACATGGCTTGGTTAGATTATGACGGCCTGCTTTACTTCTGGCAAAAGATAAAGGCAAAGCTAAATGACAAGGTTGATAAAGTCGAAGGCAAGGGGCTGTCCTCCAACGATTTTACTGCCGCCGAAAAGAATAAGCTGGCTGGTATCGAGGCTGGCGCAAACAATTATTCTCACCCGACAAGTTCTGGTAATAAGCATATTCCGTCTGGTGGTTCTGCTGGTCAGATTCTGCGTTGGAGTAAAGATGGTGAGGCACAGTGGGGCGCTGATAACAACACAACTTATAGCGCATTTAAGGGTGCAACCAGTGCCGCAGCCGGTGGCTCAGGTCTTGTCCCCGCCCCTACTGCTAATAATGCTGGTCAGTTTTTGAAGGGCGATGGTACATGGGCAACCCCACTAAATACGACCTATAACAACGCAACCTCTGGCTCTGCTGGCTTGATGAGCGCCGGAGATAAAGCAAAGCTGGATGGTATTGCTGCAAACGCAAACAACTATACACACCCGACTTCTGCTGGCAATAAACATATTCCGGCTGGCGGTCAGTCTGGTCAAATTCTAAGATGGAGTGGTGATGGTTCTGCTACTTGGGGACCCGACTATAATACTACTTATTCTGATTTTAAAGCCGCTACTGCTTCGGCTGCTGGTGGTTCTGGTCTGGTTCCTGCCCCGGCGGCTGGCAAGCAGAGTCAATATCTGCGTGGCGATGGTATTTGGGCTACTCCAACCAATACAACATACAATGACGCAACACAGAGCGTCCACGGCCTGATGAGTACTGCCGATAAACAAAAGCTAGATGGATTTGGCGCGGCAAGCACTTATGCACTCAAGAGTGATATTACCGCAATGTATCGTTATAAGGGCTCCGTCGCTTCTACGGACAAGCTGCCCACGAGCGGTCAGACCATTGGTGACGTGTATGACGTTGGCAATGGTATGAACTATGCATGGAATGGTTCTGCATGGGACGCGTTGGGCGAAATTTTTACTATTACAAAGATCACAAATACTGAAATCGACACTGTTTTGGCAAGCTGATTTCAGTTTTTACTGAGACAGGAGGTCGATTATGGGATATTTAGATTATGCTGGCTTACAGTATCTGTGGGGCAAGCTGAAAGAAAAGTTCGCTCCGAAAAGTCACAGCCACGATGATAGATACTATACTGAGTCCGAGATGGATGGCAAGCTTAGCGGGAAAGCAGATAATACACGGGCAGGCGCAAACGATTTGATCAATAAGCTCGACTCAGGGACGGCTGCTCCTGTAGACGATGATTTGATTATTACACAATGGGCAAATCACACAACAGCAGCAGCAGCCAACAAAAATCAATATGTACGTCGTCCTATGAGTTCAATATGGAACTACATCAAAGGCAAGACAGATGGCGTATATCAGCCTAAAGGCAGTTATGCTGCGAGTGGACATACTCATGACGACAGGTATTATACTGAAAGTGAGATGAACACAAAACTCTCCGGGAAAAGCAATACAGACCATACGCATAAAAATGTGAATGATATTGGAAGTAATAAACCTACTACATTTGCCTACTCAAAAAGCGGTATGAATTATGGAGATTACAGTTGGCTTGCAGGCTGGAATGGATATGAGCTGAGGGCTGTCAATAAAAACCAGTTTGCTATCGCAGATCATACCCATCCAACTTCGGAAATTTATGGCGGCAATGTGAACTATTCCGGTTATGCTGGTCCTATTGAATCTGCCCACATTGATGTTTTACGCGCAAACCGCCTTGCATTTTTACCGGCATCAGGTATTAAAGTAGAATATTCTGTTGACGGTGGCGCTACATGGATTGATTATGGAGCCACTGACGATCAAAAAGCATCATTATTTGCAATGCGGATGGGTTCTGCTGCTTCATTTTATACTGGCAAGCATACAAAAGCAGACGAGTGTACAATAAAAGATCAGCTTAGAATCACGGTCACACCGGTTGACAGATATGCGTCTGTAAACATGCTTTATCTTTGGGTGTCTGTTGCTGGTACATCAGCAACCGTGAATATTTCACGTTCTACTATTGGCGCTAAAGAAACTTTTACAGACGTTCGCACAGACGTTCCAATTTCTGGTTGGAGTGGTCCAAATGAAATTAGATTTAGTGGTGGAACTTTTGGCGGTGGCTCAACGCAAACAAGCAATGCTTATGCTTATCGCTTTACGTTCAAGAATAAAGCAGATGGCAAAGGTTCTGTTAGCGTAATGGATATTCGTATGTACGGACCAAGCGCATGGGGTGTACCAAATAATATGATGGAAAAAGACCATATTTATAATTGGGACGCAAATCAAAACGTACACTTTCCTGCTCAGGTGACTGCGACAAGATTCAATGGTAGTTCTACCGGCGTTGTAGATTATGGTGATTCAAACGGTTCTACAATTAAAATTGGATTTGGTGGTGCTGGTTTAACAAAGGACAAGCTGACTCATATTGCTGGTTATGCAAAAGATGGCAACCAAACGGTAATCAAAGACGTCTCAAAGGGTGTGTTACAAAGTTGGCTAGATTTAGGAGCATCTGCCTACAAGAAAGTTCAGAGCCTGTCTGCTGTAGGACATTCCAACTGGACTAATCAATCCACTGATGATGGTTATGTTCCTACAATGGCTTTCATGGCGTTCTGGAATGGTGCTTTTAATGGCAGTGGGAATTCTAATCTGCAATACTGTGACCGTGGTAGGTTTGGCACGATTGTGACTAAGAATAGTGGTGATTATGCTATTGCGGGACACACTCACAATTACGCAGGTTCTGGAACTGTTGGTGGCTCTGCCAATAGTGCGGTCAAGCTTGATTCTAGCGCGGGAAGTGCAACTCAGCCTGTGTATTTTAAAGATGGCAAGCCCGTTGCTACTACATACGCTCTAAATAAAACAGTTCCAGCGGATGCGAAGTTTACTGATACAGACACATGGCGTGGAATCCAGAATAATTTGACAAGCGATAGTACAGATCAGAGCCTTAGTGCAGCACAGGGTAAAGCTTTGAAAACATTAGTTGATGGTAAAGCACCTGCTTCACATAAGCATACAAAGTCCCAAATAACGGATTTCCCAACTTCTATGCCTGCAAGTGATGTATCTGCATGGGCTAAAGCAGCTACAAAACCAAGCTACACAAAGGCTGAAGTTGGACTGAGTAACGTGGATAACACTGCGGACAAAGATAAGAGCGTGAAGTATGCTACGAGTGCTGGATCGGCTACAACAGGATTGAATGGTGTATCGACATGTATTTTTGATTTAAGTAGCAACAACGGATCATGTGTGCGTTTTTATAATGGATTGCAGATTTGTTTTGGCAATTCAAGTAAAAGTAGTGGAGTAGTTTTCAAACTACCATTTGCAAACGATAACTATGCAGTTGTGGTAGGCGGTTCTGATACACTAAAAAATGCATGGTATGTGGCAGGAGGTAGAACAACAACAGGATTTAATCCAAACCAAAGTGGTTTTGCTGTATTCTTTCATTGGATTGCAATCGGAAATTGGAAATAACTGAGTTAAAAAGAAGGTGTGTTAATTGAAAGAAAAGAATATTATTGTTGGCTATTATGTGGCGAAACCGATTGTTACACAAGAAGAATGTGACGCTTATTCTACTATGGCGCAAATTGTAAGTACTCATAATAGTCAAGTTGCAGCTGGTGATAAGTATTGGGAAATAGACGATAAAGAAGATCGATATGAAGTGATTGAAGGAAAAAACGTTCCATCCGAAGATACTATGCTTGATGGCGCTAAGAAATTCAAAATTTCAGAGTCTAAAACCGCTCTTTCTGAATATCTTGCCTCTCACCCGCTTCAATGGACGGACGGCAAGTATTATAGTGTTACTAGTGAAAAACAGGCTCTGCTGACTTCTAATCTATCTCTATATCAGCTTGCCGTATCAAATGGACAGTCTTTTACTTTAAAATGGAATACCACTGGCGATGAATGCACCGTATGGAAGTATGATGACCTTGCCGCACTGGCTTTGGCGATTGGTACATATGTACAACCGTTTGTATCTCGTCAACAAGAATTAGAGCTCGACATTAAAGCTTGTACCACAATGGAAGAGCTGGATGCAGTCGAAATCAACTACGACCCTGTTCTGAAGCAATATCTTGAGACCGCCGGGCAAAAGGAGGTCGCTGAATGAACAAAATCGTAAAGAAGTATAAAGAATTATCGAAATGTGCGCTTCTCTTTTTGATAGGAGGGGCGCTTTATTATTGCATCGAGATTTTATGGCGAGGTCACTCACACTGGACTATGGCTGTTGTGGGCGGCATCTGCTACGTGATCATCGGTGGGTTGAACAATTATATTCCGTGGGAAATGCCCATGTGGGAACAGGGTCTTGTCGGTGCGTTATTTGTGACTGGTATGGAGCTTGTTGTCGGCATTCCACTGAACCTGATGCTGGGGTTACATATTTGGGACTACTCTTCCCTGCCCTTCAATCTGTTGGGTCAAATCTGTCTGCCGTTTACTGTGTTGTGGTTCTTCCTTGCGCTATTGTGCATTTATGCGGATGACTGGATGCGCTATATCATGTTTCACGAGGACAAGCCACACTATCACTGGCGTAAGGTATGTAAACCGAAGCAGTAAACAAACTAAAAAGTATATGTAAAAACAGAAAGAGCCCCGGGCTGTTACACCCAGAGCTCTCCCGCCACACACCTATACAAAGATAGGACGTCACAAATTCGCTCGATGAATTTTTGACATACCTATTTTATCATAGTGTGAAATTTTTGTCAATACAGAATCGAGGTGATGAAATGATTGGTTTGTTAACTGCCGCACCAACTCATGCTCCGGGTGTTATCAGCTTTACAATAGAACAGCTTTGGCAAATGATTCTAAGTATTGCTGGTGGTATTACGGCTATTTCAGCTGCTGTTGTCGTTATTGTAAATGCAATCAAGAAGGCAAAAGAGCCAGACACGAAACAGAACCTGAAGTTGATTGAACACGACAAGCATTTGGAAGATATCGACCGCAAGCTCAAGAATGATAAAGAGGTTTTGGATTTATATCGCTCCAAGCTTTTGTCTATTGAAGAGCACCAGAAGGAACAGGACATCGTAGTTGAAGACCATGGACGAAAAATCGCTGGCGTGGAACAGCGTGTAAATAAGAGTGAACATGGTATCAATGTTATGATGAAAGCTCTGCTGGCTCTGCTTAGTCACGGTATTGATGGTAATGCTATCGATCCTATGAAGGAAGCCAAGGCTGCTCTTGAAAGCTACCTGATCGACGGACAAAATTTAAAAGACATTTAATACATAGCTCGGCACACGTGTGCCGAGCTTTATTTTTTATTCAAAACAGGAGGTATTACTATGGCAAGTATTGTTAATGAGATCGTCTCTGTTATTGTGAAGCTGGTTATCACTGTTGCTGGCACTGCATTTATGACCTATGGCATCCCCTACTTGAAGCAGATCGGCATGTACAAGATCGTCCAGATGGCTGTGCGTGCCGCTGAGAAGTTGGGCGTTACCGGCGCAATCAAGAAGGCCGACAAGAAGAAGTATGTTATTGCCGCATTGGAGAAGATGAATATCAAGATTACTCCTACTATCGAGATGATGATTGAGGCTGCAGTCAAGGAGATGGATATCCAAAACGAGAAGATCAATGCAGAACTCAAGAAGGATTGAAGGTGTGGCTCTATGAGCATTATTACATATTCTATGAAGAAGGACTGGAACAAGAAGCTGTCCAAGAACTTCTGCGCCTATGAATTTGCTTGCAATGACCGGAGCGATGAGTTCAAGGTGGCAACTGAGCTGGTAGAGACTCTGCAGCAGATTCGTGATCACTTTGGAAAGCCGGTTCTAATCAGCTCTGCCTACCGTACTCCTGCATATAACATTTCAATCGGTGGCAGTTCTCGTAGTCAGCATTGTCTGGGCACAGCAGCGGATATTCACATCAATGGTGTTGACCCAATTCGTATTGCACTGTACGTAGCCTCCCTCCCCTACTTCCAGAAGCATGGCGGTATTGGCTATTATAGTCGAGCACAAGTGACTGGCGGCTTTGTTCATGTTGATGTGCGTGAGACTCATAGCCGTTGGATCAGTAAAAGTGGTACTGCATATCAGGTCGTGAGTAAAATCATGCCCACGATTCGTCAGGGTTCTAAGGACTGCACTGGCGGCGTGTCTTATGCTGTTACCGTGTTACAGCGGCATTTAGGCTTAAAGGTAGATGGCATCTTTGGTGCTGGTACAAAAGCTAAGCTGGTAGAATGGCAGAAAGCACATGGATTGGCTGCTGACGGCATCTGCGGAATGGCAACATGGAGTTCGTTTTGATGGCAGACAACCAGAATACATTTCGTGCAGGAGACAAAATTAAATTAGATGGAGTATTATTTTCAAACAGCCAGACTCACTGCGGTATGCGCCGCCGGGGAGAATGGTTTATCTATGATGGAAAACTAGTCAATGGTCGTTATCGGGTGACGAATCTTGAAAGCCGCATTGGCAAGTATCCAATTTCAGTAAATGTATCGGGTTATGTTGAACCGAGCGATATTGAACTAGTTGACAACAGGAATGAACGTTGATATTATTATTCCAAGGAGGAGATATCATGTCTATTGTTGTTCGTGGCTGTCATATTGGGGAAGGTAGACCTAAAGTCACAATCCCAATCGTTGAAACAACTGAAGCAAAAATTTTAGAACGCGCATTTGAGTTTTCAAGGCTTCGTATTGACTGCGTGGAGTGGCGTGTTGATTGGTTTGAACAATGCATGGATGCACATTCTGTGGTATCTTGCCTGCAAAAACTTCGTGTGGCATTGAAAGACAAGCTCTTGCTTGTGACATTTCGTACCAAGGCAGAGGGCGGAGAAGTGTCTTTGACCCACAAAGAATATTTAGATTTCATCAACACGGTAATAGATACTGACTGTGCAGACCTTATCGACATTGAATTCTTTACAGCTGGAGATGGTGTTCGTGAACTGGTAGACAATGCACATTCTTCTGGAGTTGTGGTTATATGTTCAAGCCATGATTTTCAAAAGACGCCTAATAAAAATGAACTCATTTCTCGTATGGTTAAAATGCAACAGGTCGGAGCTGATTTACCGAAAGTAGCAGTTATGCCGCACGACAGCACGGATGTATTGACTTTACTGGCCGCTACGGTTGAAATGAAAAATAAATATTTTGCTACTCCTATTATCACAATCAGCATGAGTAAGCTTGGTGTTGCCAGTAGGTTATGTGGGGAGGTCTTTGGCTCTGCCATGACTTTTGCCAGCGCTGGAGACTCAAGTGCTCCCGGACAGATTGGACTGGATGTTGTCAACGCCGTGTTAGACTCAATAGCAGAATAAAAACAGATGGGGTATTGATCCTTAATTGGACCAGTACCCCATTTTTTAGCGTTTTATTTTTATAACAAAAAGGCGCTGGAGAGTGTCCAGACGCCTTGGTTCATATTGTTTCAAATGCGATTTTCAATTTTATACATCGTTTGTGGGAGCAACGATTGTCACATCAAAGCTCTTTGGTTTAAGACTCAAAATCGGATTTGACGATTATACTTTATAGCTCGGTTTCAGAATTGGTGTAGTAGTGGTGTAGTAAGTGCGATTTCAGCAATTTTATTTACGAATTAACGTTATTATTTTAAAAATCAAGGGGTTTTGCAATTTTTCTTTGTTAAGAATTTATGACGCCCAAAAATCGCACCCTACTACGCAA